CTAGTACCACTAATCGCCTAGCATTTATGTAGAGCTCTTGCGTGTTCACGATGGTTGCGTGGTTCACTTACAGGGTCTCTTCTGCGCTGAAGTCGTTGGTGAAGTCTTTGCTCTGAAGGTCTGCCAGTTTAGTCTGAACAGATTCCAGGCTCTTCTTAACGTCTGCCAGATCCTTTTCCATGCCCTGAACAGCCTTCATCTTCTTTTCCAGGGTTTTTGCGTTGGTGTCCTTCTTGCTCTTGAGAGAATCAAGTTCCTTCTTTGCAGAGGACAGCACTTCCTCTGCATTCTCAACACTCTTAGTAAGGCGCACAACCTTAGAGGACAGCTTGCGGACACTTGCACGGCGGTCACGCTCTGCCATAGAGAGCATAGCAACACCGCTTGCGTTGGCACTAAACCATGCTTCAACCCACTTGACAAACTTGGTCTGAGATTCTGCTTCCGTGTCGTAGCCGTGGCCTGCTGTGGTAGCGGTGAATGCACGCACCTTGCCCACGCTCTGCTCAATGAACTGCTCAACAGTGAAGGTTGCAAAGACATCATTGACTTTGAAGGTATCGCCCATGATAGCGGTGGTAAGGCTCGTCAGATCGTTGAAGTAGAAGGTCTTAATCTTCTGAACAGAGTCTGCGTCTGCGGCATAGCGTGCCAGCAAATCAGCATCCAAGTAGACAGCACGGACGGCCTTGCAATAGGTCTCGTACTGCTCTGCTGTGATACCCTTCAGGCAGTCTCTGCCCAGGGCCTTCTCAGAGGTGTTGACTTCCTTGCCGCCCTTCTTGAAAAGGGCAACGGCTGCACCGGTGGTGCGGTTCTTCTCTGCGGCTGCGGTAGCGTTGAAGTTGATAGCGGACAGAATGGTAGTAGTAGACATAGTATTTTTCTCCTTTATGTGTTATAATGTGTGTATGGACTTCTTGCTATTATGAGCAAGCCAAGTGCTACAGACAAAATTCCAGGTTCTGCCTGTAGCCTATGGTTCGCCCACGATGGGCAAATATGTATACTGTAAAGCATGGTTTACCCTCTGTCTGCCAAAAACAGCCCTTCAACCATGCTTGCTATTATTCAATTGTCACGGAAAACTGTCTATTTTTGCTATTATCTGCGACAAGTCCAAACTTTTGAAGTCCAAACAAAAAACGCCAAACTTTTGAAGTTCAGCGCCGTCTAATTGCATATCTTTGCAAAAATATTCTGTTTTCTCAACCATGCAAGGTTGCATTGTACCGCCTAAAAGTAACAAACTGATAGCTTGCGTTTGAAACGTTGCCAAAACTTGCGTTTTGGATTCTTTCAAAACGGTTATATTGTTTTTATCCTTCCAGCGCATTTTGTCAATCTGGAATCGGTTTTGACCTGTTTTGCAAGGTAAACCACTTGAACAAATACGGAATCCGACCGCCTTGCCCGCCGTGCCATTTGCTCAACCGTTCGATTGATTAAAGGGTTGATTTTGTGTGTACACGTTCAAACCGCCATACTCTCGACCCGTCTGTTAAACGTGGTATCATGCTTGAGCGCCGTTCCGTACTGTTTGCTTTTACACTTCCTTCCGTTCGGGGAACGACCGCTTGCCATTTGGCGATTTGTCGGGGAACTTTCCCGCACCTTCCGACCGTGCGTCCCTTCAAGCCTTCCGGCCTTCCGGTGCCTATACTTTACCACGTTCCACTATGGTTGAACATATACTTTTGTTGCAAACGCATGGACAGAACACGCAAGAATTATAGATTTTTTAAAAATAGCGATATATCGTTAAAAATTATATTTTGGCAAGTAGTGGGCTTTTTGGCCGGAATAAGGATAAAATATAATATATAATACCTTATATGGGAAAATGAGATGCTTTAGCGTGGTAAAGTGTTAAAGTATTAAAGCAAAGTGCTTGATCTGGACAGAATAAATATTTTAGTATGGTAAAGTGCTAAAGCGTTAAAGTATTTCAAATTTGAACAATCGAACATTTGAAAATGCAACTAATTTGCAAATTCAATTCCCGGCAAAAATCAGCACTATAAACATACTGGAAAAATAGGAATATTCCCGGCCTGGAAAGTGACAAAACAGGCACTTTGTTCAATTAAAGCAAATACCGCTTTTTGCACAAAGGCGGCTTTTCCACTATGGGGATACTTTTCATTTTTGAGGCATTCCAGGCAGCAGGTCGAGATCCCAGTACATCTTTCTTGTTCATAATCACCAATTATGAATTTCATCTTCTCTTATTCTCTATACATTCTGCACAACAATTTCCACAAAAATACCAATCCTTTCTAATAACCACAACCTCTCTCCTATCAACTCAATTTATCCATTTTACCTGTTCCTATCCGGGTACATTTCCCTGACAAAATCATCCTAAAATATATCCCTATACCCTCTCCTACATACACCTACAAATCACTCATCTTTCCATCACTTTTCCATCAAAAATACCTAAAAATGGCTTAAAATCGCTATTTTTCAATCGGTAGCTCATTCGGTAACTAGCTAAATTTTAACGTATTTTCGTTATATTTTGGCTAGTTTTTCTTTTTATTTGTACCTTTTTACCCCTTATTTTGTTCCTTTTTAACTCAATAAAAGCCGAAAAAGCTAGGATTCATGCTGGTTTTCCCGATGTGCACCTTAAATGTACCGAAAATGACCATCCTTCGGAGAATAAAGTACCTATTTATGCTCATCCATACTCCCCTATCGCCATAAATAGACTGATCTGGCATCTGAGCAGCACTCTTAGAGACTCCAGACACATTTAATAAGCATAATTGTAGCCTCTGGCAGCTTACACAGAACACACAGAGTATCTAAATATCCTTTATAGAGAACAATGTGTAATAGCGACTATCGCTAAGTAAGCTGACGGTCACTGTCTGGAAAGATTACAGTAGATGATACTCCAAGAAACATACCTTATTATAATAGGCGCTAGAAATATTGGCATCCTGTATTATGTAGCTATTGAATTTTTGGCAATCTCATGGTATAATGAGTGTAGATAGCTATACAATACAGGATACTGTAAAGGAGATAATGATGGAATGACTGTAGTGAATGGTTGTGGTGGATATTTATAGCAGTCTTCCAGACAGGGCGTGGAGAGGGATCTCGCGTCTGCGGACGCTCGTAGGTTTACTCAAATTGAATCTATGTCGCTTACGCTCCATAGCTTCAAGTCGAGTAAACCATTAAAAGATATTTTGTGATAGGAGTTGTGGGTGATAAAACCTTACAGAATTCAAAGTACAACTAAATATTAACAAATTATGAATTTTGAATATCAAAACTGATATTACACATTCTATATATACGATTTGATATTCAAAAACTTTAGGAGGTATTACCGTATGGCAAAAACTTACGATGTTACACCAGATATGATAACAAAACTATCAGATGGTCAAGTTTTTAAGAACTTTTCTGAGCTTGCAAGATATTTGGACGTACTTGATAGTCATGGAAAACCAATCACTGGAGATAGTCGTCCTGCATTCTTGGAAGAGCTGGACAGATTCGTGGTTCTAAAGAAGGCTGGTCGGCAAATCATTATAAAAAGCATACGACCAGATGATGAGATACTTCCGGCAAAGCCAGTGGGCGGTAATAGAAAGTTTATTGACCTTATTCAGAAATTGCTCGTCTACCACTTTAACGCCCTTTGTCAGTCGCAGCCATGTGACGGCATTAAGCTACTATGGGAGAAGAAAGACATCTGGGAGACATGTGGAATGGTTGGTCATGATTACAGATGGTGGGGACGGAATGCTGAGACAGAGGATGACGAGGCTGTTGCTGAGGCGTTCCGAAAAATGGTTGGAAGTGTAAAACTAAAAACTTGGCTAGATAGTGCCCTGCATGGTTTAAAGGTAAACGATGCGTTAGATTATGAGGAGACGAGGGCATTTGTCAATTATGTCGATGGCCGTGCTGTCATAACTCCTTTGACCGACAAACAGAATTTAACCTACATGCGATTGAAGGCCGAGGTACTAAAAGATTACACATTGTCTGATGGTAGAACTCCGGCAACTGAACGGGATCTTTGGCAAACTGGTCGGATGAGAGATTTCTATCGCAAGCTGAACCCAAAGCTTAGAGAGGAATTTGAAAAAGAGCAAACGTATAGTACCATTCAAAAGGTTTATAGAATTGTTGTTGAGCCAAAAACTATGAACCTATTTGCTCGCAGGTTTGGAAAAATCGATCCAGCAGATGTGGAACTCGCTGTGCAGATGATGGCAAAGTTAAATACAATTGTCTGTGATGGCTTATTGTCCTCAATGATATTTAATAAGGAAGTCATTGTGGCAACAAGAGTTCAGGAACATGAAGATGTTGAGCGGCGACTGGAAGAGCAGAAGCCATGGGGAGACAATAATAAGATTGAAAGAAAAATCCGAAAGGAATTTGAATATAAAAAAGTTAAGTTGACTAACCAGCAGGTGGCAGATATGGTTGACAACACAATTCGTCAGTCTACCGACCAGTTACTTGTTACCTTGAACCAAAAAGACCATGGATGCAAGATTATCGAAAAACTGTATATCGACAACTTCTTGGCTGGAAGCGGTTTGACTGAAGAGCAATATGAGCAAATTATGCAGGATGCGGATAAAGAATCTGCGGATGCAGAACTTATGGCTCGACTTGTGGCTGAGGCGAATGCGAGAATGGCAGCTCGTGATAACGTAAATGTAGAATGCGTTATGAATTTTGAAGCAGATATTGTCGATAAGGTGTTGGCGGACAAGATGGCAGAAAAAAGTAATAAGAAAGCTGGCCGCAATGTGCTGGATTGTGGTCTTAATATTGATGATTTAATTGGTGATGTTTGAAAGAAGGTTAAGTATAATGAATTTTGATAACCCCTATTGGATTGATTTAAAGGTAACTTATGAGTGTTACCAAGCGGTTGGGCGCTTGCCGGAGTTTTATAAGAAGCATGTCTGCACAAAATGCCAGTATGAGATCCCGTGCTTCACTACTTGTGATGATGTGCGATGCAAGTGCCAAGAGTTTAAGCCTAAGACTGTGCGGAAGGCTGACAAGTATTTACATATCAATGATTTCATGAATGATGTTGCTGCATTTGAGGCCGCTAGAAATATTTAAGGAGCGTTACATAAATGGATAAGAAATATTTACCATTTGGTTTTGGACCAGAAGAAAAAGTTTCTATTTCAACTATTGCTTTTCAATATGGTTGGAGTGCCGCACGATTAAACAGCTTTCTTTACAAGTATGATGTGATCTATTTCAACGACGAGCATAAAACATGGCTTATAACAGACCAGTATAAAGATAGTGGATATACCGAATCTTCGTTGTTCACTAGCAAAACAGGATATTATTCTCAAGAGTATCTTGTTTGGACACAAGAAGGGCAGAAGTTTATTTATCAAATGTTAAAGGACAAGCTAACATTACTTCCTGAAATTAAAATGCTCGATGAAGAAGATCGGTCTGACGGTTGTTTAACGGCAGAAGAGCTCGCGGAAGTTCTCATTCAAAATGAGATTTATATAAACGAGACATCCATTGGCAGACTTACTCCAAATAGCAGTAATGTATTTTCAGTTCTACGGCACAAAGGATATTTAATGAAAAAGGATGGAATATTATATAACACTCCTTGTAAGAAATATCATGGTTCTGGGTTATTTAAAGTATTCAAAAAACGAGAGCCAGTTTATCGATACTATCAAGATGAACCGGTTGGCGATAAGCTTGTGTATGTTACAAAAGTCACTCAAGGAGGCAAGGATTTCTTTATTGAATATTTCAAACATTTGATGAACAAAGGATGCGCTATTATATAAGGAGGGCTAAGAGATGCGAGTGCAGATTGGCAAATATATTATTAAAAACTGTGACGAGCGGAATCTCGTTATCATTGAGCAGCGACCTGCTGGCAAGAATCCAAAGACTGGTGAGATTGGCACCGGTGTAAAAGAGGTTACGGTTGGCTATTACCCGAACCTCGAATGGGCTTTACATAAGATTAAGGATTTGAATATTTCTGAAAGCGATGCAGATACCGTGGATGTATTGCTGGCAGAGCTTGAACAGATTGGTGAGACGATCCGCCTGGTAGCTGAGGAGGTCAAGTGATGGAGAAATATATTAACGCAACACGATTGATTGGCGTCCTCGATAGTGCTATCGCTCGTACTATGGCTAGAGGTAATGCAAAGTCTATTGATGATATGTGGTGCGATATGGCAATGCAATACACAAAGCGCATTCTTGAAGAAGAGATATCTGCTGGCGGTGAGTTCCGTCGAGTGGTTCATGCTCACTGGATTGAACATGAGGCGGATTTTGGAGAAAGTTTCTTTGTTGAATGCTCGGCTTTTCATTCTAGCAAAAATATTGACGAATCAAAGTTTTGTCCTGACTGTGGAGCTGTCATGGACGAGGAGGTTAAGTGATGCGTACTTACGAGGATGTTGATGCGGAAATCAAGCAACTTGTACGTGATATGAATAGTTCCAGTCTAACACGCAGTGAGTACGAGGCTGCCGACGATATGCTGGATGAGCTCCATCAGGAGCGCGAACGACTTTGGCTCAAGGCTATGGAAGATGGCGAGAGTTGCTATCTGTAAAAGCCTACTTTTATATTTTCTCTTTAGCTATAAAATACAGGATACGTTTAAGAAGAACATGGAGGTGACTGCCGAATGGCAAAGCAGCAAACTTGCCAGAAGTTTGTTTTTAAGATCCATACGAAGCGTCTGGTTGAAGCAAAGTGGGATTTGACTCTACCATTAGATGAGGCTAGACGAAACCACGAGATCATCTCGCTGGCTGATAGCACTGTTTTACGATGGATTGATGAGTTGAATGGTGTTACGGATGCAGAGGCTAAAGCACGGAGCATTAAGCGTAGAATCAAGATGCTGCGGAATGAGCCGTCTTGCTTAGAGAACCGCCGGGAGATTCGGAGGCTGTATACTGAACTGGACGCAGTTCAATTCAAGCCGGATTATATGTGCCTGGTAGTAGATAAGAAGAATGATTACCGCCGGGCTTGCTCTCCAAAGGGGTTTAAAATCAATGGAATCACATATCGCCGCTTGGTTGGGACTACCGGTGGTGTTAAGAACAGCACGATTGTGTTTGTAAGTGACTGTCTTATTGATGAGATCCGCAAGCGAATCGATAATGGCCGTAACAAAGGAATGGAGTTCATTCCGGCAAAGCTAGAAGCCTACAGGGCTCTCGCCTGCTCCGCATCTATTCCTGTTACTGACCCTGACGGTGTGCTTGTTGTAGATGATTGTTTCACGCATTTTAAAGACCATGTAATCGTTCTGGATGACGGAGTGTCTGGTGAACCTACAATGGTGGAGAATCCTGAGCAGGACTGTGAGCTTTGTGCAAGCGACGGTTTTGGACTCATCAGTTACGATCTCGCACAGCAATGGAGTGAGGATTTGAAGCTACCATCCACCGCATCTGGCTTTTGTGTACGCAACGCATTTTGTAAAGGCATGTTATTCCCTTTCCCTTTTCGCGAGTTTGCTAAGAAGGTAGCGAAACAGAACATGGTACGCGATATTTGGGGGAACTACAAGGATGTTAATCGCGTACAGGTGATTCTCACAGGGTCGATGCTCAAGTTGTGGGATAGTTATCATAGTTGCGAGGACTACTTTGAGAATTGCCAGGAAAATCACTACCATTTCTCTGTAACAAAGACTTGTGAGTTGGAGCTTGATGAAGAGCGTAACTTGAATTATCAGTTTATTCAAAGCTATCAGCTTACGAACGAAGAGATACATGAGCTCGTGAAGCCAACTTTGGATGAGATCAAGGGCGTCATGGGCGGTGACTGGCGTGATGCGTTGCTGTATTTGCGTGGTAGTGGAATGCGTGATGACCCGAATTACATAAACAGTCTGGAAAACGACTATATTAAGGCTCTTATGATTGAGCCGGAAATGATTAACGACCCTTATGTGCAGAATCGGATTCGGTACTTTATTAAAAAGCGAATTTCGCAAGCAAAAACGGGTGTTGTGAAAGTACGAGGGAATTTCCAAGTGGCAAGTGGAGACCCTTATGCGCTTTGTCAATCTATCTTTGGAATGGAAGTTACTGGACTGTTAAAAGCTGGAGAGGTTTACAGCCGATTCTGGAACGACCGCGATGTTAAGCGGGTAGCCTGCTTTAGAGCACCGATGAGTCAAATGGCAAACATTCGGTGTTTAGATTTAAATTCGAGTGATGAATGCAAGAATTGGTATCGCTACATTAAAACGGTGGCTATCGTAAGTGCGTTTGATAATACGTGTGCTGCACTAGATGGAATGGATTGGGATGGCGATCTTATTTTCAGTACAGACAATAGAATTCTCCTTGATAAATGGAGAAACGAGACTGTAATTCTTTGCGCTCAGAAAAAAGGTGAAAAGAAAGTTCCAACCGAGCAGGATTTCATTGAATCTAACATCAATGGATTTGGTGACGATATCGGCAAGGTAACCAATCGTATCACCACAATGTTTGATGTACAGAGTAAATTTGAGCCAGAAAGTAGAGAATATAAAGAGCTTACATATCGTATTATTTCTGGCCAGAAATATCAACAAGATACAATTGATCGCATAAAGGGAATTTCTTGCGTACCTATGCCGCAGTATTGGTATGACAACAAAGCTTGTGCTGCTAAAGACGATGATAATCCTGATACTATCGAGGATAAGAAGTTTTGGAGTAGTATTTGCGCATGGCGTAAGCCGTACTTTATGAGCTACATCTACCCTGCTCAGATGCGTGATTATAAGCAGTATGTGGCCGCAGCTCGCAAGCGCATCAAGTGGGATGGGTTTGCCGGTCTGGATGAGATTATGCAAAAGACCGTCAAGGACGACGTGGATGAAATGGTTATCCAGTATTACATTTATCGGATGCCGGTCGGAATCAACTCTTGTACTATGAACCGCCTATGCTGGACCGTTGAGGATGAATTGGAGGATTTTGAGGAAGAACTCAAGATAAAGCGCAAGTTTGATTATGATTCGCTCAAGTATGGCGTTGAATACACTAATTCTCAATACTATGGCATCCGCTCTATCTTTAAGGACTATTTGAGATTTGCTCGTGGCAACGCAATCCATTCTGGTAACGGAAATAATAATAAGGAAACCGGCGCAGACCGCAAGGAGCGAATTGCGCTGTATCAGGAAAGTATGTTCCGCAATCTTCACGATAAGTGTTCTAATGACGATGTGCTTTGCGACATTCTGCTTGATCTTTGTAAAAAGAATGCGTCCAGTATTGCAATCGTCTGGGAGTTGTTCCATGATACTTTGATTAAACGTTTATTGGAACGCCATAATGGTATGGTGCATTCTCTTGTGCAGGATGAGAATGGCGATATTGAATATGACGGCAAGCGTTTCAAGGATGTGTTGGTTGACATGAATAGCAAGGAGGATGCGGATGATTGTATTGAATGAAGTTCTTTACGCTGAAGAATGGCTAGAGAAGGATGTGCCTTGGAAGAAAGCGGGGCATGTTTTGCATTATATTGCGAAGTATTATTTCTATAAGGGATACTCAAAGGATGACGTAAGAGAAAAGCTTAACGAGTATATGCTGCGTCATTTTGAAGGGTATAACAAGGTTCTAGATAGAGAGCTGATTGATAAAGCAATTGCTTCTGCAAAGGGTCGTCCTATGGTGGAACTTGATGGTGTGTGCATTACAAAGGCTGAGGTAGAGAAGATTCAAGCACTTGAAAGCAAGCAGATGCAACGCCTGATGTTCACAATGCTGTGTCTGGCAAAATACCATATTGCCGTTAATGAAAAATGCAACTACTGGATTACGGAAGATACGGCTGATATTTTCAGGATGGCAAACGTATCTGCAAATGAGAAAAAACAGAACGAGATGATCTGTGAGTTACATAATCTTGGCTTTATTGGGTTTGCCAGCTTGAAAAAGATTGACAACTTGAACATCCATATTTTGATTGCAGAGCCGGATTCTCCTCATGAGATTTTTGTGGACGATTTTGAGAATGCTGGTATTCTGTGGAGTCAGTATTGTGGGAAAGAGTACATCAAGTGTGATTGTTGCGGAAAGATGGTTGCTCGCACCGGACGCAGACAAAAATACTGTCGTAAGTGCGCTAAAAACGTAAATATTGAGAAAACCGCACAAAATAGAAAAATGTTTGATTTATGAAATGCGAAAAAGTGTAGTATTTTAACGTAGATACGTTATAATTTTACATATATAGAGCAAAACATAGTGCGGAAAGTTATGGTAGGGAGAGAGCGAGCGAGAACGCTTGTTTTCTTCCTACCTATTTTATTTTGAAAGGGTGTTTTACCTAAATGATTGAGATTACCAAAGCAGAAGCAAAGGAAATTCGTAAGGTTTATCCGAAGGTTTTCATTGCAAAAACTCGACACAAGCGATTTATTGAGGAATCTGTTCGTTATCTGGAGCTGATTCCGTTTAATATTGAAGCTCGTGAAATTGTTGAGCGTGCCAAACGCGGCATTCGAGACTAATTTATGAAAGAACGAGGTACAGACTTTGGATTTTGAAATTCAGCTGCCCGAGGAGATTACAAACCTGATGAATGGTGGTGGTCTCCCCTCTCCTGAGATGATGAACTTCTACGTTGACGAGAAGGATCGCATCTTTTTTATTGATTTTGAGATTGACCAGTCTCTGATTGAAATTGAGCGAAAGATTCTTCAATACAACCGTATCGACAAGAATACTCCTATTGAGCAGCGCAAACCTATTAAGCTGTTTATTTACAGCTATGGTGGCGAGTTGGATGCGATGTTTAGCTTTATTGATGTTGTTGCGCTGAGTAAGACTCCTGTTTGGACGATCAACGCAGGTATTGCAATGAGCGCTGCTCTTGTGATGCTGCTGTCTGGTCAGAAGCGCTTTGCTCTGCCTCATTCTACTGCATTGATTCATAGTGGCTCTGGCGGTACGCAGGGTACTTTTGAGCAGTCTAAGATGGCTATGGACTACTACGAGAAGCAGGTTGCAAAGATGCGTGAGTATATTATGGCTCACTCTACCATTGATAAGAAGACTATGACCAAGAATAAAGCGAAGGATTGGTATCTGGACGCTAATGAGCAGGTCAACTTTGGCATTGTAGATAAGATTTGCGATGATGTGGATGAATTCAATTAAGGGAGAGTTATAATATATGGCTAAGAGAAAGGTTCCTACTGATATCCCTATGGAGAAGATTACCGATCCTGATCAGTATGGTTTTTATGGCATTTCTTTAGACCCTGAACAGCGTGTATTCCGTGACGCTATTTGGAATCCAAATATTGATGTTGTGATCTGCAACGCTGCAGCTGGTTCTGGCAAGACGCTTATTGCGACTGCGACTGCAAATCTGCTTGTTCAGGCTGGCTATTTCGATAAATTGACTTACGTTGTATCTAGTTATGGTGAGAAGCGTCAGGGTTATCTCCCTGGATCTATCACGGAAAAATCGGAAGTTTTCTTTGAACCCTTTTATCAGGCTCTGATTAAATGCAACGTTGACCCTAACAAGGTTATCAATGACGAGTCTATGGTAAACCAGAAGAATGGTACTGGTTATATTTCTTGTTTAACTCATACTTTCCTTCGTGGGACGAACCTGAGTGGAATAATTTTGTTGGACGAGAGCCAAAACTATACTCCTAAAGAGTTACAGAAGACTATTTCTCGTTGCGATGGTAGTGATGGCGAAAAGGTAAAGTTGATTATTATTGGTCATGATTTACAGTGTGATCTTGATAAACCTTCTGACTCTGGCTTTATGCGTTGTCTCCAGCATTTTGCGAAGCATGACCGCGTAGCCGTATGTCAGTTGACTACGAACCACCGTGGATGGATTAGCCAGTGGGCTGACGAAATGGACGTGAGTTAATGCGAGGAGCTGTAAGAAAAACAAACGAAAAATTTCAAGAAGAAGCCAAAATAAAGAATCAAAAGGTAACTGTTGTTGGAAAGTATGTTGGCTCAAATAAAAAGGTAACTGTGAAATGCAACACTTGCGGCAAGATGTTTGATATGTTTGCTTGCGCAGTTCTTGAAGGCTGTGGGTGTAAAAGCTGTTCAGCGAGAAAAGGAATGCTTACTTACAGTGGACTCAATTATGCGGATGTCGCAGAACTATTTCGTAAACGTGGATATCAGCTTATAACAAAGGAAGAGGATATTATTTCTTTTACAAGAACTCGATTACATTATCTTTGCCCGATTCATGGTGAAAGAACCATTATTTGGGGAAGTTTTAGAGATGGATCTGGTTGTAGTTTGTGTGCACATGCTTTGTCTTCAAAAAATCAACTAAAAGACTTTAATGTGATAAAAAGCGAATTTGAGTCTCGTGGATACACACTCTTAACAAAGAAAGAGGAATATACGGGAGCGTTTGGAGAATTGAAATATATTTGTCCAAGGCATGGCGAGAAAATCACAAAATGGAGCACATTTCATCATGGAACAGGTTGCCCAGAGTGTGCGTATCATAGATATGAAAGCAAAATCGCACAACAGCTAAAAGAGTATTGCAAAAAAACATATCCTGACACGATTGTTGAATATAAGGCTGTTAAAAATCCAAAGACTGGAAGATATATGCCTTTTGACATTTATATTCCATCCGAAAGACTGTTTTGTGAAGTTATGGGGTCACAGCATTATAGCCGTATTAAATATTTTCACCGGACTGAAGAAGATTTTGTAAAGCAGTTTGAGCGAGATAATATTAAGGAAAAGTATGCTGACGAACATGGACGGTATATCGAAATTGATTTACGTCGTATAAAAACGATTGATGAAGCCATTGAACATTTTGAGTCACTGCATAACAGTTGGATTAGCAAATGGGCAGCAGCTTTGGTATTTCCAGAGCTTGCAGAGTCTTGCTAAATCATTTCAATTTTGAAATAAAATATAAGGGAGAATAGAATTATGGTTGCTAAGAAGAGTGTTGTTTTTAAGAACGCTATTATTGATACTGCAGAGGGCACTATCACCGAGATCACCAAGGATGGCGAGAACGTCTTCAATCTGACGGAAGCTCTGGCAAAGTGGGATGGTATTGAGGGTGTCACCATCAATATTTCCACTTCTGATGAGCTGCTGGGCGACCCAGCTTGATGCCAATGGGTTGCTATAATAAACGGCCAGAAGAAACGAGCGATGACTTCTTTGTAAGAATCGGGAATGCTGTTCTGGCTAGAGAGTTGACTTGGGATGGCGCATCCAAGGTGCTCAATGATGAGTTGGGTAAGAATTTTGGTGAGTGCACATATCGCAAGCGTTTTAAAGCATTCCGTGCGGGTATGCAGTATCAGGAGTCCTTATCTAATAGAGATGTAGGAACCGGCATTCTGTCTATTTCCGACCTACATATTCCATTCCAGAAGCCCATCGAGACTTTTAGTGAGTATGCTGGAAAGATTGATATCCTTCAGGTAAACGGAGATTTGGTAGACTGCAGCTCCATTTCTCGCTTCCTAAAAGTATATCGTAAAAGTCCAATGGAGGAAATCCTGATTGCTCGTCAGTATATGATTGATCTGATTGAAATGCTTCAGCCCAAGAAGGTTGTTATCAATTATGGCAATCATGACTTGCGTTTTCAGAATTACCTTGCTAAGAATCTGGACACCGACCTACTTGAACTGATGCCGAAGACATCTTTGGAGCTTATTTTTGTTGATGGTTTCAACCATTATAACAAGGAACTTCATACAAAGGTCCATTATGACCCTTTGATTGAGGTGTTCAATGGTACTGGTATCGAGATTGTTTATAACGATACTTATTTTAGTCAGATTGGTGATACCGTCTTTGTGCATCCGCTGACTTACTCATCTGGGTTACTGAAGACTGCTGAGAAGGCATTCAGATACTTCCGCGATAACGGATTTAAGGACATCAATGCAGTGGTTCTCGCTCACACTCACAAGTGCGGTCATTACGATATTGGTGACGGAGCTGTTGTATATGAGCAGGGTTGTTGCTGTGAGTCTTCTAAGATGCAGTATGCAGAGGGCAAGTTGACCACTTCTCAGCGAGAAGGCTTCATTATTGTCTATCAGGACAGGGATGGAAAGTTGATCGAGAGTAAAACGCATATTGTGCGTTTGAATTAAAACGGTGAAACCCTACCAATTTAAGTGGGTAATTAAAAAAGAAGTACGACCGCAAGGTCTGCTTGGGACATCATTTGTTGTCTCCTTTTCTATGGGCTGGGGTGATTGCTCCAGCTTATCGTGCCGCCTTAATTTAATGGTGGAATGGGAAATTTGTAATTTTCACATACGGGTTCGATTCCTGTAGGTGGCATGGCAAAAGCGGTCATTGGTTGCAACCGTGTATAAGCTGTAAAGTCAGACGCAGAGTAGCTTTGAGAAGCAAAATGCCAAGCCAATCGTGTTTCGCTACGTTAATGCGAAGCTTTAAAAGTCTAAAACAAGCGTTTTATCGACACGAGAACAATTCAACTAGCTCGGATGATTTGATGGACGCTTGTTTTATTATGGGTCAGTATATCCAGTGGCGAAGATAGCGGACTGTAACTCCGTGACATTAGAAACATCGTTGGTTCGACTCCAACCTGGCTCACCAAAGATTGTACGGCTATTCCCTACACCTTTATATAAAGGTAGCTGTGCAGGAAAGTAGGGTTATTGTGCGGTTTTACTCAAGTGGTTGAAGAGAACGGTCCTGAAAACCGTTAGGTCGGTAAACCCGATGCCAGAGTTCGAATCTCTGAGATCGCGCCAGTCCTTCTCCCGGAGGGCTTATAATTAAAACCGGTTCCCTACCACCGGCTAAAAGGTAGGTTTTATGCGCCTATAGTTTAATTGCTTAAAACAGCAGACTCTAAATCTGCCTCTTGGGAGTTGAAGTCTCTCTGGGCGTGCCAAAAATGGCTTCCAATTCGCGGTTGGAGGCAAGTCCGAAGTCGATCTATGGCAAACCTGTGATGTGCACACGATTTGGTAGTAGATGACACTTAGGCATCATATGTCGCAGGTGATAGTGCCGATGTACTAGCCAGCCTCATAAGCTGTGCCTTGGGCGGGTCTGACTCCCGCACCTGCACCCAACATCTCCCCTTTCGCAAGCCTATCGCCAGTTTTCTACTCCCTCTGGCGGTAGGTCCTTTTATGAACAGTCCTGCCTGTGTATTTCAGGTGGCACGGTCGGCGTAAAGCTGGCCGTAAATACAAAATTCAGCCGATTCGTCGGCAGGGCGTAAGCCCAAATAGATGATAAAGACCTTAGCTCACTACGGTGTCAAAATGCTGAGGTCGAATTTTGAACAGAACCTGTTCAGCCTCTCAACGATGCGTATCATAGCAGGTCTTTTATAGAATTAAATCCACCCGGCCTCCCAGATTATTGGTGCTCATGAGGGTGGATCTTTTGTTTGCCGTAGGATGTGCGCACGTTCTACGGCTTTTATTTTGATTTTGAATGGAGGTGTTTGTTTGCCTAGAAAGAAAAAGGTTGTTGAGGATGGCGTTATTCTTGAAGGAACCGAGAACAAGAAGACATTCAAATGCCTGCGTTGTGGTAAAGAATATGATGTGGCAGTTGGTCACTTCTATAAAAATACATATGGCTTTTGGAAAGCAAACGACAATTACGTTCCTGTTTGCAAGGAATGTGTAAATGAAATGTTTGATGATTTCTCAAGACGATTTGGTAGTGATAGAACGGCTTGTATGTTGCTTTGCCACATTTTGGATGTTCCGTTTTATAACAGTCTTTATGATTCGGTTGTTGCAAATTCTGGAACTTGTCGTCCCGGCGCGTATAACCGCCTTGTTTTAAACGGCAGACAGTATCAATTTCAAACCTTCTCTAATACTCTTGTAAATGGAGAACTGAACAAGAATGCTCTTGATCTACAGGAAGAGAAGGAACAAAAGTGGTCGAAAGCAGAGATTCAAGCCAAGGATGATTGTATTTCTGTTATTGGATACGATCCATTTGATGGTTATAACGAAAGCGACCGCCGATATCTATTTAGCGAACTCATTAAGTATTTTGAGGATGGTATTGAGGACGACCCATTCAAGCTATCTCAGATTGTTCAAGTCGTGAACAATAATAATCAGATTCGACAAATCGACTTGCAGATTGCCCGCTTAAACCCGATGAACTCGGCTGAGGCAATCAAAAGTCTGAATGACATTAAGGTTAAGCTAGTTTCTAATAACGACAAGATTGCAAAGGAAAATGAGATTTCTGTCAAGAACCGTTCCAACAAGGATGCAGGACGTAATACGCTTACATTCTTAATGAAGGATATGCGTGAAAAGGATATTGCTGGCGCAGAAGCAAACTTCTACGATCAGTTACGGTCTCCTGGCACTCAATGGGCGGCAGATATGAGCTCTAAGGCAATCAAGGAAAACGCTTTCTTTGACGAAAATGACCAGCAGGAAATTTTCGATATACAAAGAGAACTGATTGATAAGTTTCAGAAAGAAAGTGATGACGCGAAAGAAAAATACAGGCTGTCTTTGATTGAGAATCAGCGGCTCAAGGAGCTGTTGGAAGATGCCGGTGTTGACGCAAGTGTAAAAGATACGGATGGTGATGCCGTATGAGGATGAAACAAAGAGCGCCTATTATTACAGCCGCAAAACGTAAGATTTATGAGTGTGATGCGGCAACGATTGCATTCTATCGGCGCAATCCTGTTATTGCGGCTAGAGATTTATTGGGTATCCAATTATTTGACGCTCAGGCATATATGCTGGAACAAAGCTGGAATGCAAGTCATGTTCTTTAGGCGTGTAGTCGAAACTTTGGCAAGTCTTTTGTAGGTTCTGTTTTCATTATCCTAAAGGCAATATTATATGAGAACCAGTCTATTTACATTGTAAGTAATGTAGGTGATCAGGCAAAAGAGACATTTAATAAGATCGAGGAAATTGTTACTCGTGTTGGTAAGACGGCTGCGTCTATCCGTAGTCTGCAAGATATTGCAGAGAAAGAAACGAAAAAGTCTGCAACCAACAAAAGTGGTTTTAGTCATAATCCCGCCGGGTATGTTGTTGAGTTTTATAACGGTAGTTCTATTAACACTTTGAACTCCAACCCAGATGGTGTGCGTGGCAAGCGAGCTAGTCTTATTTTCTTTGATGAGGCGGCATTCTGCTCCGACGAACTGATTGTTGTCTGTGAAGCTTTTGCAACACAGAATACGGATTTCGTCACTGACACTGACAGTGACTATAATCCTGAAATGCAGCCTCGTCAGGTTCCTACTCAGCTAGTTTATGCTTCAAGTCAGGACACGATGGACAAGCTTTTTTATAAATACTACAAGCAATTTGCAAAGCGCATGATTGCAGGAGATCGAGATTATTTTGTTTGTGATATGATTTGTGACGTTGCAATCAAAGTTTATATGAAGGGTAAGCCATACAAAGCACTATTGACACAAGACAAGGTAGATGCAGCTCTAAAGTCAAATAAAATGAAGGCATTACGTGAGTATTATAATCGACCAAGCCGTGATGGTGGCGTAAACCAGATTATCAAATGGGGTACGGTTCGTCGCAATGAGCGAAAGTATATCCCACAGCTTTATTGGGATAGGAACTATCAGTATATTCTTGCGTTTGATCCTGCCCGCACAATGGATAACTCTATTGTTGGCGTTATGCGCATTTATAACGATCCAGAAAACGGCATGTGTGGCGACATTATAAATTGCGTGAACATGGTTGATCTTGCGAACGAGAAAAAATTCAAGCTCGATTCTAATCGTCAGCTTGAGCAGTTACATGAGTTGATTCTACATTACAATGGTCAAAATCCTGATTACGAGTACATTGATAGATTGATGATTGACCAAGGCGCTGGCGGCGGTGGTACTTCCACATATGCGGACGGTTTACTTAACAATTGGACTGATAAAACAGGCGTAGAACATCGTGGTTTTATCGACGCAAATCATGAATTATATGAAGGATATGATACCCGTTACCCAGATGCTGTTGATAAGCTACGTCTAATTAGTCCTCGTAAATTCCGCACTGCAATGGTTGAGGAATTTATTGAGCTGATGAATCTTGGTGTCATTCATTTCCCTCTTGAATACAACGGCGGAGATTATGTTCAGGTAGTAGACGGTGTGGATAAATCAACTGGTCAAGAAATTTTGAAGACGCATGAACTTTCCTTAGAGGAACAGACTGCGTGGGTTAACATCGACTTGATGAAGAACGAGATCACAAGTATTCAGAAAACGACAAACTCTGAAAATACGACCGTAACATATGCTTTGGCACCCGATGTTGCCAACAAAATTCACGATGATAGGTTCTATGTTGCAATTTTACTTGCTCATCGTCTATACGAATTACGTCGTAAGGATAAAGTGCGCCAGTCTGCGGTGGAGACAATGACTGCTCCGCCGATTTGTATTTCTAACATTGACTTCTAAGCAGAGGAGGTGAAAATGTGGCAAGAAAGAAAAAGGAAGATTTTGATGTCGTGACTGCTTCACAGACAGATGACGGTACTGTAGTTATTACCTCTTTGAATGAACTTTCAGAAGAGAGGATGAATAACGTCATCCGAAATGCAGTTGCGTCTTATGACCCTGAAAATAAGCAGTATAGTACATATCTGAAAATTTCAGCCTCCTCTGAGACACTGACCGTTGACCGAATTGATGAGCTTGCACAAGGGCTACAGTCAAGTCTGACGAATGTGCAGACGGTCAATGGAATCATCCGTAATTACATCAACAAGGATGACCTGATTGGCATTACTTATGATGCGATTGAGGCGAATGTTAATACGGAGTTTAAATGCAGTTTCGCACAGTTCCCTGAACAGCGTAATAAGACAAAACAGGTAAATTACGCCCGTGAAGTGATTGATGATTTCAACGCACAAATCAACGTGCGAAGTCTGTTGCGTGCTGCCATTCCGATGACTTACGCCGAGGGCACTTATATTACATACCTTCGTCAAAAGGATGAGAACTACATTGTAGATTATTACCCTCTTGGTATTGCTGAGATAAGTGATTACCTATCGAATGGTCAGCCTGTTGTGCTTATAAACATGTCTAAGCTGAAATCCGCTTTGAGCAAATCTATGCTGAAGGATAAGAAGAATAAAGCACTATTCTTTGAAAATCAGGAGACCGAGATTCAGAACAACTATCCAGATGAGGTATATCAGGCATTTAAGAATGGTGATACATACGCAAAATTGGATGTTGACCATTGTGGTGTGATTCGTATTGGCAACATGGGGCAGAAATATGGCGTCTCTCCCCTGTTCCGCGCATTACGTCCGGCATTGATGCTTGAAACTTTTGATACTTCAGACCGTGTAAATGCTAAGGCAAAGGCAAAGAAAATCATCTGGCAACAGCTTGACCCTGAGTTGATGGGACCAAACAAAGATAAAAAGGGCTTCTCTGAACAAGTGACGGCGCACGATAACCTGCTGCGTGCATGGAAACAAAATACTGTGCTTGTGACAACCGCTCCTTATGTAAAGGATATCAAGTATGTTGAGCCAAAAGTTGAGATGACAAATATCGAGACTGTTAAACAGTATCGCAACCGAGAGATGGCTGCTTTGGGTATCAGTTTCTTAAATACCGACGGTCAGCAGACTGTTTCAACTGCAAAGGTGTCTCTTGACCAGTTGATGAAAAATATCGGTAAGATTGCGGAACAGATTGAGGATGTATTAAAGCGATGGTATCGAATTCGCCTTGAAGATGCAGGTGTAGACCCGATGTACTGCCCTGATGTGAAGGTCTCTACTACTGAAATGATGGGTATGGAGATGAAGAAGGCGATTGCTCAGTTCCTGTTTACCACTTTGAACTGTTCTTACAAGACTGCTTACGAGTATATGGGGCTTCATGCTGAGGACGAATTACGCAAGCGTCAGGCTGAAACCGAGGAAGGTTATGACGATGTTTTTGTAGCTCGTCAGACCTCTTATACATCGACCGGTAACACCGGCGGTGGTGGTGACAGTGATAAAAAGACAGGTCGTCCAAAGGGAGAGGAAACTGAAAAACAAATTTATGACCAGCAGAGAAATGAAGATAGTAAGTGAGGTGATAAACGATGAGTAAGGAGTATTTCTATAGTAGAAATATCTGTTGCTCTGAGATTACGGAGCATCCAGACCACTATCTTGCCAAGTTTGTCATCTGTGATTTCTCAGTAAATGGGAATCAGGTTGCTTTAAACCGTGACACCATTGAAAGTTGGATGAGTACATTGGTTGGCAACCCGCTTGTTGGTAAGTTGGTCGTAGCTCCAAAGGGTGAACTGGATTTTTCCGGTCACAATATGAAAGTCGTCACCAGAAAAGACGATGATGGCAATGAATACAAGACTGCCGAATTTGACACTGATGCGTTCGGTAGTTTTCAGTCGGTCGGTATCGAGAGAATTGACGATACCGACTTTATTGTTGCCTCTTGTAAGATCTGGAAGCGATATCCAAAGGCTTGTGCGACGATTCTGCGCCGTATTGAGAGCGGCACATTAAATACCAGTTGGGAAATTGATGTGCTGAAAGCTCATAAGGGAATTGTGGGTGGCCGCATGGCAAAAATCATTGACGATGGTGTGTTTACTGCACATTGCTTGCTTGGTGCAAATGTTGAACCAGCATATAAGTGCTCTAAACTGCTTGAAGTCGCTGAAACCGATTTTGGTCTTGAATTGGCAAATGCCTATATCGAGGATACAAAAGAGATTTCAAATATAGAATCTAATGAAAAGGAGGCAAAAAATTTGGAACTGAATAAGGATAAGGAGACTCAGACCGCACAGGTTGAGAATCAAACCGAGACTGAGCAGGCAGAGCAGACGGCTACTGAGTCTACCACTGAGCCCACCACTCCGGCAGAGCCTGATGTTCAGACTTCCGAGGAAGGTGGTGAAACCCCTCCCCCGACTGAGCCTGAAACCGGTACTGAGCCTGCTGGTGAGCCAGAGCCGGAGTCTACCACTGAGACTTCCAGTTTGACCGGTCATGACCTGTACGAGAAGCTGAATGAGGCTGTTGTGAAGTTTAATTCAGATATGTATCTAGCCGAAGTGTTCCCCGAAGATCACACTATCTGGTGTAAGAAATTTGGTCGTTGTATGAACGATTTGGATTACATCATGTTCTCTTACACCGTTGAGGGCAACGAGGTTTCTCTTGGCGAGCCGCAGCGTATCACTCTGACTGTTTCTATTTCTGATGTTAACACCAAGATTGCGGAGCTGAATAACACTATTGCAAGTCTGAATACTGAGCTGCAGAGTGCAAAGGAAGAGGTTGCTTCTCTGGCTCCATATAAGGATCAGGCAGAGAAGGCAGAGGCAGAAAAAGCGGCTGCAGAGCTTGCACAGAAGAAGGAGGATCTGCGTCAGTACGCACTCTCCAGCAAGATGATTACTGAAGCTGAAGTTTCCGATGGTGGCAATTACGCAAGTCTGATTGAGAATCTGGACGAGACCGGCATCAAGAATGTGATTGCCGAGCGTTGCGTTGAAGCTGCCAAGAAGGCGCCTGCTGAAAAGAAGATTGAGACCTCTGAGGTACATAAGTCTGAGAGCATTAAGCTGAATTTGAATGAAACCAAGTATAACACCACTAACGCTAACAAGCGTGATGCATGGCGGGAATATTTGGGTAAGTAATAACATTTAAGAGAAAGGAAAAATATTATGATTCGTGAACTGATGGTAAACGGCGCGAAGAATATTCCCGCTAACTATGCCGCAAAGGTCGATATGGTCACCGGCATGGGTGTCCAGGTTGACCACAAGGCTGGTCAGGTTAAGTTCCCTGACGCAGCTACCGCTGAGGGCATCGAGATGGTTGCCCATGAGTTTATCCCGGAGGGCATCTATGCAAGCCAGACTAATTTTGATGACTATGATAAGATGGCAACCGAGATTAAGGCAGGTGTGCTGGTGAAGCGTGTTCCTCTGTATGCTGGCGAGCTGTACGGCACCGACCAGTACAAGGATGGCGATGCACAGGATACCAATATCGGCAAGCTGCTGGAGGTCAATATTGACGGTAAGTGGCAGGTTGCTACTACTGGTACTTCTCGTTTTGAGTTTGCTGGTGTGATGGACGACAACGGCCACAAGCTGATTATGATCAGTGTGCTGCCCGAGGCAAAGACTGTTGCTTGATTGAGAGAAAAATCTTGAATATGATACGTGAAATTTAAGGCTATCGTCTTTGGACGGTAGCTCTTTTATTTTGCGCGAAGAGAAAGGAAATGAATTATGGCACTGAATATTGAAGTGGCCGAGCTGATGAAGCAGCCTGGTCGTGTTTATGAAGTTGCTGAGAAGACTCAGTACAATCGCGCTATGGATGCCGAGGACAAGGAAATTGCAGAGGTTGTTGGCGCTCATGTTGAGGAGCTGATTGACAAGGGCGATCCCAATAAGGAGATTGCTCAGTTTGTTAACCGCACCGTGACTGATGAGTTGTATGGTGCACCTGACGAACTTCTGGACTCCATGTTTGAGCGTGGTAATGTTGGTGAGTTTGATGACTACGAGGCAGGTCGTACTGTTAAGAATACTCTGAAGGCTTATGATGCAGCTAAGGGTGGCAATGTGCCGAAGTCTTACCTGCACTACGAGACCATTAAACCCGTCTGGCGTAATAAGCAGATTGAGGCTGATCTTAGCTTTGTGGAAGTAAGACGTAATGCTTGGAAGAGTGTGGCAACTCTGACCACCTTTATGACTGAGGCTCTGAAGAACCAGATGTTCTATGACATTTTCAGCATGGTTGATGACGCTATCACTGGTGGTGAGCAGAAGATCGATGCACAGGGCAAGGAGCCCACTATGCAGGACATGGACGCTCTGGCTCTGTATCTGAATGAGTACGCCGATGGTGGTAATCCCTTCACTGTCAGCCTGATGAAGTATTGTGCCAAGATGCGTCGTATGACCGGTTACGCTGAGTATCTGTCTGACGCAGCTAAGGACGAGTTCAACCGTTATGGTCTGGTTAAGACTTATGATGGTGTTGCTATCACTGGTATTAGCTCTGCTAAGAAGCTGGGTGATGGTTCCCTGCTGATCCCGGATAAGCGTATCTATGGCATCGCAGGCAAGATTGGTCGCCTTGACATGAAGGGTGAGACTCATACTTACGAGGATCACGACAATAACAACGAAAAGATCCATCTGATGGTCAAGGACTTTACCTTCGGCTATAGCATTGATCATATCGAGCGCGTTGCTAAGATTGTTCTGCAGTAATTTTTACCAAAGGCAAATTTGAGCGGGGACTTTGCGGTCTCCGCTTTTATAGAAAAGGAGACAAATTATGAGTTCCGTGATGGAAAAGAAGTTTATTGACGTTCTGAACTGCGACGATAACGTGGTTACCATTTCGTCACTGAACGGTAAGGGTTATACTTTCGAGCCCGGTAGTGTGGAAGATCCTTGTGTGATTCCTATTCCGCCGGAGGAGATTATGTATATGAATAGCACTTGTTCTGCGTTCAAGAACGGTGTTCTGCGTTTTCGCCCTGAAGAGCAGAATGAAATCTTTAAGGCTATTGGCATTAATGGCGACGATGTTCTATTCATTGAAGATATCGACAATGCGATTCTGAATCCCACTGTCGAGAATCTTCAGCGTATGATTGACATTAAGGATGGTGCTCAGTTTGAGCGTATTCGTGGTCGCTTTTATCGTATGACCAATGCCGGTGAAGACCTGTCTACCAAGGTCAAGCGCCTGATTGACGAGCGTTATAAGGAGCTCCGTGCTGGCAAGCGTAACAGTGAGCTGTCTGTCGTACCTGCAACCAAGTCTGCTGATAATGTTCAGGCCGAACTTGAAACTGCAAAGAACCAGATGGCTGAAATGCAGAAGCAGATGCAGGCTATGATGGCACAGATGCAGGCTATGATGGCAGGCGCACAGACTGTTGCACCGGATAATTCTGTAGAAAAGACTACTGTCAAGCGTGGCCGTAAGAAGGCAGAGGCAGAAAAGGCGGAGGTTGTTCCCGCCGAGTAAGATTGGAGGGATAATGTGACCGCATTTTCGGAAATATACGACAAGTTCTACGAGCTGGTAGAAACTGATAGTAATTTCTTTCAGTATTTTGACCTGAGCGAGAATGAAGTGCGAGATCTTGTACATGACCGTGCAAAAAGTTATTTGATGGAGTCACTTTCTGTGATTACAAGAAACATTGAACCGGAAGAGGATTTTAGTTTCGATGATTACGATTCAGAACTAGAAGAGTTTAATTCAGATCTCACATTCGATGAGATTGATATGTTAGCGCATTTGATGTTGGAGCAACATTTTAAGCGTGAGTTTGGGAAGTTGAAAGCATTTAGCGCACAGGACCTTCCTACGAGTTTACAAGTATTCTCCCCTGCTAATGAGCGCACGAGTATTCGTGCTCTTGTGAAAGACATTCACGAGGAGAATATGACGATGTTAGACAACTATATGGCAAAAGACCGCTCGACCCGTAAGCGTAAGACCATCGACTATGATACATACGCTTCCTACTCTGAGTAAGGAGGTGTACCGATGGACTTTTATACAAGGGCACGAGCTGTTGGTGGTGCCGCAAAAATGTCTAACAAAAAGGATGTCAAAATTGCTTTTGCAAAGCGAGATTTTGCTGCACATTTTAAAGATAGCGTTGATTACGAGGATAATGCTCTTGTGAATGGTTTACCTCAGAAGCTGGTTGTTAGTCGCAGTAATAGTATTGCTAAGGAAAAGAAAATCTGGGCTTATCCTGGTGATTCTTTGAATCTTGGCGACATTGTTGACTGCTACAATTGTAAATAGCTGGTAACTGAGATTGAGCCAAACGATGAAATTTTTCTTCGTGGAAAAATGGAGCTGTGTAACCGTCAAATCCAATGGCAAAATCCGATTACTGGTGAGATAGTTTCTCGTTGGGCAACACTGAGCAAGCCTTATTACGCAAATAATAAGGAGATTATTATGACTTCATTGAGTCAACGTGAATATAAAGTACAGATGCCTTTTGATGACGAGACCGCACTGATCGACCTTGATAAGCGCTTTATGTTGGAAATTATCAATGGCGAGCCGAAAACGTATGTTACGACTTCTGTTGACCAGAGTACAGAGCGTTACGAACTGCATGGCAAGACACAGGGGTTCCTTGTGTTGAACATCCGGCAGGATCAGTATAACAGTAAGACGGATAATGCTGAGAAGATGATTTGTGATTATTTTGAGCCAAACAAAATCAACGAATCAGAAATAGATTCTCGTGTGACTGCTACTATAAAGTATGTAGGAAAACCAGAGGTTCGTATTGGTGGTTCTTGGAAAAAATTCTCTCCTATGTTCACAAATGTTGCTGGTGAGGAAATTACTGAAATTGCTAAGTGGAAGTTCGTTTGCCTTGAGGAATTCAAGGAATTTGTAGAAACGCAGAGTGCCATAGATGGTGTTTTTAAAATTCGTATTTTAAATAATAGTATCATGGACGGCGCAACTGTTAGGATTTCTTTGACGAATGCAGATGGTACAGCAAATGCATCCATTGAATGTAAGGTGGTGAGTTTGCTGTGACAACGAGTGAATTGATTACTGATTATAAAAACAAATTGGCCTTGAAGCTGGTTAATACTGATGGGCTTGTTGAAGCGATGGGCAATGATGACATTGAAGAGCCTGACGAGGCGATTTATACATACATCTTCCCATACTTCCATATTCCTGACACGATTGAGGCAGCGCACAGCTATATTTGTTTTAAGGTAAATATGACTGACCGAAGCAACGTCAACGACTGGTATGAAAACTTCACACTTACTGTGTGGGTTATTGTGAACCAGGCGCTGATGAAAATGAAGGGCCATGGTGGTGCAACACGAGTTGACTATCTGAGTGGTCTTGTGGAAAAAGAACTACACGGCAGTACAATTTTTGGAATCAAACAGCTTAAAATCACATCCAATATCGAGGACAATATGGATTTACACCATCGTGTGCGAATTATGACGTTCAAGACGCAGGATTTGGATGACCTTGTGGGGTGTGGCTGATGGAGCTTCGGGAAATGTACGAGCCAAGCTTGATGCGCGGAAGAGACTTTAAAATCAACGACAAAATTACGATTCACATGCCTTCGGTCGGTGACATCATCGATTATGGTGAGCAAAAGTATTTTCAGTTGGTTTATTTATTCTGTTCTACATCGAGCGATTACAAAGCACAGCTTGACTCTGTTGGAATTGATTGGCAGAAGATTTCGGACTTTGAAATGTTCCGGCAACTTTTTATAGGCAATAAAGACCAAGATATGTCTATTTTGCTTGGCGATATGGACACTTCTGGGTTTATGATGGCGAAAGATAACATAAGTGGTGAGATCGTATTACACAACAGGCTTACGGACACTCGTATTGACCATGTGGTGTATGAAACGATTTCTCAGTACCTATGTGCTGCGAATGGAATTGAAAAGCATTCCGAGTTTGCTGCTGACGAACCGACAAGAATTGCAATGATAGAGGAAGCCAGAGACAACTTGGAGTATCAAAAAATAAAGCGTTATGAACCACACCTTGCGGAACTTGTGCTCTCGATGGCGTGTTCGTCTGGCTTTAAGGCGGATTACTTCAAGGCTATGGATTACCCTATGAGTGTATTCATGAATCATGTAAGAAAGATTCAGCAAATAAAAAATTACGACAATACGATGCATGGCGTTTACGCTGGCACCGTGGAATTTGGAAAGATTCCAAAAGCACAACTGGATTGGACGAGCAAGGCTGATTGACCTTGCTCTTTTATTTTATCCAAATAAATTGAAAGGAAGAATATTATGAGTGATTTTAATTTCAATGAGGTCGTTATTGACCGCGTTCATCGCATTCACGAGTATGATCTGAACGGCAAGCGTCTGTGGACCATGAATCAGGTTAAGGATTTCAAGCTGACTCTGGGCGGCGAGACTGTTTACGCTCAGGATGCACAGGGCGTTAACATCATGGCATTCGATAAGAGCAAAACTGCAGAGGCAGATTGGTCTAATGCTCTGATGCATCTGGGTGCTCTGGCAGAGCAGATGGGCTCCAAGAAGGAGGTTGCTTCCTCTGAGGCAAAGCAGGTCTTTACCACTGTTGAGTACCTGACTTCTGCTGACGGCAAGAAGCTGACTCTGACCCATACCCCCAAGACTGCTGTTGCAAATGCCCCATTTAAGTACATTGATCTGGTCGATGGTCAGGGTAATGCACTGAAGACCTTTGAGCTGGGTGAGACCGCAGAGTCTCAGTTCTCTGTTACTGGTACTGAGGTCACTCTGCCCACTGGTGCAGATCTGAAGGCTGGCGACCGCTTTGTTGTGAAGTATCAGTACGAGAGTGATGAGGGTATTGCTATCAATGATAGCGCCGATAAGTTCTCTACCGAGGGCGAGTTCGTGATTGAGGCATTCTGCTACAATCCCTGCGATAAGGCAAACAAGAAGCTGATGCGTATCATCTTCCCGAATGCCAAGATGGATAATGCTATCGATATGACTTTCACTAATGAGCTGGCTCATCCGGTCAAGATTAGCGCTACTCAGGAATACTGCTCTGAAGACAAGCGCCTGTTCCGTATTGAGACTGCCGCTGCCTAATGGCAAATCTGAATTGGTGCCGTACTTGCGGAAAAGAATATCCGGTTTGCCCGCATTGCGAGCAGGATGCGCGTCTTAATCCTTGGCGAATGATTTGCGACACTGAGCCGCACTTTCTTGTGTGGACTGCCGTAAACCAGTATCGTCAGGGAATTATTTCAAAAGAGACGGCAAAAGCAGATCTGACTACTCTTTTGATGCGCAAGTACAAGAATGTTACGGAAGCCGAGGTAGAGACTTTTATCCCAGCTGTTCGTGATGTTTTCCATGAAATCATGGATGAGCCTGCAAAGGCTGAGAATGAATCATCTAGTGATGTAAAGGATGAGACGCCCGTGAAGCCGGTAGTTAAGAAAACATCAAATCGTAAGGGGCGGGCATAACCGCCCCTTCGTTTTTCGTGGTGGTTTTATGGAGAAAAAGAACAGAACAAAATTTAATGTCAGTAAGAATCCAGCAGATAGAACATATGATGGCGTGGTTTATGATAGTAAGGCAGAAATGTTGTTTTATCGAGATATTGTATTGCCAAGGCTGGCAAGCGGCGAAATTGTAGAGTGTCGTAAGCAAGTCCCATTTCTTCTGCAGGAAGCGTTCCGCCGGGTCGATAAGGACGGAAAGGACGTAGCGGTGCGGAAAATTGATTATGTGGCGGACTATGAAATTACATATCGAGATGGCAGCAAACAAGTGATTGATACGAAGGGATTCGCTGATAGTGTTGCGCTGATGAAACGCAAGATGTTCTGGTTCAAGTATCCTGATGTAGATTACCGCTGGATTACATACTCCAAAATTGATGGAGGCTGGGTCGATTACGACGACCTAAAAAAAGCTCGAAAAGAGCGAAAGAAATTGAAGCAAGCACAGACGAAAGGGAGATAAAATGAAGGTTTTAAATTTTCAGGAGCGAAATGAGTTTCTTGATGAAGTAGTTAAGGCATGTACTATTGACGGTGATTATCAGCCCGCACTGCTTGATGTGGTGTTTCGGCTAACCGTTCTAAAGTATTTTGCGGATTATGATTATCGTAGTGAGCCGCAGAGTGAGTGGCCGCGTATTGCTTACGAGTCTTTTAACTTCAAGATTAACAAGGCTGGTTGTGATACTTCTGCATTCTGGGATCAGTACGATTCTCTGGAGAAGGCTGTCCACGAGCAGATTGACCGTTCTCATAAGGAATGGCTTGTTCTTGGTCTCTGTGGCAAGCTCAACGAGATTATTGAGAAGCCTGACCCTATTTCTGATTTCGTTGACTTTATGGAGAACTATTTGAATGATGTGAAGGGCAACTTGAATGACTTTGATGTTGAGAAGTTTTCTGAAGTGACTTCTGCCCTGCTGGACAATAAGCAGGAGATCTCTGCTGTGCTGGCAAAAGATAAAAAGGAATAAACACTTTTAGAGGTGGGTTGGAGGGAATTTTAATATGGCTACAAGAAGTAAACCGCTGAAGTTATGGGATGCTGAGAAGTTCAAAAACGTAAACCCAGTGTCTTTGAAATACTGGGATAGATATGAGACTGATATGGGCATCCGTGATCTCAGCCCGTCTACTGTTTACAATTATGAATCGGATTTCAAGCAGTGGATGATTTATGTTCTGGACAATCAGGGTAATGCTCCTGTGACGGAACTTGAGGAAGAGGATATTGAGGAATTTCTGTTCTATTGTAAGAAGCATGGAAATAACTCTGCTCGTATGAAGCGACGTATGAGTACGATTTCTGCGCTGTACCGGTATCTTCGCAAGAAGAAAATCATCAAAGAAAATCCGATGGAGTTCATTGACCGACCGACCAAGGATGTGGCTGTTGTGAAGCAGACATACCTTACGCCTGATGAGGTTAAGTTGATGCGAGAGAAGCTGAACGCTCTGGTTGAATCTGCGACCACCGTTCACATGAAGGATAATGCGATGACGCTGCGTCTGTATGCACTGTTCTCGCTATCAACGATGGCTCGTGTCAATGCTGTGCGGAATACGCTTTGGAAGTCTATCGACTATGAGAACCGCATGGTGCATGACGTTCTGGAAAAAGAAGGTAAAATCGTAGATTTGATGTTTAGTAAGGAAGTTTCTGAGCTTTTGAAAGAACTGAAAGAGTATCGCACTGAGCATGATATTGAGGATGGTGGCTATGTGTTCGTTGGTACGAAAATCAATGGTGCATGGATGCCGATTACCTCAAGCACTGCCGGTGACTGGTGTAAGAAGATTGGCGAGATGATTGATGAGCCAACGCTGCATCCGCATGATTTCCGGCACAGTGGTGCTACTCTGTTGAAGAATGCCGGTATGAGTCTGGAAGACGTATCTTCCCTGCTTAACCATGCTGGTACGGATGTGACCAACAAGTATTACATCAAGAAGGATACGACCAAGATTCAGTCCGCAAAGGATCGGTTTGAGATTTGAGGTGGAGTGAATGAAACAGTCATACACAAACTTCGATGATCTATTGAGTGATGTAGCAGATGGTGTGGAGCAGATTATGCAGGACGTAGCTCCGCAAATTGAATCCGTTTTACAGACAAGTGCAAGGAGAAATATTAAATCACAGTCCGCTCGCTCTGCTGGAATCGAAGATGCAAGTAATATTGTAAGTAGTGTGACTCGTGATGGGAATACTGTTACGATGATTGTAAAAGATATTGCAAAACCGCAACCGTCTTATTTTCTTGGTGGGAAAAAGCTCGATTCTCAACGTGTAGCAGATACTTTACTGTACAGAGAATATCATTTTGGTGACTCACCGATTGTTTGGAACGAATATGGTGGAGCAAATATTCTATTTGATGAGCGTGAGAACGCGGCTGTTGGTGGAACTATGTTTGCGAACTGGATTGAAAATGGTCTTTGGATGGATCTGAGTTATTATCTTCGGTCTGGCGGGCAGAAAGAATATCGCCCTGCACGTCCGTTTATTGCTCCTGCGCAAGTCGAGGCGGCAATGATTGTTAAGACGGCTTTACATGGATTGTAAAAGCCATCTTTTATGAGGATTTATTTGGAATAAAATTCAATGAGAGGAGGGCTGGCTTTAAGGAGCTGGCCGCTTCTCTTTTTTGTTTTGAAAGGAATGTTGAAAATGGAAAAGAGAGGTGACCAACGGTATGGCGGATAATACAAACAACGCAAGTAGTGCTGATACTTCCTCTGTAACGGCCATAAAGGTCAAGGTCGTTCTTGATACTACTACCGAGGAGTTAAAAAATCAATTTAAAGGAGTTCAAAACAGTTTTAAAAAGGCTCCTGTGGAGATTGCTTTTGGTGTAAACGAAGGCGCAACCATCGGCAATGTTAATGCCGCATTGAAGCGAATCATTAAAAAGGTAGAGTCTCCAAAACTCACTTTGAAAATAGATGAATCTAATATTGATGCTGCTGTAAAAAAGGCTGTTGATAAAGCACAGTCTGGCGCGAAAAATGCGAAAGCCGAAGTCAAAGTAAACTTAAACACTAATGAAGCGAAACAAAAACTAGATGCTTTTTACCGAAGGGTTCAAGAAAAAGGTTCTCTTTATAAGGATGCTCTCAAACTTGAATCGTCTGGTAAGAATCAGCCAGAGTTAGAAGAGGTTTTACGTCAACTTCAAGCTGTTAGAAATGAAGCTGGTCGGCTGCGTACAGAACTTGTAAACATTCTTCCGACGGAAGAGTTTAGCAAAATTTCCGAAATTGAACGAGCAACAACTAATAGTATTTCTAGGCTTGAGGCTCGGCTTCAAGGGTTAAAGAATGCCGCGAATGATGGAGCGTTAAAGGCTTTAAAAAAATCACAAAGCGATCAAACTAATACGTACTTAAATAATCTTGCTGACGCCAATAATAAATATAAGAATTTTTCTGGAGCTTCTGATGTAAAATCTTCTCTTGCGGATGTTCAAAAGCAGATTGATATTCTTAACACGCTTGAAACCGGAACGCAAGATTATGTTAATCAATTAAAGGTTGTCGCTGATACATGGGCTGACGCCACTCGCCAGATGAGTACTTTTGATGAAGCTCAGAAGAAAGCTGAAAATCATGTCAAGAGCATGACGGAACAGGCGCTGAAATGGAAGGAATCCATTAAGGACAGCGACACTGCTTCGCAAGAATTGAGAGATTCCATTGACGGTATTATTGATGCGTCTAAAAAGTTGGATTCAGACCATAGTTCAGATGCATACAAGAAAGGCGTAAAAGACTTAGATGATGCTTTTATTAGTGCAAAAGCGTCCATGTCTGTTTACACGGATGGATACAAAGACCTTGAATCCACTGCGAGAAGAACATTAACTGAAATCCGTAAAAAAGAATTAGAATTAGAGCAGGCCGGAAACCACAGTTTTGACAGTGTTCTTATTGGCGATAGTAAGACGAATTCTCTTGATGGTAGTCTTGAAAGCCAACTTAATTCTTTAAAGGGAATGAACACTCAATCTGCTACGTACAAACAACGAGTAAGTGATATTGTTGACGAGTGGCTAAAGGTAAAAATTCAAATTGAGCAAGCTTTGAAATCAGAAGAGGATTTGCAGAAAGAAGCCGAACAGAAGCACGGTCAAGTCCGTTCAAAGCAAGCTGCCTATAACACTATTCAAAATAGATTAAGTAGTACGGAATTCACAAGAAAAAATAGTGTTGCTTTAGGGCAATTTAACACAGGCGTGTTGGATGATGGCAAAACTGGGCAACAAGTATTGGCAGAGCTAGATGCTGCTATGAAACAGTTGGATGAAAATAAAGGTCCAACAGAGTTTAAAGCAACACTTAGTCAAGTTGACGATTTACTTGTTCAGGTGAGAAAACATATTGACGATGCTTTGGGGCAAAGCCGTCAGACAAAGACAGCAAATACTGATACAGATAAGATAGAAAATCTTATGCGTACTCTATATCAGTATAAAGAAACACTTCATGGATTTGAAGGCTCAAAGTTTGAAGCAGAATATAACGAGCTTTTCGATGCGATTAAGAATAACAGTTATTCTTTTGAAGAAGCTCAAATGAAAGTCAGCAAATTCCAAAATGCTTGCCACCAAGCTGGTCTCGAAACTGAAACGCTTGGTCAAAAACTGTCTCGTTTGTTTAAGGAGCACTTCCAGACCGCCATCGCTATGGCTGGCGTTGCAATGGTCAAACAAGGTCTGCGAGAGGTTTATGATAATGTTCTGGAACTGGACACGGCTGTAACAGAGCTTAAAAAAGTCAGTAAAATGACTGGCGACGAGATGAATGAATATCTCGATAGAACTGCAACAAACGCTCGTGAACTTGGTGCGAATATCTCTGATCTTGTGAGTAGCACAGCCGATTGGAAACGCCTTGGATACACTGATAAAGATTCAGAAGAGCTTGCTCGTGTGTCTGCTCTTATGGCTAACGTTGGAGACCAAATAGATAATGCAACAACTGCTTCTTCTTACCTGATTTCTGCAATGCAAGGTTTTGGGTTGGTTGCTGATGATGCAGAGCGTCTTCTGGACTGCATGAACCAAATCGCTAATACCGAACCAGTCAGTATGAACGACCTTGGAATTATCATGCAGAAAAGTTCAGCTGCGATGTCTGCCGCCGGAAATACATATCAGGAGACGCTTAGTTTGGCGGCTGCTGTGAATGGTGTACTTCAGGACGCCGATACGAGTGGCACTTACCTAAAAACTTTGAGTATGTACCTTCGTGCTTCAAAAACAGATGCTGAAAATGCCGGTATCGCAACAGATGGGATGGCAGATTCTGTATCCGAACTTCGATCTGAGTTGAAGCAACTTGCTGGTGTTGATATTATGAAGGATAATAATACCTTCAAATCAACATATCAGATTATGAAGGAACTTTCTGAGGTTTGGAAAAATCTGTCTGACACAACACAGGCAAATATTACTGAGCTGATCTCTGGTAAGAGAGGAGGTCAGAGTACATCTGCCCTGCTGAATAATTTTAGCGTTGCTGAAGATGCTATGAAGCAAGCGCTTAATTCTAGCGGCAGCGCAATGCGTGAGAACCAGACGTACATGGATTCCTTGCAGGCAAAGCTTAATCAGCTTGATTCTGCATTCCAGAAGTTTAGTACGGACTTGATGAAGTCAGATATCCCGAAGTTTTTCGTAGATCTTGCAACGGTTTTTGTTGACGGTGCAGATAACGCTGTAAAATTTGCTGGTGCATTACCCACTTTGACAGCCGCCATCTCCGGTGTGCTGTCCGTAATGCAGATGAGCGGAAAGCTCAAAAATGGTGCGGGTAAAGTTAATATGCCCTCTTATGTTTGTTGCGTATAAAAAATATAGGATGCGGCACCATGTAAAAATAAAATAGCCCCTAGAGTGCTGGGAAACCCTAAGAGCCATATCACCTATATTTATATAATGTAGGAATCGAAAGATAGAAATAAGGATATGGATGCTATATGCTGAGATAAAAGCTCGTTTTTATCGTATTGTCAAAATATGGCAACAATCGAGTGCTAAGTAGCGTTTATAATGGGCGGTCAGCAGCCGATCCATTCCCCTATTATATAATGTAGGAGGGTGGAAGGTTCATCGACTAAAAAGGGTCAGTGAGCAACCACTGGAAAGATAGTCAGTTCTGGACGAAAGTTCAGAAGTCCACCTCAGACGTAATCAGACGACTTAAAGAAGTAGGTGGAAACGAGGAGACGCGCTATTCTCTGGCGCGATACAAATAGGAGAAAACAAAATATTCGTTGACTACATACGATATTCTGGCTATAATAAAAGTACAATTGCGTATCCAAAATATACGGAGGTGTTTTATTATGGCTAGACCTAAAGGAAGCAAGAACAAAGTAAAAGTTCTTGACGGTATCGATTATGCGGCACAGATTGCTGAAAAGAATACTGCCGCAGAATCTATCGCTGAAGAAATCGCAGCACTCGGCACGAATATTGCCGCGCTGAATGCTGAAAGAAAAGCAAAAGAAGCAGAGCTGAAAAAAATCAACAAAGAGATTGTAAAGCTCGAAAAGAAAAAGGCTGATGCCGATGAAAAGATTGCAGCAGAGCTGAATCGCAAAAAGGCAGAAGACATTGTTGCCAACGCACTGGCCAGCGGCATGACTGCTGAAGAGATCGCTGAACTTCTAAAATAAGGTATCATCATAATGAACAAGCCCGACTTCCCTACTGCTGGGAGGCCGGGCGTTTTAATTTGCGTTGCTTTTTGCGACAGTCTGTGATACACTCTTACAAAAGGAGTGTTGAATCATGGAGAATAATAAAAAGTATGTGCCGAATATGGAAATTTCTAATTTTGGCGGTCGTTCTATTACGGACTACACGTATCATGGCGGCAAGGACGAAACCACAGAGAATCAGCTGAATGCTTATTTCAGAGATTATAGTGATAATAGATTGAAAAGCAAAGATGGAGGCGCTGATGACGGAAATAGTAAAACTAATCAACAGCATTGATACGCTGTTTAATGTATTTGTTCCAGGCGCAATCTGTGTCTGGTTTTATATGAAGCTGTCTTTAAAGAAAATTGAATATCAGGGATATCTTATTTTAAGTATCGCAGTTGGTTTTGTATTAAAGTATACGGTTGATTACTTAGATAGAATCCTTCCTTTTGTTGTAGTTGATTTTCCTATCGTACTGGCATACGTTCTTTTAGGGCTGCTTGCCGCTTCCGCATTTTACAAAGTCAAGAACTCTGTTTGGGCTCGAAAAATAATGGTCAACATTCTTGGAGTTGAGCCGAGTGACAATATTTGGACTAGGCATATCGATTCTCATGGTAATTTGATGATGCTAAACATGGATGATGGGTCTCATATTTTAGGAAAACTAGAAACAGCAGATGATGAGTATATTACATTAACATATCATTGCTCTGCAAAATCAAAGTCTGGTAAGGATATGGATGATGCCGCAAAGAATGCAAATACCGGTTCTGTCCTCTGTATCCCAATGAGTCGCGTTAAGAGTTTTGAGTTTTTGTATTGCGATAGAAATTCCGCAATGGCAAAATACGTTTTTCGCTAAATCTAAATACGACCAACTACCCTGCTACTTTGTATAGCAGGGCTTTTCTTTTTATCACCACTCGTATCCACAGTTTTTACAATGGAAAGTTTTCTTCACTTTTCCACTGGCAAAGCCCCAGAATGCTACATCTAAGACTTTAGAAGCGGTTCCGATCTTTTCAAGGTCTGGCGAGCCACAAGTAGGACATTTTGGAACATACTTCGGATGTTCTTTCTCCTCCAAGTCGGCTCTATATTGAGTGTCAAATTCGGTAGCTTTGAGTTGTATTTTCTTTAGGTGCTCTTTATCAATCTCTGAGATATTTCTTTTAGGATTGGTTTTTGCTTTCCAATCGTACTGTTCTCGTTCTTTCATTCGAGTCCAGTTCTCATATAAAATAAGATCTCTTATACAAAAAGCACACAATGTATCCCATCTTGAATAAAATTTATCGCAGAACGGGCAGTATTTAACATATTTTTCCATTTTTTGATTTCTCCTCTCAAACCGATATTAACTTTCTTCGGCGTTAAAGATGGAAAGATTGAAGCGACTGCACTAAAGCGAATTGCAGATTCCTTAAACAACCTCATTAACACTTATGTTGCATGGGCAGACACTGTTGGGCAGGATTATAGCATATCTAATTTTATCAAATGGTTAAAAAACAGTCAAGGTGAGATTGTAGCAACAGAGCTTAGAATGTACGCTCTAAAAGCGGCCACACTTGCTTTGAATATGGTTTTTGCCATGTTTGCGGGATGGGTAATTTCTGCTGGAATGAACGCATTCATTAACTGGATGAAGAATGCGAAGACGCACTCCGAACAGCTGATTTCTACGATGGAAGATGCACATGATGCCGCAGAAGAAGCACAGCAGGATGTTGATGACATCCAACAAAAGCTGGATGACCTTGACCAAAAGGTAAAAGACCTTGGTGCAGAAAAAATTGAGGACATTGTTGACCCACAAGAGAAAGCAAAGATTCAGGAAATCAACAATCTGCTGGAGACCCAACTTCGATTGAAGAAGCAAATCGCTGACGATGAAAATAATAAAGCAAACAAGGCTGCGTCTGATGTATTCAACGACAAGTCAGAAGTTGTAGTATCTAATGAAACCCCAACGTCTTATGCGGAAGCTGACCCGAATGGCATTGGAGTGACTGTCACTCCGTCTAAGAATGTCACACGGACGGAAGCTTTGCGTGAGCATACAGCTAGAGTCAACGAGCTATCGGATGCTTATGTAAAACTCATGTCGGATGAGAATGCAACCGATGAGGAACGTGCTCAGGCAAAGAAAAATCTTGAAGATGAAATCAGCCTTACAAATGATGCTGGCACAAAAGTTTCTGAGCTTGCGGATATGTATGAGACAGATGCTTCTAAATACGGAGATGTTTCTTCCGAAGTTCAGGAATGTACAGATTCAATGCAGGGAGCAAGTGATGCTCTTGAGCGTGCAAACAATCTGCTAAACGGCACAACAAGCGTTGAAAATACAAATCTTGATGCTTTTAAGAGTAAATTCAAGGACGTAATCGAGGAAATTGATAATGGCTATCTGTCTATGCAGGAAGCTATTGCTCAATACAAAGACCTCTCTCCCCTGCAAGCATTTGGCAGTATGACTGGCGAGGCCATCATTAACATTGATTCTGACACAGCTCATCAGACTGAAGCTGAAGCTACCGCTCTTGCAAAGCTTCATGAAATCGCTGACGCAAATAATATCTCGTTTGAGGATTTGATCGGTGCATTTGAACAACTTGGTATTGTTGCCACAAGCGACACTAGCGGAATTGCAAACTATGCAACTCAGCTTGAAGAGACCATGAAAGCTATTGATAGCTTGCAATCTTCGTATAAATCTTGTTCTTCTGCCGTTGAGGAGTACAACAAATATGGTTATCTGAGCACTGACACTATGCAGTCTTTGCTTCAAATGGATACAGAATATCTAAATTGTCTTGACTTGAAAGATGGAAAACTCCAGATTAACAAGCAGAGATATGCAGAATTACTGGCTGCTCAGTACGCTCAAGCAGAAGTTGAAGCTATTGATCAAGCCATTACAGAGCTAAACACGATTGCAAAGGGCGATGCGGCAGAGAAAACTCAGACCCTTACGACTGCAACAGAAGATGAGAAAAATAAACTCGTTGCTCTTTGCCCTGCCCTTGAGGACGCAACTGTTGGCACTGGTGAATTAGCTGCCGCTTTAGCAGCTGCGCAGGGTGCCGCAAACGGTGGAAATGCAGAGTAGATTCAGGCTCAAATCGATGCTGTTATGGGAGCTTTGAATACAAAAATCACATTGTTGAAGAAGAACACCCAAGCGGCTATTAGCAGTGGTACTTCTCTCGGAAATCAATTGAATGGTTTCAATGAGAAAACAAATAAAAACAACAAATCAACAGCAAAATCTGTTACCGACGTGTCTTCTGCTTTCGATACCTTGAATAAGGCTATGAAGGAGTATAACCAGTATGGCTATCTGTGTGCTGACACAGCAAAGTCTTTGGTTGGGCTCGAAGACAAGTTCACTGCTTGCCTGACTGAACAAAACGGAAAGCTCCAAATCAATGTAGAGCAGTTCCGTAAGTTTGTGAAAGAGCAACTCAAGGAAGCAAATGCCGCAAAAGATGGCGGGAAATCAGCTGATGAGATGAATAAAATTCTGAACTATCTTGATCAGAATGTAGATACAACAACCATCTCTTTCGAGCAGTTGACTGACGCCATCAAGGGCTACGGCACTGCGATGGATGAAGCCAAGGAAAAGACGGACGCTATAAAATCCGCATTTTCTGATCTTTATGATGTTGGCACACAGAAAAAGGATAACGACTTTAGCTTCTTGGATATGGATGCCATTGAGAAGCAGTATCAGGCTGTTCGTAATCTGTATGAAAACACAGACCTATTTACAAATCCAAAATATGCTAGTGCTCTGAATTCCGAAACCGGAGAAGTTGACTACAACAGCGATGCATTTAAACAGATGTTTGCAGATCATCTGAAAGAACTTGCGGCGTCTGCCCGTGAGACCGGTGGTGCTGCTGGAGAATATCTTGCACAAGGTTTTGAAGATGCTGCTGCCAAGATTGCAAACAACGTGATGAGCATTCGTGAGTGCATTGATGGAATTGGTTCTTCTTTGAATTATGCAACCGACAGGATTGATCATTTTCAAAGTGGTTTCTCCGATATCTCTGATATCGTCACTCAGTACAATACTTATGGTGGCCTAAGTATCGACAATTATCAGAAGCTGATGAGTCTCGATGATGATTACATTAAGTGTTTGAGTCTCGAAGGTAATCAGCTGAAGTTCAATACAGAAGCATATAAGGAACTTTTCATTGCAAAACTGAACGCAATGATTGATGAGTATGATGCCGCAGACGAAACAAAAGCACTTGCTCAACGTCTTCGTGAATTGAGGGATGCTGTAATTGCATCCGGTGATGGCTTTACAAGCGCAGAAGATAAGGCTAAAAACTTCGAGACAACACTCGGAAATATTAAGAGCCTCCTGAGTGACCTAATTGGTGTATTTGAAAAGTTCAACGAGATCAAATCGAATGACCTAAAGATTCAGGGTGATGCTTGGATTGATGTCATTGATAAACGAATTGATGCCCTTAACGAAGAAAATGATGCACAGGAACGAGCAATCGAACTGGCAAAACTTCAGGATGAATACGAGCGTGCAAAGGCCAATAAGACTGTCCACGTATATGGCGGCAGAGGTCAGGGCTTCGTATGGAAAGCAGATGAAAATGCTGTTCGTGAAGCTGGGCAAAACCTGTCTGACAAGCAACGCGAGTATAAGAAGAAAGATGAAATTGACAGGTTAAACAAGCTCAAGGATAAAGTTCAGGAAGCAAATAGCCTTATCGGCACCAGTTGGGATGATTATCAGAAGAAGCTAAAATACACTGCCGAGTTCGAGGCCATGACCTTTGAGCAGATGGAAGGTCACTATGATGGCTTTAAGAATAGTATCCTAGACAATATGCGTGACATTCAGTCTGCTACTAATGTCAGTGATGCTATTACAAATCTCGAAAAGCTAATCAACACACTAAAAACGCTTAACGACGTTATAACATTCTTTACTTCTGGCGGTGTAAGCACTGATGGCGGTGGAATTTTTGGACTTTTTAACCAGATCAAGAACATGTTCACTGGCGAAAGCGGTAACTTTGATCTTGGTGCTGGCTTTAAGAAGATGTTCGATGGGGCAGCTAAAGCTGTTTCTGACGGTTGGAACTGGATTACTGGTAAGAACAAGGCTGGTTCTGCCGCACTAAAATCAGACACCACTACGACATTGGATATCCTTGGCAACACAATAAAGGTGAATACCGGCGATATTCAGCGTGTATCTGGTGGATTTTTTGAGAGACTGGTTGGTGCTGCGAAAGACAACCTTGGTAGTATCGGCAAGTTCTTCTCAGGTGCATAGACATCTATCTCTGAGAAAACCGGGTTGATGTTTACTGACATTGGCTCGTTCTTCACAGAAGGATTTGGTCTGTTGAACGGTCAGACTGGACTTGGTCTTAATAGCATTGTTGAGACCGTCGGGAGTATGTTTGGCCCAATTGCGGCTGGCGCACAGTCTATCGGTAGTGCCATCTCGTCTGGCGTTGTAAGCTTCTTCCCTTCTATCTTCGCTGGACTTGGTACTCTGGTGACAAGCGTTGGCGGTGCTATGGCCGCTATGATGCAGGCGATTGCTGCTGCTCTTTCTTCCATCCCTATCGCTGGTTGGATTGCTGCCGCTGCAGCTGTTGCAGGTGCAGTTGCTCTGATTGCTACGATTGCTTCGGTTGCAAGTGATGTTTCTAACACACAGGTTGATGAACCTACTCCAGCATTCCAAGCAAAGAAATATGCAAAGGGTACTCGTGGCGTTAAGAAGGACCAGATTGCAAACGTTGATGAAAAGGGCGAAGAGCTGATTGTTCGTAAACCCAATGAAGGTCGCATGACCTATCTTGAAAAAGGTGACGGCGTTATCCCTGCAAAGGAAACCGACAACCTGATGGCGATTGGTGAAGATCCTGAAGGCTGGCTGGCAAAGGGCTTGGCCGAAGTGACCGGTAGTGCCGCTGCCGGTGCTGGTATGAGTGCCCAAGGCCCGAATGCAAAATTGAGTGGTGCCGCAGCAGCCGCTGCCGCTGGTGTTGGCTCAATTTTCGAGAGCGAGTATGATGAGATCCTTGGTGATACAAACGAGTTCATGTCTGGACTCTCTGATATTTTCAAGAAGAGTGATAATCCAATCATTGCTGCCGTTCAAAGTATGATTTATATGGCCACTAAGACTGTATATCGTATGTCTACGGTCGGTAAGATTAACTCTTCTAAGACAGTGACAGAATCCACCAGCAACACAAAGAAGGCGGCCCAGAGCCAAATTTCGTCTATGACGAGCAACTTTGAGTCTAGCTGGAAATCTGTGGCTGGCGAGCTCGGTCTGGACACAAAGGATATTGAAGAAACCAGCAAAAAGATGTCTGAGAAGATGAATGAGCTGGTGAACAACACCTTTGATGCACTGAATGAGAATACCGGCCTGAGCGCTGAACAGGTTGAAGATGTCACCAACACGATGTTTGATTCGCTGCAAAAGATTTATACCAGCGGATGGAACAGCCTTGCTTCTACTTCCGGCGACATGTCTAAGGAGATTGCGGATAAGCTGAATGCATCTTATAAGTCTTCTGTTGACAGCACAAACAAGGCCATGAATGAGATCTCCAAGGCATTCGGTCACAGCTGGAGTAAGGTTGGTGGCGGTGTAAAGACCCTGAGTACCAATGTTCAAAAGACAATGGAGCAAGCATGGGCTGACACCAGCAAAGACACCCAGAAGCTGATGTACGATATGCGTGCGTGCTTTGACAATAGTTGGAGCATGAACGAAGCTGGCGTAACTAATCTGGCAGAAATGACTCAGGGAACGGTGAAAGATGGTTATGCCGAGATTGATTCTTCGAGCTCTAATACATTTGGTGAGAATGGTCAGTTGAAAACGGATGCAGACAATTCGTGGAAGAATGTAGAACCTGGCGCTACGAATTTAGCAAACAATATGCAGTGGGTGATGGATCAGTCTTACAAGTCCATTAAGGACGGATGTACAGCTGCCGTTACATCGATCAAAAACGATTTGGCGACCACAGGTGATGCATTTGAAGCTGTCGCTACAAAGGCGGAGAAGGCAAAGCAAGAGACACAACAGCAACAACAAACTGCTCAACAGCCTGCTAAACAGAAAGGGGCTCTTGAGAATATTGCGGAAGGAGCCGGGCAGTTCATTAGAGGCGTTGGCCAAGGCATAGCCGATGTTGTTACAGCACCGTTTAAGTTCTTTGGATCATTACTTGGTTTTGCAAGTGGCACAAAGGAAATAAAGAAGTCTAATTTTGCTAACGTTGACGAGCAGGGTCCTGAGATGCTGGTTCGTCAGCCGCAATCTGGGCGCTATACCTATCTTGAAACCGGCGACGGTGTTGTCCCCGCTGACATCACTTCTCGTTTGTTCGAGATGGGCGGCAACCCGGATGCGTGGTTCCAGAAGCAAATGGCAAAGTACGGTTCTCAGCCGATTGTCCAGGGCGGCGGTGGAGATGTTACAACTTCGATTGGCGATATTATTATCACGAATCCTGTTGGCAGCTTTGATGCTCTGGCAAATGAAATCAAACAGAAGTTACCGACTAAGGTTGCTCAAATGCAAAGCAAGCGGTAAGTAATAGTTTATACAGCCGATACCACTAGGATAGCCTAGCAGGTCGGCTTTTATTTTTGATTAGGAGGAATAGGATGGCAGATAAATCAGTAACTGATGTGCTGGCCGAAGTGATGACTTCTGCCGCCGAACACGCCGTAAAGAACGCAAAATTTGACGTATCCGCCTATGGAGTGATTACAGAAAAAGAAGGCCAGCACTATAAAATCGCTGTATTCGGTGGCGAGTACGGCATTGTAACAAACCACGACTACATTGTGGGCCAGAAGGTTGTTGTGACTGCATTGCAGGGTAACTTCCGTAACCTGATTGTATCGGAGAGTAATACCAGCGTTGAAATTCTGACAGTGAAATCTCTGGTGACCGGTGTCGATAGCCTGAACGCCGAGTTTGAGTCGATGAAAGACAAATCCCAGCAGACAGAAGACACCGTTCAAGATCAGCTAAAGAATACGATCAATACTTGGTACAGGAATGGTCATCCGCATACATACAACTATCCTGCTTCAGATTGGAAGACAGATGAAGAGAAACAAGCACACGTCAACGACATCTACTATGATAAAAGGACTGGCATTTGCTATCGCTGGGTATATGATCAGGATAAGCAGCAGTATTTCTGGATGGAAATTGTGGATGCCGGTGTTATCAATGCACTGTCGATGGCAACATCCGCACGAGATCTTGCGACAGAAAAAGTTCGTGTTTTTACTGATACACCGACTGCTCCATACGATGTGAATGATCTATGGATTTATGGCGGTGTTGGTGGTGCATTGTATATCTGTATTACTGCGAGAGGTGAAACCGAAAAATGGACATTCAGCGACTGGGCTGTTGCGACAAAGTACACGGATGATACGACCGCAAACACAGCGGTTGAACGTGTTGGCGCTCTTGAGACAAAAGAATCCGACGATGTAGCTAGTCTGTGGCGCTCGATGAATGGCTTCAATGATAATTTTGGTGGTTTTACAAACAAAGACTATACCGCCACAAAGAAACAAGTATATGACAACAAAAGCAACATTGAGAAAAATGCTTCTGATATTACTTCGTTGAGGACAGACCTTGATGACGCAAAAACGGCTGAATCCAATCACTATCAAGATATGACACGCAAGATTTCGGCTGCAAATACAAACATCTCGACCTTGAAAACGAACGTATCAGATATCAATAAAACGATTTCAGAAATCACTGTTGACAATTTTCTGGCCGCACTGAATCTGGCTGTGAATACCAATGGTGAGCTTTGCTATATATCGAAGGATAATTCGGAGGTGATAACTTGAAACCAATTCTATCTAAAATCGGCGCATTTGATGCCACAAAGGATCATACATTTCAGTTTGCCGCATACGCAGACATTGATATCATTGCTCTTATCGTCTTCGATACTCCGACGGGCAGTATTTTGCAGGGTGATACGCTTTCAAAAGGCGTGTATAAGTTTGGTACATTCCCTGCCGGTGGCACTGGTCTGGCACGATATTTTACAATTCCGGCAGGCACGTTTGAGAACCGCAAAGATCCGTATTATATGATCATTCGCTGCCGACTGAAAGGCACGAATCTGTTTTCAGAATACTCGGACAAGCTGCTGTTTTATTGCCATGAGGAACCGACAATCAAACTGAACGACCTGAGTTCTTCCGGCGTGACTACTATTCCCTACCCTTCTTATTCCTTTGAGTTCTCTTACAAGTATAAGGTATCGGAGGGTGAATCTGTAAACCGTTATGAATTCTGGCTTTATGATGCGAATCGCGAACTGCTGAAAAAGTCAGTGAGCTATTATTACCGTGATTCTTTGAAAGGGTTTCAGATCGATGGACTGGATAACCACACCCTGTACTATCTAAGAGCGACGGCAGAATCTGTTGGCGGTTATCAGCTGGACACTGGCTTGCAGGCGTTCCGAACTGACTATCCAGAGTATGTGAATGACGTAGAATTCACCGTGCAGAATAACTATCGTATGGCAAATATCAGTATGCACGCACAGTATTTCCTGACAAGAAGCAGTGGTGCAAATGCCCTGCGAATCAAGCGACGTAAGAAAGGCGCAGCAATCTGGACTTCGCTTTACCAGGAAAAGATCGATCTGAATCATGTCATTATGAAGATGGGCTGGTCAAACCTTCACATCAATAAAACGACTGGTCAGCCGATGGGCAACTATAAGGCAGTGACCTCGGATTATATCGACAAGAATCGAGTTCTTTCTTTTCAGTTCAAATCTGAGGACAAGGCGTTTTGTCTGATTGCATATACTGCTGACCGCAAGTTCATCAAGGCATCAAGTGATTTTACATCGACCGATGAATTCAGAAGTTCCAGCGAATACAAGGAGTGGTTCTCTGAAACCTTCTTGAACAACATGAAATACTATCGTGTTGAGGTATCGGCAACAAAGAATCAGGATTTAGAGCCAAAAGACTTCAATGATTTTTATATGTACAGCGCTGACGATGGTTATGTGATGATTGATTACACCGACCTATACGCCATTGGCCGCAAGACCGACTATGAGTACGCCGTAGCTCCCGTTGCAAATGGCATTGAGCTTGGCTATGCGAAGGCCAGCGTTGTAAGTGACTTTGATGGTGCTGTGATCACTGACGGCAATAAGACCTACCATATTTTCCTTGAGCCGAAAGTCGACAGTGTTGAAAAGGTACGTTCTGCTACAGTTGTCGAGACGATGGGAAGCAAGTACCCGTATCTGTTTGCTGGCAGTGAAGCCAATTATTACAGCGGCCACTTCTCTGGTGTCGGCATTCGTTTTGATAACACAATGAAAGACTTTGATATCAATGGCGGCAATGCATTCCGTGATGAACTGAGCGAGTGGCTGACCAACGGCAGTGCGAAGCTGTTGAAGATGTTTGATGGCCGTAGATGGCTGATGGGTGTCAATGGCAATGTGTCTATCTCCTGCTCTGATCATTACGACAAGGGCGTATTGGAGTTCGACTTTGTGGAGCTCGGTGACGCAGAGAGTGAGAGCGACATGTATAACAATGGGCTGAGTGATTATCAGCCGGGAGGCAGCGTATGACATATCTTCCGACTGACGCAGACCTGGCGCTATTGAACAATCATTCGTCTAATATTTACTGCCGCATTGATATGCTGAACAAAGATTTTATTACAATTGATAGTTTGGAAGGTCTTGTGATCGATGGTTCTATTTCTATCGACTCAGAATCTGACGTGCGGCGAACCTTTAATGTGACCCTGTATCTGGGTAAGAAGAGCGGCATTTCAAGCCTGACGGAAGAGGATTGGATCAGTAAAAATGTGCGTGTATTCATTGGTCTGTCAGGAAGAGGAATGTCGAAAATCAGTGCTTCAAAGAGTATTGACGAGATGATCAGGGAAAATGCGGATTATCAGCTCGCTGCGACGAATTATGATGATTTGATTCAGGACATCACAAACAGAGGCTATGCAAAATACGGTAATATCGACAACCTGAATCGAGATGTGCTGGTGTGGACACGAGCCAATATCTCAAAGTATCATACGTTCTTTGACCAGATCAATGACGGCACACCACCGGATGATCCAGCTGAAGCAGAGGAATGGTACACCAAACTTGGTGATTACTCTACGGTTTTGGGAAGTGATGATCCAATTTGTCAAGATGGCCCTTATATCGCATTTACACCAATGCTGCAGACCAAAGACGGACTTGTGCCGCTTGTGAAGGATGATATCTGGGCTTATCTGGATGCTGTGGCAACAAAAGCGAAGTCAATGAGCGGCGGTCTCTCCCCTGCCAATATCCTTGAGGTAGACAAATCAGGCATCGATAGTTTCGTGTATGGTAACAAAATGCATGTCCATGGGATGATTGCTGCTGTTGAAGGCATGGTTCTGAACGGAGTTACGCTTGGCAAGGTGGATGTTTCTGCTATTGCCGGTTAGAGCGAGGACGAACTAAGGGAGACCTACGGAAAAACCAGTGTGTTTGCAGGACATTCCATGCACGACATTCAGGCAGAAGTGATTGACACAAAGACCGCGCTGAATGAGCTGTATAACGACCTGTTCCTTAGCTATTCCAATTCAGCTGACAGTTCTTATGTTGATGGTGTAAAAATCTATTGGTACAACGAAGGGTGCTATACATTTACATCCAATGGCTTTACATATAGCGCAACAGAAAACACTGTGCAGGCAAGCTGTGTTGACTTAGTTTCTCGTATCAACGGAGACTTGGGTGGACAGCTGGTTGGTGACACACATCGCATTGAGAAAGGCACTCGTATCGGTGATGCCATCTGGGCGGTGATGAGAGATGAGACGGAGTTTAAGAAATATTCTATCGACTATTGGAGCCGCACTGTTCCACATGACTTGGATTATGATACTGGCTCGACTGTTTGGGATATTCTCTCAGAATTGCGTGATCTGTATTATCCGTTTGAGATGTATTTTGACGATGATGTGTTTGTATGCAAGGAAATTCCCAGTGGATTTGATGACCCGCCTGTGCTTGACCCAGAAGTATTCGAGAAGCTTGTGACCAACGATGGCGAGTCGGCCACAGTGGATTATGCCGCTGTCCGAAACTGCGTTGAAGTGTTTGGTGCGACGATTGAAGCGGATGGAGCTGCAACTGTAAAAGGATGGTCTGGTACAAATAAGACACTTAACCTTGTATTAGATGCAACCAAAACAACATTGACGAGTGAAACGAAAGTTTCTTTTGTTGCTCCTGCAAATGTTGAAGCTGCCAAAACGGATAAGAACGGTAATGTATTAAGCGGCGCAATGACGGTAGTGCTGACATTTACATGGAAGGAACCTAAAGACAAAGACGGCAATGAACAGGTTCACTCTGAGACAAAAACAAGTACGCTGTATCGTTCTTTGACTGATGCTAATGGTTCGGATATTATTCAAGACCCAGGCTGTATTAAGGCAACGAAGTATTATGTTCTCCAGTGGAATCCGAATACTGGCCGCATTTATTTTTTGGGTCAACAGCAGAGCCACGCTATGGCAAAACTGGTGGACGAAATCCCAGCCACCAAAGAGATCGAAGCTCAAAAAGCAGAAGATAACTGCGACAATATGGCTTTTATTTGTGTGAATGACCCGAACAATATTGATGACCTGTACAATGCACGGTTATCCATTGAAAAGATCGGTCGTAGAACTGAGATTCTATCGGGTGGAGACTACGAGAATTACACCACGGATGACGCAGCCATGGAAGTTTGTCAGTACGAACTGTGGAAGCGTGCCCGCCTGACTGACGGCCTGAGTGTGACCACGCGACTGGTTCCGTGGCTCGACGTGAATGAAAAGATCCAATATGCTGCCAAATATCTGGGCGGTAAGACCCCCGTGGATTGGATCATCAAAAGCATTTCTATGAATCTGGGTGAAGGCACAATGTCGCTTTCTATGAGCCGCTATTACCCTTATTACACTTATATCGTAAACAACAAATATACGTTCTATCAGGATAATTTGTTTGATAAATATTTTCCCGAATTAACTGCCACTACGGCAGATGAACAATAAGAGAGGAGTGAGCAAATGGCACTATCTTTTGGAGAATCTAAGCGGTTGGCTGCGAAAAAAGCTGCAAGCCCCGCAAATGTTTCTGTTGATGATATAGATGTCGCAACTCTGGAATTAAATGACGAAGACCAAATTGCCGTGTATGATGATAACGGAGAAGAGACATTTGAGCGTAGTGGCAATTACACCTGGTTTGCTGATTACTCTGACGACCAGTGGTCTTACATCGACAAAAACAAAGACATTCAGCTGGATGCAAATCAGATCAATATCACACAGGAATCCAACTCGCAGGTTATTCCGTTTGAAATGCCGCGTTACTACGATGGTATTGACCTGCTTCAGATGACGATTCAGATCCACTACCTGAACGCAGACAGAGAGGAAAACTACGCTTCCCCTATCAACGTGAGCTATAGCAACACCAAGATCCGCTTTTACTGGCTGGTGGCAAATGATGCTACTGCAAAAGAGGGCGAGCTGCAGTTTGAGATCATGGCATCCGGCGCTGTGAATGTTCCGAATACAAGCACCACCAAGAGCTATCTGTGGCGCACCCGCCCGAATGGCCGATTGAATGTGCTGAAATCGCTGACCGGCAAGCAGATGGTTGATCCGACTGGCAACGACTGGTATACCCAGTTCCTGGCAACAATGAGTCAGAAGGTTGGCGAGGCACAGGTTGCCGCATCCGCTGCTGAGAAGAGCGCACAGGACGCAAAGAATGCAGTTGCAAGTGTGGATGAAAAGCTGGCGCAGTTCTATAAGAAGGACGAGGTTGATGGCTTTGTTACGATGCTGCGTGGCGAGATTGCTGCCGTTGATGGTCTGGCAAATTTCAATGTGCAGTATGACAACGATACTCGCACCCTGACGTTCCTGAATGGTGCTGAAGAGATCACAAAGATCAAGTTGAACACTGATCCTTCTGCTGAGTGGGTAAGCATGTATAACGGCATTGTGGACAATAAGATCAGCACTGCTGTGACCCCTGTTCAGACTGAGCTGACTGAGTATAAGACTGCAAATGATGCCGCTGTGCAGGAGCTGAAGGACAGTGTTGGCGACCTGCCGGAGACTTTGAAGTCCTCCTATTATAATAAGGAAGCCACCGACGCACTGCTCGATAAGAAAGCAGACAAGACGACCGTTGACGTGCTATCCAGTGATGTGAGCGGCCTGAAGAATACGGTTGGTGGTATTCAGACCTCTGTTGACCTGGCCAATGCGGATATCGCTAAGATTCAGGAAACCTTGAAAGACTTTAAGCCAGATGAGAATTCTGGTCGCGAGTATGATATCACTTACGAAGATTCCAAGCTGAACCTGTTGGAGAACGGCACGGTCAAGACCACTGTTATTATTGAAGGTGGCGGCGGTGGCGGTGGTAGTACCTCTACAATCACCATTGAGCGTATTGGCGAGTCTTCTATCGCTGTTGTTAAGGGCGACACCGCAACTGTCGAGTTCAACTTTACCTCTGTGGATAACTCTGGCGAAGACACGGGCGATGCTACCGGCGTATGGTATGTTGGCAACACAAAAGTTGCAACTTCGACTGTTTATCAGGGCAAGAACAGCTTCGACATCACTCAGTATCTGCACAATGGTGACAACAAGATCAAATTGCAGGTCACTGACTCTGTTGGCAGTATGGGTTCAAAGACTTGGAATATCAATATTGTCGAGTTTTATCTGGAGAGTATCTTCGATGATTCTCTGGTTTATAGTGGTGAAGTCACTTTCCGCTTTACTCCATACGGAAATATCAATAAGGACGTTTCCTTTACTCTGGATGGCAAAAAGCTTGGTAGTGTTACAACTGCGGTTACCGGCAGACAGATGACCTATGCGATCCCGGCACAGAGACACGGCGCTCACCTGCTGGAAGTGACCATGACAGCAAATATCAATGGCAAAGCTGTGACTAGCAACACCATTTATAAAGATATCATGTGGGCAGAGGAAGGCAATAGCACACCGATCATCAGCTGTGCCACAAAGGAGTTCACTGCAAAACAGTACAGTACCACTGGCATTGTTTACACTGTCTATAACCCGGCCTCTTCTACTGCAAGCATTACGCTTGAAGTTGACGGCATTAAGACTTCTACACTGACTGTTGGTCGTACTGCTCAGACTTGGAGCTTTAAATCTTCTGATATTGGCACCCACACTCTGACCATTACTTGCGGCGCTACCATCAAGAGCATCACCGCAAAGATTGAAGACCTTGGTATTACCATTGAGCCCGTTAAGACCGGCCTGATGCTGGACTTTAACCCCACTGGCCGCAGCAACGCAGATGTGAACCGCCTGTGGAGTTCTGGCAGCAATAAGATGACTGTCAGCGACAACTTTGACTGGGTGAACGGCGGCTATCAGATCGATGAAGATGGCGACACCTATTTCTGCGTCAAAGCTGGCACAACTGCTACCATCAGCTATAAGCTTTTCGCAGACGATGCAAAGAAGAGCGGCAAGAATTTCAAGCTGGTGTTTAAGACCACGAACGTCCGCAACTATGATGCTACTGCCGTGACTTGCTTGAATGGCGGTGTTGGTCTGAACATTCAGGCTCAGAAGGTTACGCTAACCAGCCACCAGAACAGTATTGATCTGCCCATCTGTGAGGACGATTTTCTCGAGTTCGAGTTCAATATTCTGCCGGACAAACAGTTCCGCGAGATGGTTCTGTGGTGTGACGGTATCCCTTGCCGTGTTGCACTGTATGATACCAGCGACAGCTTTACTCAGGCTGCTCCCGTTGGCATTACTATTGGCTCTGACGATTGTGACGTTATCGTGTACCGCATGAAGAGCTACGGTATGAACCTGACGGATGATGAGATTCTGGATAACTTTATTGCCGATGCGAAGAACGCCGAAGAGATGGTCTCTCGCTATATGCGCAACGACATTACGGATGCGAGCGGCGAACTGACCCCCGACTTGCTGGCAGAGAAGTGCCCCGATCTGCGTATCATCAAGATCTCTGCACCTACTTTCACTACCGGCAAGAAGAACGAGGTCGCCAACACTACGATCCAGCAAATCTATAAGAATGGTCGTGCTAAGGAGGATAACTGGACTGCTACCGGCTCCCACAAGGGTCAAGGCACCAGCTCCGACCACTATGGTGCATCTGCCCGAAACATTGACATTAACTGCAAGGGCGGCTTTACGTTTGGTGACGACACTACCGGCGACACCTATGCACTGACCGAAAACAGCGTTCCTGAGAAGTATTTTAACATCAAAGTCAATGTTGCTTCCTCTGAGAATGCAAATAACGCCCTGCTGGCAGACGATTTTAATGAGTTCAACCCCTATGTGCGTCAGGCTAAGAAGGATAATCCAAAAGTGCGTGATACCATGGCGTTCTATCCCTGTGTCGTGTTTATTCAGGAGACCGATACCACCAATGCGACCGTATTTAACGATGGTCAGTGGCACTTCTATGCCTGCGGCGACATTGGCAACTCCAAAAAGAACAAAGATACGATGGGTATGGACCCAGAGAACCACAAGGAATTTATCGTTGAGATCGACAACAACGCCGATGAGCAAACCCGCTTCCTGAGCGGCGATTTCTCACAGGAAACTTGGGACGGCGAACACTCCTTTGAGTTCCGTTACAGCAACCCTGCCTGTACTGAGGAAGAGATCGAGGCCGGTAAACAGGCGTGGATCACAGCTCAGAACTGGGTGGTGAATGCGGATGATGAGGAATTTAAGGCGCATTTTAAGGATCACTTCGATCTGGATTCTGCTATTTTCCATTATCTGTTTACTGAGCGTCACACCATGGTTGATAACCGTGCAAAGAACGTGTTCCCGCATACTAGCGATCTGGTTCACTGGGACTTTTGCTTTGACTACGATAACGATACCGCCATGGGCAATGATAACGAGGGTGGTCTGACTCTGACTTATGGCTACGAGGACACTGATACCGTCGGTACAAAGAATGTGTTTAATGCTGCTGACTCCAAACTGTGGTGCAAACTGCGCGACCTATTCCCAGATGAGATAGCAGCGATGTTCCGCAACCGTGAGAATGCGCTGGCATGGAGTGCGACCCGTATTTTGAAAAAGTTCGAGGAATATCAGGATGTGAAGCCCGAAAAGCTTTGGATCATGGATATGTGGCGCAAATACTTCCGCACCTACGAAGATCCCACCATCAATACCACTAGCTATCTGCCCATGATGCATGGCAACAAGCGTCATCAGCGTCGGCAGTTCCAGCGTTATCAGGAAAAATACATGGCATCTAAGTATTCCGGTTCTGTTGCAACCAGTGATGATATGACCATTCGTGGTTATACTCCCACCAACTGGACTGGCGTGAAACCGGATGGCACATTCCATATCACACCCTACGCTGATACCTACGTCTCTGTTCTGTACGGTTCCAACCCTGTGAAGGTGCGTGGCAAGCGCGGACAGACCTACACGATTGAATGCCCCATCACCGCAATGAACGATACTGAAGTTTATATCTATAACGCATCTATCATTCAGAGCATTGGTGATATCTCTGGCTTCTATCCAGGCTATGTTGACTTCAGCCACGGTGTTAAGCTGACCGAGTTGAAAGTTGGTTCCGGTGTGAGCGGCTATAAGAATACGAACATGACTGACTTCGCTGTTGGTAATAACACTCTGCTGGAACATTTGAACCTGCAGAACGTGCCGAACCTGAAGAAGTCTATTGGTCTGACCGGATGCACCAGCCTGACCGAGTTCTATGCTGACGGCTCTGGTATTACCGGTGTCTCTTTTGCAAGCGGCGGCAAGATCAAAATCGCCCACCTGCCTGCAATTGCCAGCTTGACCGCAAAGAACCTGAACTATCTGACTGACCTGACGATTGAGGATTACACCAATATCACTACGTTGACCGTTGAGAAGTGTGCAACCATCGATCTGAAAGATATGCTGGGCAAGTGCACCAACCTGAACCGTGTGCGTATTACCGGTATTGATTGGGAACTGGCTGATACTTCCCTGCTGAATCGCCTGTACGCAATGAGCGGTCTGGATGAAAATGGCTACAACACTGACAATTCTGTCGTGGAAGGCAAAGTTCATGTACCCATCATCCGTGAGCGTGAGAAGCTGTTGTACACAGAGCGCTGGCCTGATTTGGAGATCACCTACAACACCATGATCAACCAGTATGCTTGGAAGTTCGTGAATAAGGATGGCGCTGTTCTGGATATCCAGTATATTGACAAGGGCGAGCGTGCAGTTGACCCTGTGACCCGCTCCGACAATCCTATCCCGACACCTACCTTCCCGAGTACCATCAGTACGGTATTTACATTCAGTGGCTGGGACACCGAGTTCACTCCTGTTTTTGAAAATCAGACTGTTACTGCTGTATACGATGAATCTGTGCGTCAGTATCGTGTACGCTATATGAATCGCGGCGCTGTTCTACAGCAGACAACTGCTCCGTATGGCTCTATGGTTCTGTATGATGGCGACACTCCGACCTATACCAGCGAAGAGACTGCTTATAAGTATTATCTATTCAGTGGCTGGGACAAAGGCGGCTATGTCAATGGCGACAAGGATATCAATGCTGTTTACGACATATGCGAATACGTCAGCGGCTACTTCAGAGACAAGCAGCTGAGTGACCTACGCCCTGTTGAGATTTATGCCATGACCAAGGTGAATCTGGAGCAGAGTGTTGTTTCTGACAAAGACGCTATCACCATCAAGATGGGCAACGACTTCACCTTTAGCGACGTGGAAGAGAAAGTTTTGTTCAACGAGCCGAAGATCTTTACTGGCAAGAATTATGTCGATACCGGCGTATCTCTGTTGGCTGAAGACCGCAGCTGGGTTATGGCGCTGGACTATCGAATCGACGAAGATTCTGCCGCAAACTCTGTGATTGCTCAGTGCTTCCAGACCAATGGCATGAATGGTTTCCGCTTCTGGGTCAACAACGGCTCCAAGGTTGCATGGGGTACTGAATCCACCACCGGCGCACATCTTGGTTCTCGTGATATGATCGTTCTGCGCCATACCAAGGGCGAAAATGGTATTCACGTTTATGCGGCGAATACCACTGCTGCTGAAATCGGCTATATTCAGTTGAATCGTACTCGCACCACACAGACAAATGCCACTTTGGTGTTTGGTTGTGCTAAGGCAGACGACGGCGCTTACGAGCGTTACGCAAAAGGCACAATCTACTGGGGCAAGCTCTGGTATACCGATCTGGGTGACGCTGCCTGCCGGAAGTTGGCCGCATGGACACATGAGGACTTCACTTTCGAGGCTTGTGGCTTCAAACAGTATTACCTGAGCGATAATTCCAACAAGCGTTGTTCTATCAGCTTTATTCAGGCCGGACTGCTTGGTCAGAAGATGGCTCTGAATACTGGTTCCACTAACACTGGCGGCTGGGCAGATGCGAATATCCGTACATTCCTTGACGGTCGTATTCTGAATGCTCTCCCGATTGGTTGGCAACAGATCATCAAGCAGGTCAAGGTTGGCAGTACCATTGGCGATAAGAGCAGCGAAGTTGTGACTGCGGACAGTTATTTCTATCTGCCATCTGTGGCCGAATTGTTCCCCTCTCAGAATGTTGAGCCTTATATTTACGAAGGTACGGCAATCAGCTTTATGACTGATAATACCAGCCGCATCTGCAATGACGAGAATGGCAATCCCGCTGCATATTGGACGCGAAGCCCGAATGCTCAGTATGGCAGCTATTTCTGGTCTGTGACTGTGACTGGCGAATATTACGGATTTACCCCTGCAAATAACGAACAGGGTATCCGCTTGATGTTCAGCGTTTAAGGAGGTGTTGAGAGTGTACTACAAGGTATTGAAAAATGGCCGGGTGATCGATGCTCTTGACCACCTGCGCTTTGTAAAGTATCAGCCCAAGCACGACATTATGGTGAACTGCGTGGAGGATGATGCACAGGGAATTATCAGCAGTGATGGTAATCATATCTGGCATGTGGACGGGTATTATCTCATCCCATGTCCCGAGTATGACACCGTGGAACTGCAGGAAATTGACCTGTATGAATATGAGCAGCTGAAAGCCTTGGGTGGTAAAACGCCCGAGGCTATTATTGATGCTTACACTTTGAGTTTGATTCAAGGAGGGCTGCTATGAATGACGAGAGGAAGTATAGCGAGTTTGTTGAGAGTATGCATCGACTGTACAATGACGGAATGATTCAGGACAAGCTCCTGGACAATCTGTTTGCCGGGCACAAAATCTCAAAGGACGAGTATCTGTATATCATCAGGAAGGAGGTGTGATATGTATACCTTTTTGATCAATGAGGATAATACACTGACCGTAAGCAAGCGGGAACGCATTATGGAACGCAGTAAGCAGGTGGATACTCTTCACTTTCTGGCTGACACTACATACAAGGATGTTGACATGAGTGAATTTACCGTGATGCTTGAGTACGTTCTGCCCATCAGCAAGCGATATAAGACAGAGATTCTTGAGAAATCAGAAGAGCTTTATAAGAACAAGCTGGAGTATAAGCTGCCTATCGACACCAACCTGACCAATGAGCCGGGCGATATCCAGATCCAGCTGACATTTGTTGATGTGACAATGGACCCAGATGGCACGACTGTTCAGCACGTGCGCAAAGTTGGTCCTGGCGTGATCACTGTTGTTCCCATCCAGAATTGGAGCGACATTGTTCCTGATGAGGCTTTGGGCGCACTTGACCAGCGCATTATCGCACTGAATGCACAGATCAAGGCACTGAGTGATCGTAACAACGCTATTCTGGATGGTAAGGCTGATGACCTGAGCTACAACGACGACCATACCCTGCAGCTGCTGGCCAACGGTAAGCCCATCGGTAGTGCAGTCAAGATTACTCAGGAGAGCGTCGAAACTGAAGACGGTAGTTTGCGGGTGGTTCCGTTCTAAGCCATCCGCTTCTTTTATAAGGAGGCAAAGATGGCACAGGCTAAATATTCCAAGCTTGGATATGGTAACGCCGAAGATGTAGAAGCTGCGATTGCACTGGGAATGTTGGACGGCAGGGATATGATTATCACAAAGGATTCCTCGGAGTTCATGTATGTGCGTGATGACTTATCCGTTCAAAAGATTCGTCCCCGCAATCGTTGTTTCGCCAGCGTTACCGAAGCAAACGAGCAATTAAATGAGACGGAAGACACTTATGCAGGTCAAACCGTTATGGTGAAAGACGAAAATGGTAAATATGCTCCGTGGATCGTTCAACAAAGCGAAGCCACGGGGCTTTTTTCTATTGAACCTTTTTACGTTGAGCCGACAAATTTTGTTTGGCAAGAATTTTAAGAAAGTGAGGCAAAGATGGCTAATGTAAATTTTGGCTATGGTACAAAAGCGAATTATGATAAGCTGACTACCAAAGATGCCAACACATTGTATTTTATTACAGACACGCGCCAGATTTTCAAGGGTACTGATGAGTACACCAAGAGCTGCAAGCTGGTGAGCGCTCTGCCTGCAAGCGGTCAGATTCAGGGTCTGCTGTATATCCGTATGACTGACTATACCTTCCACATTTGGAATGGCACTGAGTTCGTACAGCTGAATCGCCCCATTGTGACTGAGATTCCCAATGCGGATGCAAGCGACGACAATCTGCCCACCACCAAGGCTGTGGCTGACTATGTGAATGCAAAGATTGCCGCAACCGAGGGCAAGGAAGGTCTGTTCGTTACGGATGTCACATACTCCCCTGCTACCGGCACTCTGAGTGTGGCAAAGAACGGTGCTCCTGTTCCAACCGTGATGAGCGGCCTGACCCATGATCCCACCTATGATGCTGAGACCCGCACCATCAAGCTGCCTGTGTTTGGCGGCGATGAGCTTGTGATCAATCTGGGCAAGGATCTGGTTGTGAAGACCGGTACATACAACACAAAGACCCACGAGATCGAACTGACTATTACCACTGGTGAGGTCGTGAAGATCCCTGTTGCTGCTCTGATCGATATCTATGTTGGTGTGGTCACTCCTACTGCTGAGGTCACTGTTTCTGATGACAATAAGATCTCTGTCAATGTGCGTGTGTCTACCAAAGGCAATAACAGCATCACTGTTGAGGAAGATGGCCTGTATGTTGCAGTGCCGGACGCTTACACCAAGGCTGAAGCAGACGCGAAGGTTAAGGTCGTTAATGACAAGTTGGACGAACATATCAAGGATGCTGTAAAGCATATCACTGCTGACGAGCGCACTGCTTGGAATGCAAAGCCCACTCAGGATGAGTTGGCCGCTGCGAAGGCTGAGGCAATTTCTACTGCCGCTGCTGATGCAACCACTAAGGCCGACAACGCTCTGGCTGCCGCTAAGACCTATGCAGATGGTCTGAACACCACCATGGATGGCCGTGTGCAGGTGCTGGAAGGCGCTATCACCTGGAAATCCCTTGATGGCTAATTGATTTGTTTCACCACATGGCAATGACGCTGTGTGGTGAATCTTATTAAGCAAAGGAGTTGAGTATGGCAAATTTATCATTACGCGAGGTCGCACAGTCTCAGCTGGATCAAGCTCCTGTGATTGACGGCCAACTGATCGTATGTACTGATACTGGAAGCACTTATCGAGATATCGGCACAAGACGAATTCAAATCAGCAAAGACTTGGAGATCGTAAGCTCGCTTCCGCTGGCTCCTTTGTCTAATAAGATTTACTACCTGCGTCCAGACAGCTTGTATGTTTATAGTGGCGATGACTGGATTCTTTTGAACCCATCAAAATTCACACTGGAAGCAGACAAAAACGCAGTCAATGGCGAAGTTAATATCAATCTAATCCTGAACGGTACGGCACAGGATAAAATCAAAATCGCTGGCAGCGGTGTGACCACAGTGACAACAGGTGAGACGGGCGATATCACGATTGATACCCCGCACCCGGATGAACTGCTGGCTGCACTAACGAATGAAGAGATTGATGCAATTACTGGCGGCATGGTTGATGATAGCGGCAATCCTCTGCCTACGCCGCAGGTTGTGGTGGACGCGACACTGACTGTATCTGGACGTGCTGCTGATGCAAAGGTAACTGGTACAAGGATCTCTGAGGCGCTGAGTATTGCAAAATCAGCTGATGCCGGGCTGACCAATGTACGCACTGAGCTGGACAAGTTGAAACTGGATTCTGTTGCGGTGGACAAGACCCTGACAAAAGAGAATTTCGCTGCCGATGCCAAAGCTGTTGGTGATGCTCTGGCGGGGAAAGCAAATACAGAACATAATCACGATGACCGCTATTATACAGAAGACGAAATCAATGTAAAGCTCTCAAAGAAAAGCGATGATGGTCATACACATGATGAGCGATATTATCAACAGAACGAGATCGACGAGAAGCTGAAGGTAAAGGCAAATACGATCAATATCCACACACTGACTATTCCGACTACAAGTTAGCTTATTGATGACACGGTGGACCGATATTCAAAGTATATTGACCTCGACATCGACGGGATCACCTCAAAGGATGTTATTTCTATCAGCGTGACACCGGCAAGTGCAAAGGTGGCTTCATACGCCCAGTTTGCAAACCCGGAAACCTTTGATGGATATGTGCGTCTGAGAGCTGTATCAGTTCCAACGTCTGCGATTACAGCTCAGTATTATATCGTGCAGGGCGGCGGACAAACTGATAGCGGTAGCGGTACTGTTGTTGAGGGATATACCAAGGCACAGGTGGATAATAAACTAAGTGAAAAAGTGTCATACAAAGATGTTTTATCACTTGAAGAGATCTCAACAAATGAAAATACTGCTAAAAAAGTCGCTTCTGCAGAAGCATTAAAAAACAAAATCGGATGTGTAAGCCTTCCTATAAGTGGAGTAAAATTAAAAAATAAAACTGGAGAATGTAATTGGACAGTTCTTGATATTTCATTACCAGATGGGGCAATCGCGATAGGTCATGCAATGACAGGCGCTTGGCAGGAAGGTACTAGCTACGAATTGTTAGATAGAAATAAATTAACCATTTCGAGCTCCTTGGTAACCGAACTACCAACAAATCGTGGAGATATGCTGATATACTATTACATTCCATAAACAAAATAGGAGGATTACGAAATATGGCAATCGGGGACTTAAATATCGTAGGGGTAGAAGCCTACCCTATTGGCTCGATTTATATGAGTTTTAATTCTACTGAACCGAGTAAAATATTCGTTTTATAAGGAGGATTATATGGCGCTAGGAGAAATGAATAGCGGAAACAAAACGCTCCCTGAATGGAGTGAAGTGCAGAATAAACCATCTGAATTTAATCCATCAGAACATTTTCATAATTTTATTGTTGACGATGGAGATAATCGGGATTCAAATACAGCACCGTCTGATTATTACGGGGACGAAAATAACGATGATTGTCATGGTAAAATGATTTTTCGTGGAATAAAAAGAACTTCAGCTGTCAATCTGTCTGCTGGTGGAAACGGATATTGTTTTTTACTTGGCCTGTGTGGTTGGAAAGACTATACGGGAGGATATTCTTACGAAATAGCTTTTTGTAATAGAAACATTTATTACCGTTCTGGTGCGAATGATAGTTGGGGCGATTGGGCACAGATTGCTACAGCTTAAAGGAGGTACGAATTATGGCTTTAGGAAATATGAATATTGGTGTTGATAGTGAGTTCATTCCGTCCAACCTAAATACGGTTCTTACCCCCCCCCCCACAGATTCTGACGAAGTTGTGATGAATACGAGTGCCGCCGGGTATCACCGTAAATCATTGAGCGCATTGTGGAGCTGGATCAAGAGTAAGATAGCAAGCGAAGTGATTCCAGACGTGGTGACGATTCAAACTTCTGCGATTACAATCACAACGGATTGGCAAGATACTGGTATCCATTCAACTGATTTGCCATCTGGAACTTATGTTATGCAGTTTCGTGCCAATACGACCCCGTATTGCAATATTTAGGGAGACGTATTTTGTGGAGTTATCCAGTGGTATGCTGAAGAAACAAACAGCGGTAATGCAGATGATATAGGTTTACATTGTTCTGGTCATTCTACAAACGGACAACATTTTTATCTTAGGACAATTCGTTCTGGCCGTTCCGAAGGTGTTGGCTTAAGACTTCAAATCAAGGGCTCTATGGCTGCAGATACCGCTTCCACATTTACATTTAAATTCCGCAAACTGATATAAACAACGCATTACAAATAAGACGTTTTATAAGGAGGCGATCACATATCGATGAATGATGAAAAGAAAAGTTGGCTAGACAGAGCGGGTGCGGTTCACCTCTGGAAAACGATCGAGGCTATACTTGGTACAAAGGTAGATAAAATCGAAGGATTCGGCCTGTCTAGCAACGACTATACAACAGAAGAAAAAAATAAACTTGCTAGTTTAAGCGACCCTAATGTAGCTACTACTGAAAATAATGGTTTGATGAGCTCGGCTGATAAAGCAAAGCTGGATGGTATTGAAGCTGGAGCTAATAATTATACTCACCCGGTATACGAAGCAAAACAGGCCGGATTATATCGCATCAGTGTTGATAATACAGGTCATGTGGTAACAGCAGATAAAATGACGAGTGAAGAGTTGACCGCAGAGGGTGTCTCCCCTGCCGATCATACGCATGACTTGGGCGAATTAGCAGATACACTGGAGACAAGCGCTGACGCTGTTGAAGATGCTAACACTGTTATGGTTGGTGCTATAGTTACAAGTGACGATGGCAGTGCGACTACGAAGTATACCCGTAGACCACTAGCTGCTTTATGGAACTGGATCAAAGCGAAGGCAGATACGTTATATGCTGCTGTTGGACATACACATAATTATGCTGGATCTACTGAGCCGGGTGGCGATGCGCTGAATGCAATGAAGTTGAGAGGTTACGATGTCAGTTCGAGAAGTACAGGCTATTAGAATGTAATTCCTGCAGTTGGTGATGATGGTGTTATAGAAGTCGGTAAATATGTTGATTTTTATGCAGAAGATATTGGTGCCAATTATAAAGATTACAATGTTCGTATGATTGCTTATGATGATGGCACGTTGGATGTCGTCAAAGCAGTTGGACAACCTGCTACAATTACAGCAAATCTAAATGGCACTGCAAATTTTGCAACTGAAACGCAAATTGACAAAGAGCAAACAGTCGATCTATCAAGTTTAGATACGAACACTTGGTACCCTGTTGTTACAAACTGCGGATGGCCTGGCCTACATCATATCAAATGTAACGTCCAGTTAAATTCAGGAACAAAGCCATCATGGTCAACGCATAGTGCTGGTTTTACCGCTGTCGTGGAACTACTCACATTAAGCCCAGGTTGGGGCACAACAGGAGGACATTGTATATGTCTTTGTAATGATCAGCGGTTCATTTCAGATTCATCAAAGCCGCCTGTTGGGTACACAATGATGTGGAATGGTTCTATGTGTGTATTCTGGCTTCGTGGCGGTGGTATATATCATCTATATGCTGATTATAAAACCACATAGAGTTTACAAACATCATCTTATACAAACAACGAAGAAACAGTATCCCCCACAACGTCTTATCCGGGTATATCTATAAATCGGTCTACTATTACAGCAGATATAAACGGGGGAGTTACGGATTACAACGACAGTGGCAGAACAATTCGAATCGGTTACGCAAGCGCTGGTCTTACAACTTCCAATTTGACACACATTGCCGGTTATACGGACAATGGCACGAAGATTAAAGATGTTTCCAAGGATGTGTTGAAAAGCTGGCTTGGAGTTAACACAATCATCTCTCAAACCAGTGACCCGGGTGCCGGAAGTAGTCTTGCGACTGGCACAGTGCTTTTGGTATATGCGTAAGGAGGATTGATTATGGCGATTTATACAGGAGTTGGCGGAAGCGCCAAATCAGTTTCAAAAATTTATACTGGAATAGATGGCGTAGCAAGACCTGTGCACAAGGGTTATATCGGCGTGGATGGCGTGGCTAAGAAGTTCTATGACGGCGGCAACCCCATCAGCTCCTTTGCATTGGGGACAGAATTTGGCATTAAAGACCCGAGCGGCAATACCTACTGGTATAAGCTGGTGCACAAGGGTGTTCCAGGCGGCGGGTTGTACGACAGCACGGCCAACGGCGCATGGCTCTGGAGGTCGAGCATTGCAGGCTCGACAGCGATCGATAGCAGTAACTACATCTACGGTTACGAAGGGTGGGCACTGGACAACTGGTGTGTCAACTACCCGGGCGGAAATATCACACCAAGTGTAGCAAACCGCCTGATGACTGTGCATCTGCCCTACGTAAAACAGGCGGATTACAACTCGGCCAATGTTTCCTCCGGCTCGAACGGCCTTTCGAGAAAGTGCTTTCTGCTTTCTGCGGTCGAGATGGGTGTTTACACCTGGCAGGGTATAGATGGCCTGATGGCGCAGGAGGGTGCAAAGCTGGACTACTTCGACTACACAACTGCTGCCACCGACAAGCGAAAAGCAGACACTGAATACTGGACACGCTCCAAGCGAACTCACAACGGCAACTATATGTACACGTTTTATGCGGATGGAAGTTTTTCCAGTGTAGGCCGCCACAGAGAGGACTCATACGGTCTGCGCCCCTGCATCGTGCTGCCACTGAATACGCTGGTGACAACGGTTACTGGGTTCTTATGGCTCGAATATAACTATATTAACTGAGTACCCGGAAAGGAGAGTTCAAAATGGAAGAAATAACAATCCAACCTGGGTATACGATACCGACCGAGACCGACGGCACCCCGGCAGATTACAGCAAGATCGAGACTGCGGTGAATGCACACAACCAAAGTGCACAGCCCGGGGAAGCTTACTGGGGCATTCGCTTATGCGGGACGGAGTATAAAGTGTATGAATACGGGGAAGTGCCACAGCCACCCACACAAGAAGAACTTTTAGAACAACTCAAACTCTACAAAGAAACAAAAATCAAAGAAAGCAAGATATATCTATCTGAATATCTCGCTTCTCATCCAATTCAATAGACAGATGGCAAGTATTACAGTGTCACCAGCGAGAAGCAAGCTCTTCTTACAAGCAATCTTGCCCTATATCAGATCTCTACAGCCGCCGGGCAGCCTTTTAAACTGACATGGAATTCTACCGGAGATGAATGTGTGGAGTGGACTTATGACGATCTGGCCGCTTTAGCACTGGCGATTGGTGTGTATGTGAAGCCCTTTGTCTCTCATCAGCAGGAATTGGAGGTTGACATTAAGGCATGTACGACAAGTGAAGAGGTAGATGCTATCGCTATCGTATATGGTAGTGATGATAATTCTACTGAGAATCCTGAAAGTCCTGATAAACCTGGGGGCACAGATGAAACGATCGATACAGAGGTAAAGGAGGATATTGATGAGCAACAAATTTCGTGAACTAATCAAATGCAGCATCCTCTTTTTGATTGGAGGATGCCTTTATTATTGCATTGAGATTCTGTGGCGTGGACATTCTCATTGGACGATGGCTGTTGTTGGTGGCATCTGTTTTCTTGTAATTGGTGGATTGAACAACTATATTCCCTGGGAAATGCCGCTCTGGAAACAGGCTGGTATTGGCGCACTCTTTGTGACTGCTATGGAGCTTGTGGTGGGTGTCCCACTGAATTTGATGCTTGGCCTACATATCTGGGACTATTCTTCCCTGCCGTTCAATCTGTTGGGTCAAATCTGCCTGCCGTTCACAGTGCTATGGTTCTTCCTTGCGCTGCTTTGCATTTTTGTTGATGACTGGCTGCGTTACGTTCTATTCAATGAAGAGCACCCACATTATCATTGGCGTACTGTATGTGATGGCGGAAAACGCACATAAAGAGAAAGAGCCCCTGTGACGATGGCTACATCACAGAGACTCTAACTCATGCAACAACTCATAGAAATGAGGTTGTACTAGCCCGATGGAGGGTTTGTACTGCTCTCACTATATCACGTTGATAGTAATTTGTCAATTGAAAGGAGGAATTATGGCGCAGGAAATCTTAAAGCCGCTGTTGTTAGACGAGACAGGCAAAGAAATCGTGACAGCACTGAACGCTATTGTTACACAGCTGACCGAGATCAATGAAACACTGAAAGCCAAAAACACAGACAGTGGTACGAATGGTGGTGAGAAGACATGATAGGAAGTTTGAATGCCGCACCTCACGTCTATTCTTTTACCATACAGCAGCTGTAGACCATGTTACTGAGCATCTGTGGTGGCATCACTGCTATTTCAGCCGCTATCGCTGTTATCATCAAGGCAATCAATCATGCGAAAGCCCCGGATGACAAGCAGAACGAGCGACTGAATGCCCACGATGCAGAGATTGAGAAGATCAATAGAAAACTAGGTGCAGATAAAGACAGGCTCGACCTGTTTCAATCCAAGCTGGTCTCATTAGAAGAGCACCAGAAAGAAAACAGTATCACGCTGGAAGTACATGACCGTAAAATTCTCGAATCAGAACAGCGTATCAGTCACAGTGAGCAGGGCAATAATGTCACCATGAAGGCTCTGCTTGCACTACTCAGTCACGGCATCGACGGCAACGCAATTGAGCCAATGAAGGAGGCCAAGGCTGCACTTGAGAACTATTTGATCGATGGTCAGAACAACACAAAGAATATTACGAACTAACCCGAGACTGCGTGTCCCGGGCTTTTTTATTTTGGAGGTTTATTATGATGGATATTATCAATGAGCTGGTTTCCGTTATCGTCCGCCTGGTTATTGCTGGTGCTGGCACTGCCTTTATGGCCTATGGTATCCCCTATCTGAAAAAGATCGGCGTGTACAAGCTGGTGCAGATCGCTGTTCGTGCCGCAGAGAAGCTAGGTGCAACCGGCGCTATCGAAAAGGCCGACAAGAAAAAATACGTTATGGAGGCTCTTGAGCGTCTGGGTGTGAAGATCACTCCGACCATTGAGACCATGATTGAGGCCGCTGTCAAAGAGATGGACATCCAGAACGATAAAATCAAGGACGAATTCAAAAAGAATTGAAGGTGTGATGAAATGGGTGTTATTACATACTCTATGAAGAAGGACTAGAACAAAAAGGTGTCGGCTCATTTTTCCGTCTATGAGTTCGCCTGCTCCGATAAGAGTGATACAGTTCTGGTCGATAGTCAGCTGATTGAAGTGCTGGAACAAATCCGTGCTCACTTCGGTGCTCCTGTTCATATCAACTCTGGGTATCGTACTCCTGCCTATAATATCTCCATCGGTGGAAGCCCTCGTAGCCAACATTGCCTTGGTACTGCCGCCGATATCTGGATCAAGGGCGTTGACCCGATTCGGATCGCGCTGTATGTATCTTCCCTGCCCTACTTTGCCAAGAGTGGTGGTATTGGATATTATAGCCGTGCTGTGCTTACAAGCGGATTTGTTCATGTTGATGTGCGCACCACCCGCAGCCGCTGGATCAGTAAATCTGGCACGAAATATATCAGTGTAGCCAATCTTATGCCGACTATCAGACAGGGTGCGAAAGACGCTATGAATGGCGCTTCTTATGCTGTAACTGTACTGCAACGGCATCTTGGTGTTAAGGCTGACGGCATTTTTGGCGCGAATACCAAGGCGAAGCTAATTGAGTATCAGAAAGGACACGGGCTGGCTGCAGATGGCATCTGTGGGCCTGCTACATGGAGTTCGTTTTGATGGGAAACTTGTAAATGGACGCTATCGAGTGACGAATCTTGAGAGCAGTATCGGCAAGTATCTAATTTCAGTAAATGTATCGGGCTATGTAGAGCCGAGTGATATTGAGCTGGTTGACAATGTGAATGGACATTGATATTATTATTCTAGGAGGGAAGTATATTATGTCCATTGTTATTCGAGGTTGTCATATTGGAGAAGGTAGACCAAAAGTCATAATTCCAATCGTGGAAGCATCTGAATCAAAGATTTTAGAACGTGCGCTTGAGTTTTCCGAGCTTTGTATTGACTGTGTAGAGTGGCGTGTTGATTGGTTTGAGCAATGCAATGATATGCATTCTGTGGTGTCTTGCTTGCAAAAGATTCGTGTAGCGCTGAAGGATAAACTCTTGCTGGTAACACTCCGTACCAAGACAGAGGGTGGAGAGGTATCTCTAACTCACAAAGAATATTTGGATTTCATCAACACGGTAATAGATACTGACTGTGCCGACCTTATTGACATTGAGTTCTTTACAGCCGGAAATGATATTCGTGAGTTGATAGACAATGCGCATTCTTCAGGGACGGTTGTTGTATGTTCAAGTCACGATTTTCAAAAGACGCCTGATAAAAATGATCTCATTTCTCGTATGGTTAAAATGCAACAGGTCGGAGCTGATTTACCGAAAGTAGCAGTTATGCCGCACGACAGCACAGATGTGTTGACTTTACTGGCCGCTACTGTTGAAATGAAAAATAAATATTTTGCTACTCCTATTATCGCAATCAGCATGGGCAAGCTTGGTATTGTAAGCCGATTGTGTGGAGAGGTGTTTGGCTCCGCCATGACTTTTGCAAGCGCTGGAGATTCAAGTGCTCCTGGGCAGATTGGGCTGGATGTTGTCAACGCTGTATTAGACTCAATAGCAGAATAAAAACATATGGGGTATTGATCCTTAATTGGACCAGTACCCCATTTTTTAGCATTTATTTTATTTTCTCAGACAACCATTCTTTCCAGCCGCCAACCGTGTGAGGGCAATTATCTTGCTGCGCGACAAGCTCATTTAAGAGTGCCGCCAGTTCATCATCTGACAGTTCACGGATAGCTTGCGCTTTATTGTCAGCAGCTTGATGCTTATGAAGTATAAACGCGAGTGCGGTATCAAGTATTGCTGGATTATTCATTGTTCCACCTTATGAAATACGACAGGAGCGTCCTCTATCTCCAAATCAGCGGCAATCACCATTGGCGACAACCATCTTAAAACCAGTAATCTATTCTCGGGTTCGTTCTTGGGACCTGTCCAAAAATGATGCCAGTGACCACGACGCATGTGAGGACGCGGCGAGTTGTGAGTAGTATTCCCAGAATCGTTTTCGGATACTTTCGTTTTCTGTTGACGGATGGCTGCGCCGATTCTTTCGCCAACATCCCATTTACGAATCTCAGAATATTTATCTTTGATTACTTTGCCGCGCTTTGTTACAGTTGCCTGTTCTTCATCTGGGGCAATCTCTGCGTTCTGTGCCAAAATATAAAGGACGACCTGCATGACTTGTTTGATAAACGTGATCGTCTCTTCATCTTTTGCGGGGTCTGCCTCTGCATACTTTTCCAGCTTTTTATTTCCTTTGGCGTGTTCAGCGAGCTGTTCATTTAACTTTTTGATACTGTTTTCAATGGTTCCGGCATCAAGGTCGATGGGATAAGTGAACGAATCCCCATTCTCAGAAAGAAACGTCAACTTCAAATCACGCTCATGCAGCTTAACATTATAATCAAGAGACACGAAGAAACCGTGAATCTTTTCATTGTCGAAATAGGTATTGGGCAACTCAACATAAAAACACTGATACGGGAGATGCATCAGAATATCGACAGGTATATCGATGTCATCCTTTTGTTCAAAGAGAAGGTCTTTTATATCTTCGTTGATAACATAGACTTCTTTACTAAGCCTCCACGGTGCCAAAACAGAAACGAGCTGCGCACATGTCACAACAGCGCTCACTTCATTCATCGACAGACGGCTAAGGTCATGCCCATCCGATACAACAGTCAGTGCGGCTTCGATTGGAGCATAACACCACCCAGGCCATGATACAGAACTTGCTGTACCATTCATATCATGGAATTCTTCCATCTCTTTCCACACGATAGGATATTGAGTAGTGAGAGCTCTGAGCATTTTAAGAGGGAGATAGATATCTTGTTTCATAATATTACCACGCCTTTGAATTGATATTGTAGTTAGGAAAGTAATCCGCAAGTTCTGCAGCGTCCAGATAAGCCTCCCAAGTTGCACGAGCCACAGCACGAGCTTGATCAGCGTCACGCAATTTAATTCTTCTTATGATTCGGATATCCTCGATAGCATTCTTCTCTTCTTGTGTTGTATCGGAGTCGCTACGATGTTTATCAAGCCACATAGATACCGGGAGTTCATTCGTTTTGCTGTCATAGCCTTTGCGCTTCTTGAATTCTTCGATGATATCACCACAGTCATAATACCTGTCCATGAGTTGATTGTATTCTTCTGTGGCCTTGTCATACTTCAACTGTGCCGCCTCTGCTTTTTTGAGTAGACGATTGACAAGCTCTCGAAGTTCCTTAGTAGGGATGGTTTGAAATTCATCCATGGTTGCGACCTCCATTCGGTTTTCTTTAACTCCATTATATCACATAGCGCGTGCAGTGACAAATAAAAATAAGGCGCAGGTTGCCCCACGCCTTGTGATGATGTGCCGCTTGGCACATCGGTTCAAATACGGTTTTCAATTTTAATACTTCTACTAGTGAGTCACTGGATTGTCACATCAGGGCTCTATTGATTAAGACTCAAAATCGGACTTGATTGCTACGCTTTGTGCGGTCTGTGAGTGCACCGCTGTGGTGTAGATAGAAAATTGGTGTAGTAGTGGTGTAGTAGAGAAGAAAACTCCTCTATTTTAATCGTTTTTTCGTAACTTTTACAAATAGCGCTCAAATGTGTTCAAAATAAGGGAACGGCGTGTAAATTACAATATAAATTCATATATGGATATATTTCACGATGCGTCGTTCGCTTTTCTTAACCGAAGTTTCTACATTTTTATGCCAAGTCATACCCATTTATATATTTTTTGAAAAATTGGTGTAGTAATTGGTGTAGTGCTCACCCATTTGCTATTCTTAAAAAATCGTCAACTGTAACAGGTAGATTGTACTCCGCATATACATCCAACGTCATTCGTATATTAGCGTGACCCATTAAATACTGAACAGATTTAACGTTCATACCAGCAGAAATCAGTCTTGTGCAGAACATGTGCCGAAAAGTATGTGGTGTCGTCTTTGGTAGAGTGTCGCCTGTTTCTCTATGGTATGCTCCAATCATACTTTCAATAATTGACTTGACGGAATCTTTGTCTTTTGGAGAAAGGGTTCCTCTTTTCAAAAATAGGAACGACGTATATCCATCCATCTCTGGACCAGGATCATTTAATGCTTCTCTTTGACAAATAAGCCTTTCGAAACTTTCTCTTGCGCTATCAGTAAGGGGGATTTTCCTTTTCCCGCTTTCACTTTTTGGCTCTTGCACAAATGTTCCAATTCCTGGGACATATGATATTTGATGTGTTATGTTTAAACAATTATTTTTTAAATCAACGTCATCAATTGTTATTCCGCATAACTCACCAACACGAACTCCTGTTTCATGCAGTATAATAAGCATATCCGTATATTTCTTATAGACTTTACTCGTTTTAGAAAAGTCAATAAGTTTTTTATACTGTTCTTCTGACAATAGAATTTTTTTCTTTTTCGTAGGCTTTATAAGTTTATTCAAGCTAAATGAAAACGGATTATAAGAAATCATATTCTCGTCAACGGCCATTTGAAAAGCAGGAGAAATTATATTTTTCATATTTCCGATAGCACATTGGCTCATTCCATTTTCGTTAAGAGATAAGAACCATTCTTTCGCATCTAATGTCGATATTGATGATATATTTTTTTCTCCAAATGAATCGTTTTTTATTTTTCTAAGATATTGCCCTCGTGTATAAGCAGAAGTTTCTTTAAGTGATTTTTTGTGAATAGTTTCATATCGTTTTATCAACTCATACATTGTTATTATCACATCGGCTTGTTCCACGCCAGACTCTAAAGCTTGTTTCTTTTTATCTCGAAGTGCTTTTAAATCATTTGCGTACATAGTATGCCGTTTTCCAAATTTATCTGTCCAGCGGTATTGATACAGGCCATCTTTTCTTTGGCTCTCACCTTCTTTTAAAACTCTACCTTTGTTATCTTTACGTCTTTCCATAATAGACTCCTTACATTATTATAAAGAGCCTTGATGTGACACCATAAGTATATCACACCAAAGCTCCAATTTCAAATCGAATAAGACTGATCTATGTACTTTTCAAGAGCTTTACGTTTAATGAGACGTTTTCGGCCTACAAAAAGCACAAATGGACAGTTTTGTTCTTCCGCCATTTCTCGAAGTTTGCATTGACCAATATTCGAATATGCTGCAGCTTCTTCTATTGTCAGGGTGGCTTTTTCCCAGATTGGGACTTCTTTCATACAATCACATCCTCCATCTTCTCTTCCCCATACTTTGCCACACATACATTGTAAAGCAGCATCGCCCTGGTCATCAGACCAACGCCACCGATACGAGGGGTCACCATAATATCTTTCATGTCGTAAACTTCATCAGCGCAGTCTCCATGTTGTTTGCCATTCTCGTCGTAGTTAATGCCAACGTCAATGCAGATGTCTGTGTTGAATAGATCTATATGAGAAATAAAATTGCGTTTTCCAACCGCAGAGATGACCACATTTGCTAGTTTTGTAACGTAAGCAGTATTCTTCATGTAGCTCCCTGTACTATTCACAGAGATCACATTACAGTGGCGCTTAATCAGCATATCGACCAACGGACGACCTACGATATCAGACTGACCACATACAAGCACATTCTTTCCATCCAGATTGTAACCGATGGAATCAAAAATCTTCATAACGCCAAGCGGAGTGCAAGGCTGAAATGGTGATGTAGAATTAAAGCCATCAACATCAAGTTCATCTGGAATACAAATATTTTTAGGATCGATATGTTTTGGCAGCGGGAGCTGGACAATGATACCGTCCACATCTTCCCAATTATAATCTTCCAGTATCCTATTATTTAATTCATCCTCCGTAATATTTTCTGGCAGTTTGATAAGGTTTGCTTCGATTCCCACCTCTTCACAGTCACGTAATTTACCTTTAATATAAGCGTTGGATGCAGGGTTGTCCCCTACTTGATAAATATGTAAAATAGGAGCATAGTCATCTTCTGCGATAATATTCTTGATTTTATTTTTGATATCTTGTGCAATAGATTTACAATCAATAATCATTATGAACCTCCTATATAGAAGCCAAGTTTTATCAGGGTCGCTTAGTAATGTCGCAACCCATGTCTCGTGCAAGTTCTAAGACATCTGCAAATGATAGGTCATGCATAACTTCCGCAGTAGAAATATCCTTTACAGAGACATGCCGAAATTGCTTTTTCAGCTCGATATAATAGTCACTATTTCTTTTAATCTTCACTGTTTCCGAATGCTCACCAACGTTTGGAATACTGACATAAAAATGATTTTTGAATGTCTCTCCTACCCAATTGGGGCGACCATCTCCATCTCGATTATAGAATTTTTCTGAGTATTCCTCGATTGAATTCTTCTCAACATACTGCAATAGAGTTCTTTTGTAAAAGATTTCTTTACGGTATGGAGCAATGCCACATAAGTCAGCAGAGATAATATAATATCCAAGCTCTTTCATCGATGTTCTCCTTTATACTCACTACTACTATATAGAATATTTCGCAGCTGATTGATAAAATCATCGACTGCGCACTCACTACAATCTAAATCAGAGGTACACATACTACAGCCATCTATGTAATGTTGCATTAAATCCTCTAATGATTTTTCGTAGTATTTTGCCTTGTTTTTGTAAAACCCTAATTCTTCCATAAAATCACCTCGTTACTGTACTAACTCCATTATTTTTAATCTGTCCTTTTTGAACATGAATTATTACAGAGTCAGCATTAACAGTATTGGTTGATTTATATTCGATATATGGAGCGTTGCTATCATATACAATTTTTACATGGCCTTTGATATTCATATAATTGCCATTACAAAGAACCGTAAGCATCTCGTAATTTTCTGCTGGGACATTAGATACCATAGTAGATGTATATCCGTAGATGCCCGATTCCAGTTCTTCAATAGTGGCAGTCCACTCAATCGGATTATAATGACGATAGATACCGTCGCCAATCACCCATACAAAATATCCAATGAAGAGAGTTGCAAATACAACAATGATTGATAACAAGATTTTCTCGCCAAGAGAAAGCTTTACATCTTTACCATCCAAGTTCAACACCACTTTCGTTTACAATATAGATGCCGTTGTCTTTCAAATACTCAATAAACTCTTCATGTGGTAATTTATGGGCGAGCTCACAAATAGTGTAGTTACTTCTGCCTTTCACCCACCTTGTTTCTTTTCTCAAGTTAGACCACTGATGTACACGAAATTCCTTACAACGCCATTTTAAATGAAAGGTATCAGCACACAAATCGCAAATTGGTATCTCTACATAAAAGTCACCCGGATAGCGTTTTCGTCGCCACCACTCCATATCATAGAATACAATACCATAGAGTTCAGGGTAATCTTCAAATCCATGTTCTCTAAGGTAAGCAAAACCCAATCCATGGATGGTCCATTCTGGCGACCTTGGAACTGTATATCGAAGCTGCGATTCTGTATGTGAGATACAGGCGTTGTTGTATTTACCGTCGATGCCCATAATATACCAGTCGGATTTATAATAGCCTATTTGTTTAGTCACAACTAATCACCTCACCTGTATCATCACCCAACGGCCACGTGCATCCATAAAATGTTCCCAAATTTTCGATTTTAAAATAGTACCATTTTTTCGTCACGTAGTCATAAATACTGTAGCAAGTGCAGCGGCCATCCGGCCAATGGTTCTTTTTAATAGCATCAATATCAAGTTCTAAAAATCGTTTAATTTCAGATAATTTATATGAAGCAAAAATATAATCCCATGGGCCACGCCAATGGATAAACCACATGTGCTCTACGAAGTTCGGCCATTCTACAGAAAATCGTTCGACTGGTTTGCTTCTGCCAAAATTCTTATATTGAAGAAAATAGTTGCTGATACCGTGTACACCAGTCCAATAATGGTCTTTAGTGCAGATGAAATGAGAATAGCTTTCCCATTCTGGATTTTGTATTTCCCAGTGATTCTTTTCGATTGAAAATCTATCGTCCATTCAATCTACCTCATAAAAGTCTAGTTTTTTAATACATCACACCATGATCGTTTGATAAATAGCAGCCCTCTAATGAGCTTGCAATTTTGTGGTATCTATTATCAATGTTAATAAGAAATGTGTTTATCATCTCATTATAAATATGTGCGGCCTCTTCGTAAGTATCAGCAAATGCATAATACGATTGATTTGTATTCACGCTGATTGTGCGATTTTTTGTTTTAAACTTCGAGTTCCAATAATCCTTGTTATGAATAGTTCCTTGTACCGGCTTACAATTGATGCCAGCCTTTGTATCATCAAATCGAAATCCAGTGCACCAGACTTCTTTGTCTTCTGGAACAGACATAAGTGTATAAGTCATATTCTTTATTCCTCCTACCTACCCATAAAATTTAATTAGCAATTACAAATGATCCCAAGTCGAACTATATTCAAATTCATCCAGAATTACCGTGAGGTCATATCGACCACCACTAATTTCATAAAAACCACTAAAGCCATTTGCATCTTCTTTTAGCTTTGCAATATCTTCATCGTAATAATTCAGAGCACGATGCCATGCACGATAATCTTTTTCAAGTTCTGTTTCTAAATATCTTTCGTGAAGCCGTTCAAGCCACTCTTCTTTAATATCAAGAGCTGGATAGATCACAAAAACATATTCGTAATCACTCTTCAAAAGCTGTTTACGAACTGCATCATGTGAAGATACGAACACAACATGTCCCTGTCTCGACAAATCAATAGCGACGTTGCAATACGACTCGACCCAATTATCATCCTTTACAAAATTACTGCTTTCAAGGTCGATTGCACGATACGGATGACCAACTGCGTATGTACTTTTACCAATACATGGATATCCAATAACAATCATAAAAACCTCCATAAAACATACATTTTAATCATCAAAAATCTTTTCTCTCGGCACAGGACTTTCTCCACTTTGGACGAGTCGTTTACACTCCGGGCAATACGCATTCCAACAAAGATGTTGTGATACGATATCATTTCCCATACAATAATCGAAAGCCTCTTTATCGTCTGCCCAGAACTCGCATCCACAGCAGCATTTGAAGTGCAGAGCGAATCTTACAGACTTCTTTTTGTGTTGAATGATTTTAATCGCCATTATTCTTCTCCTTCACTTAGACTCTTCAAGATTTTTTGAATCCTATAATACCTACCGAGTGGTGTCTCAAAAATAGCTCTTAGCCACTCAAAAAATGTTGGTTTACCGAATACCTCATTATAATCTGCAATATCGATTTGTTTAGCGGTTTCTCCACATTCAGGGCAAGCGTATCGCAACTCGAAATTAGCAGCTGTGGTATAATAGTCTTTGTAAATTGAATCAAATGTGTCGTCGGCATAAAAATCACAATGACAATAAGGACATTTAAACTCGATGGCAAATTTCTGAGGCTCTGGCTCATGGCCGTGCTTGACAATCTTAGTCGCCATATTTCACCTCAATCCACAAAAATCTTTTCTCTTGGAACTGCCAGGAAACAAGAAACAACTTGTTCTCCGCACTCTGGGCATTCTGCTAGTTTTACGCCCGGTGCATATTCTCGTATAACGGAATAACTCGGAAATTTAATATCTTTGTCATCAGCCCAAAATATACATCCACATTGACATGAGAATTTTGCAGCGTATCTCTTTTTCTTTGGAGTTCCTTTGTGTTGAACAACCATAATCATAGCATTTCACCTCAATCTGCAAATACAAATTGTGTGTCAAAAAAGTTCGTCGCATGAATCATATTTTCTTCTGATAGAGCAATCTTGATAACTTCATCGTCGGTATGTATCTCATCATATTCTACTGTGTCGCAAACCTTGTAAATTTTGCCGTCTTCCTCTTGAAGTAATGTTCCCTCACCAAGTTTTAATGGAGTTGTTTTCTTTTCTTCTCGAATATGTGCTTTCATACAATCTCCTTGATCAAATATCGTTAAACGCATCTATAGTCCATCCAATAAGACTATTTAGTTTTTCTATAATCTTATAAAGGATATTTTTTAAATAATGTTTCTGTTCAGGCATACTGCATGTAAATTCCGCTGGGCCTTCTCTTTTCGGAGAACTTGTTTGCATGACATATACTTCATCGTTGCGAATGATTCCAATTTGAGTACAGTTATCACCATTACAATTGCAAGTCTGATTTATTGTGATGTTCCGTTTCATATTATTTATTCCACCCACCCACCCTTAAAATTTACCTTTTAGAAGAAAGTATATCTTGTGCTTCTAGGGACATCAACGCTAATTGTTTTCATATGCGATTCAAATGTGCCCACCCCAAAGCGATTCACAAACGAAGTCGCATTATTAATATCGTCAATATTCTTTTGGAGTTTTTCTAACTCTTTCTGAATATCAATTTTTACCTCGACATTCTCAATAAATCCCATATCTTCAAGACACTTGCAATAGCCAGCAATCTCGTTATAGAAGATGTGGTCATATTCTTCAAGAAGAGTGTGTTCATCAAACAGCTTTACTTGCCAAGCAATTCCAAACGGTGCTTCCTTCTCGGCATGAGATTCGATAGTATAATACTTCATTATGTAATCTCCTTATTTAATGCCGTACTTAGCCTTAACCCTCTTCAGAACATCAGCCTTCTCGGAATAGCAATCACGAGCTGCATGATAGTCACTCATCTTCTCGGCCAGAATGCGCTTTGCTTCACCTTCAGCAACATCAGCTTCAGCCAGCTCCTTATTCAGCTGATATCCGCTTGCCTTAATTCCATCGACAAATCCGTCGATGCGGTCCTTCGGCACAGACTTTTCGCCTACTGCACCAGTTTCAGTGTTAAACATCTTCACAATAGAATCCGCAGCACCTGCAATAGAATAAACATAAAAATACTTAGCCATAATTATTTCTCCTTTATTTTTCTTACTGTTTTCCGGTAGATCCAAATCCACCAGCGCCACGCTCAGTTTCGTCCAATTCGGAAACTTCTTCAAAATCAGCCTGCCAGAACGGAACTACCGCCATCTGAGCAATACGGTCACCGTGGGCAATCATCTGAGGGAAGTTAGAATGATTATGTAATGCTACAATGTACTCTCCACGGTAATCCTGATCGCAAATGCCAGTTTTGTTCGCAGGAGCAAGTCCCAACTTAGTTGCTAAACCGCTGCGAGCATAGATAGCGACATACCAACCTTCCGGCGGAGCCATCCGCAGACCAGTATGAACCTTAACTGTCTCACCAGGCTGAATCATAATGCAACGGTCACCGTTCTTGTTTACCATCGTTGCGTCATCAAAACCGATATAGGCATACAGGTCTGCACAAGCAGCATTTTTTGAACCATAAGTCGGCAGATGAGCATCTTCGTGCAGTTTATTGATTTTAATGTTAGGGCGATAAGCACGAGAACAAGCCTCAATAGTTCCGTTACGTCCAAAATACTTAGTTGCGTTTCCTAAATCCATATTATTTCCCTTTCTTATCTTCTGGAGCCCACCAAAGGACTGGTCTTCGTAAAGCAAAACTCTTATTACAGCCGATTACACGTTGATTGGAACTCCCCATGTACGGTAAAGAGATATCTCGTTTAGATTCGATATATGGGCCATCGACTAGCACGTTTATATTTCGAATAATTGTTACCGTTGTCGGAATAGTTTGATATTTCAATTCTTCTGCCGCCTGTTGAATCAATTCTTCCCATGTATATCCAGTCCACATCCAAATGTCTTTGCTTCCTTCAAACTCGTGTCTGACCCTTATTAGAATTTTGCAAATCATCTCCCTGTTCTCTGGATACAATGGGTCTCCACCAGTAAGCGTAAGCCCCTGAATATAATCAGGTCGAAGTAAATCTACAATTTTATCAAGCGTTTCATCTGTGAATGGCTGACCACCATTCGGGTTCCATGTAGTAGGATTCTGACAGCCGGAACAATGATGATTACAACCCTGCACGAAAAGTGTGACGCGCACCGACGGCCCATTTGCTATATCACATGGAACAATTTTAGCGTAATTCATCCTGAAGATTCTTCTCCTTTACTTTAGATTTGTCTCTTGTGAAAATTATTTGTTCTCCGTTACAGTCAACTTGTTTTTCATGGTTGATTGCATGTCTTGCTTGCCCGTATGTCTTTCCCAAAAAATCAGCCACCTCTTGTATTGTCCAAAACAAATACCTTCCGTCCATTGAATAGATTGGCTTAGATGCAGGGTTATCTTTTCCTTTTCTCTTTCCTAAACTTGCTTGTCTTAGCTTTTCTATTTCTTCCGGTGTCTTTTTTCTCCCATACCATGGAAGTTCTGCCCCTCTTTTCCCATACCAATGGTTTTTCTCTCCAGACATCCATTCGCTTCGCATTTTACTTAAACGAGCTCTTGTTTCTTCTGAAATATTAGGGTGAATTCCTTTGTGAGCTTCAGAAGATTTCTTACACCACTCTTCACTACGTTTTTTCCCTTTAAATGGCGATGGTTTTCCATACCAAGGATTATCTTCTCCTACCCATTTCCCCATTCGTTTGTTTCGTTCGCTCATTTTATCTTTTTGTTCTTGAGTATATGTAAGATGGACTCCATACATTGGATTATTCTCTCCTGCCATTTTCCCCTTCAAAGCATTTGACATTTTTTCTTTTGCTTCTTCTGTATGGTGCTTTCCATACATATGATTGTCTGGCCCAAACATCTGAACACCAAGACCGCCCGGCAAAATATTGTAAAACAATCTATCTTCTACTGCATTGTTTTCTTTTATCCAATAACGTTCTTTTTCGTTTAGTTCCTCATCCGAGTAGCACCATTCCAAAATCGTCGTTTTAAAGTTATTAAATCCATATTTATCAAATGCCTGTTTTAATATTTTCCCAGATCCTTTATAATATGGATCGAATTCTTTTGAATGATGTTGGCCTATGTATTTTCTTCCGTCAACTAAATTTTCTGTAATATAAATATAACCTACTGGTTCAGATTCGGTTTTTAGCACATCTTTTGAGTCTATAAAATCACATCCTTTCAATTTTTGCATAGTTCATATAATCTTCAAAATATCTCATCTTAAAACACCACCATCCACATACTTGCACAAACGATAATAAAAACATTCAGCGCGACGCAGCCATACATTCCATTCTTTTTGTTACCTCCGAAAATATATGTAGAGGTATCATACAGAATCTGCTCGGAGCGAATTACAGTTGCGGTCAAAAGCAAAATAATATAAGCTTTGGTCACGAACCAAACAATCTCAGTCAGCATCGATTAGCACCTCCTCGATTGGAATAACCTGACCATCAACGTAGTAGCACATCTGACCATACTCATTATAATAAGGAGACATATAGCCGTAGCCTTGATTGCCTGTACATTTAGAGAACAAGTAATACATAATGCGTGTATCCTTGTCGTATACCATAGGGGTATCACTGATACGATAGAACCAGCCATTCTCTACAGCTACATTCCCTACTGAGTCTTTCACACTTGCACTGCATCCAGTCAGTATAATAGCTGCTAGAAGTACGCATACGGCAGTATTTTTGAAAGTCCTAAACATACTTTTCCTTTCTGTTAAAAGCGGAATTCTATTTTGTTATTTATGCTTCTCATCCTCGGTCATGTGTCTCCAGAAGTCTGGCTTGTCGATTACATCACAATTCAAGTCATACCACTGAGTATTCCATGCCATAAAGGCAATCTCTGCTGGACCGTCGTTACCATATCGGATATATACATTTTCGGAGCAGAGCTTGTTGCTGACAACCGGCTCTCTGTCTTTTACTCGAATCCATCGTGGGTCATAATCAACCTCTTTGTAAGACGAGACTTCGATATTGTGGTAACAATTAGAAAGTTCTATACGAATATCGTCTTCGATAGACTTGATATTCTCATTGTCGATTTCGTCAACTAGAAGTTCAAGAGTCACTTTCTTCACGTTCATTCTCCTTTAAATATCGCCATGCATCAGGCACTTTTAAATAATCAAGCACACCGTCCGGCATCCAATTTCCTTGCATTGAATACCACACTCTGGTTTCTCGTTCTCCGTATTTTGCCATGACTATGCTACAAGGCTTCGGAAGATTTATCGTCGGGACATTCCAGTCATCCAACTTAGTTTCCGGCCAGTCAATCCGAGTCCCACACTGACCACAATAGCTGTTTTGATTTCCATCTTCATTATAAAGGTACTCACCGCTTCCGCAGTATTGGCAAGCGATAATGCCTTCCTCTACAAAAGGATTGTTAATCATTATTTACCTCCTGCGGGTCAACCGGCAATGGCATCCAGTGAGTGACGCATTTAAGTTCATAATATTCTCTGCCATCGAGCCATTCTCCAGCTTTAGTGTAACAAGCTTCTCGCTGTCCAACTTCTTTATCGTAGACCCAGAATGGGCCTGCACTCCAATCTTCTTTTGGAATTTTTGGCAATTCATCTTTTACACTAATCCACGAGTCGCTACCAAATACTTCCGCCGGGAAAGTCTTGCAGAATACGCCTTGTTCGTTTTTCAAAAGAATACGTTCAGCCTGATTGAATATATCATCAGGAACAGAAAGTTCAATTGTTCCGTTGTTTTTCTTTGCAATTACGTTGATAATGAACTCATCCGCATCCATATTAGCCAGCCTTCTCTTTCTCTTTGTCATCAAAGTCATCAAAAAAAGATCCGTGATCAAACCACTGATCTTTGATGATATTACCGATGATTTTCACAGACTCTCCTCTTTTGATAGCTGCACGGATATATTTTCCTTTTAGTGATTCAAGTTCAGAACAATCAACAACATCTAAAATCCTTACGATAGCTTCAGCTCCGCCTTCATAACCTTCAAAATTTGCGGCATTACCATCTTTAATAGACTCTCCGTTGATGTAGTATCTTCTACCGATAGAAGGCCCCATGTAATTTACTCCCCATCCATCACCTTCTAAAGTGAGTGCAAGAGAAAGAAATTCGTAATCTTTTATTCCAAAAGATACATTTTTAATGTATGCGTTTCTCAGCTCATATCCATTGGCTTCAAGAAGGTCTTTTGTCCATTTCTTCATATATTCACCTCACAAAACGGCACTTTTATTGGATATTAAATTCTTCCGCTAGAATTCGTTTGAGCTCATTTGTTCCAACTGCTTTCATATAAGTATGAGGCTCTTTTACAGTTGATACTCTAATAGCGCTTTGGTCGATTCTAGCCAGTAGTCGATTGTACAAATCTGTCTGGTTCTTTTGATTGTTTTCGTGTTCAATGTTTTCAATCATCGTTTCCCTTCTTCTCTAAAATACCCGCTGCTTCCATAATCTCAAAGAAATCATCCATGAGAGCATCAGCCATCTTTCCAGAGATTTCTGGAGGTTTTAAGCCAAAATCTCCAAATGCACAGCAAAGGCAACCCCAAGGAGTCAGAAAATATCTTTCGTTGTCATCTTCAGGATTGATGTTTTCATAAACGATATTTTCGTCTTCCATCTTAACCACCTACCTTTTCTGTGTTCTGGACCATACAACTCATACCGGGATGAGATTTTTCAAAGCGATGATGTGCTTTGTTCATGGCATCATTTTGATCCTGCGCTTTGACCATATATGTATTGAGTTCCTGATGCCCATCATCGTAGTACATTACTTCAACAGACCAATAATCCATATAGCTCCTTTCATGCCACCACACCCACCCTACTAATTTATTTATTGACTCTTGTTAGTTTTAAAACCTCCAAACACAAGTAGAATTAACCAGATTCCACTTGCAACCCACAGTCTAAAATTTGGCCCAAGCATTTTCCAAACACCGTAGAGAATAAGGACTGTGATAAACCAGGATAAAATAAATCCTAAGATATTTGCGAAAATTTTCATTTTTAAAGCCTCATTTACTCACCCTTGGTGACGACTGTATCTGCACCCTGAACGGTGACCCAACCATGCTTCAGACGAGCTTCTGCTTCCTTCATCTGAATCAGTTCAGGAGTAATAGACTCCGAGAGTACCTTGTTTGCATCAGCCTCGGCCTGTGCTTCGATCATCTTAACGTCAGCTTCCGTCTGTGCCTTAACTTTATCAGTCTCTGCCTGAGCCAGAGCGGTCTGCTTATTCAGCTCTGCAATCTCTGCATCCTGCTTTGCCTGCTCCTTGGCACGAATCTTCTGCATCAGGGTATCATCAGGCTGTGCATCAACAATCAGTGCGGAAGAAACATTGATACCATATTCTGCGGTCAGCTTCTCATTCAAATAGTTGGTGATTGCAGTATTAACACCTGCGCGATCATCAGAATAAATCTGCATGACACTGAACTGAGGAGTGACTTCCTTAACATAAGCAATAATGTCGTTCTGGATTTTGCTCTCCATCAGGCTCTCGCCATCCATGCCACCAAACTTGGTATACAGTTCAACAACATGCTCCGGCAGGAAGTTATAATTAACAGTCAGATTGATTGCAATCGTACCACCATTAGCAGGAGCATCAATGTGCCAATCTGCGTGTTCCTTTACGCCATAATCGGACGGAGAATTAGAAAATACCACTCGCTGCTGAGTAATCGGAAACTCAGACACATGCTTTAGAGGGCTCATAAAATGCCAGCCCTGAGAAATAGTTTGCTGCTCGACTCCCTTCGCGGAATAAACAACACCAACATAACCAGTATGTACTCGCTCAGTACAAAGCACTGCGCCAACCGCAACGAGGAATGCAACAAAAATTGCCATAAATTTCTTCATAAATATCTCCTTAATTTTTGTAGTTATCTTTTAAAACGTAATAGGCGATAACCCATACAATCACAAAGAAAACAATGATTTCTTTCATATGTAATCCCACCAACCCGCCACTTATACGTTAATGAATCACTCGATTGTGCTTAACACGAAGCTCAACTTCTTGCTGCTTACCAAGATTGAAAGCTGTAGTGTAATCGCCCGTGAGATAGCCCGTTACACGACGAAGACGCCGAATATTGTGACTTCCACACTCAGGGCAAGTATCACCAATCTCATCACAATAACCGCATTCCATACAGGTATCATTTGGAACATTCACTGCAAAATACGGAATGTCATGATCCATTGCATAGTTCACAATTGTTTCCAGCGCACCGAGATTATTCTTTACAGTCGAGTCGAGCTCTACATACGCGATGCAGCCTGCGCTTGAATATCCGTCAAGCTGAGACTCAATATCGATCTTTTCAAACGGTGTCACTTCTCGCCATACCGGAACATGGACACTGTTAGTGAAGAACTCTTTGTCTGAAACGTTTTTAATATCACCATATTTGGCCTTAAATCTCTGCATGGCAGTAAAACAAAGGTTTTCTGCGGGCGTAAAGTACACGCCAAAATTTAGAGAATACTTGTGCTTGAATTCGTCGCAGCGATCTTTGTAGAGCTGACAAATTTTCTTTGCAAGCTCAAGGCCATTATCACAAGTTTGATCTTCTCCAATCAAAATCTGAAGAGTTTCAGCCATGCCGAGCAAACCAACAGCCAACGTGCCATGTTTCAGAGCAGAACGAATATCTTTTCCGTCATATCCGGCCATTGTTCCATTCTCCCACATGAATTTTGCAGACTCAGGAGACTGCGAGCAAATCCACTCGAAGCGTTCAATCAGCATATCTTTTGCTTCATGCAACTTCTGGTCAAGAATGGACATAAACTTGGCTACAGTCTGTCCTTCAAGGTCTTCTCCAGTAGTGTTTTTAATGGTATATTCCTTCGCTTCCATTGCAAGAGTAGGAAGAATAATCGTAACAGGACAGATATTCCCTCGGCCATCCTTCAACTGCTCAAAGCCGTTGACATCCCAACCATTTGCAGTTCTACAGCCCATCGTCGAAAAATACGTTTTTACGTTATTTTTATCGTATCCTTCATTGCCGCTCCAATCGACATTGGCGTAATTTGGATAAAGGCGCTGTGCAGTGGAACGCAGTGCCAGCTGATACATATCGTAATTAGGGTCTCCGGGAGCACGATTGATTCCCTTAGCCATCTGGAAAATACCACAAGGGAAAATGCTAGTTCTATGTAATTTGCCGATACCCTTAATGGAAGCGTTTAGCAATGCTTCGATAACCATTCGGCCTTCAGGCAATGTACATGTGCCATAGTTGATAGACGTGAACGGAAGCTGATTTCCGCTACGTGATTGGAGTGTATTCAGATTATGGTACATGCCTTCAACGGCTTGGTTCAACTCACGTTTGGTCATATCCATTGCGTACTGATATACTTTTGCATTCCTTGGATCATTAGCCTCTAGGTCGTTAAAAGATAATTCTTTGGGTACTCTGCTGGGGTCATCTTCAGGCTTAATGTATTTAATCCCATCTTTAAAATGCTTCGAAAAGCTCTTCCGTACATAAGGAACCATAGTCCAGTCTAGGTGTGTTGCGCTCACGCCGCCGAACTGCTGAAGACTTTGAATCTGGAAGATGACTGCGACAAGCTGGAATGCCGTACTGATGGACTGTGCAGGACGAACATCAGTCTGGCGAGTGTTAAAACCATTCGCAAGCAGGTCATCAAACGGAATACTCAAGCAATTGTGCATACCAACTGCGTAGCTATCGAGATCGTGGATATAAATTTCGTTGTTCTCGTGATTCTCACGAGCCATCTTAGACATGCAATAATCAAGGGCATATCGCTTGGAAACCACCCGGCTCATCTCGCCAATACGACCGCCAAAAGATGCTTCATCAACATTGGCATTCTGGTTATCAATCTTTTTGCCGAGAAGTTTCTCCTCGACTGCATCCATCAGCTCTTTGTAATTGCTGCGAGCAATACCATGCAGATATCGGTAATTCATATAAGAACGAGTCGTCTCGTAATAGCCACTCTGCATAAGACGATTCTCAACTGCATTCTGAATCGCTTCTACATCCATAGTAGAGTCAATGGCTGCGATTTCAGATGCAATACTATCACTCAGCTTGTGGTCAACAGGATCTGAAGAATCATTCATCGCCTTCTCAATCGCATTTACAATCTTACTCTTATCAAAAAGAACTTTCGTTCCATCGCGTTTAATCACATATTCCATGCAATCACTCCTTAATCTTCCAACCAACGATTTTCTGCCACATAGAAAGCTCCAACCGCAACTACCATCAATACGACCCAGAATACCCAAAACCAAATCACCCGTGTACCAGCTGCAGAAATCATATAATCTCGTGCTTCTTCGATGTTTTTATCCTTAATGAATTGTGCATCATGTATACTTTCGTCGCTCAAATTTGCAAACAACGTACCATCATAATGAACTTCTTTGACATAAAACTCGAATTTCACATGAGGACTGACTTGTACAGTTGTCAGGTACTTGCTTGATGGCATTTTGATGTCACCATACTTGAATTCTTTGCCAAGAAACGTAATATTCTTAGAATTGTGTTCTTCTGAACTGTAATAATCCCAAGTCCAGTACGTTTCGACTCTTGTTTTTGTATGGCCTTTGCTATCCGTAGTAGTTACAGTTCGTGTATGCATCGTATAATGCTTTTCTTCGCAATAGATGTACATCCACTGTCCGTCGATACGTGAATCACTTACGGTATCTACTGCTTCTAGTGCGCCTTGGCAAAAGGCGTTGCCTACGTTAGTTCTTATTCCATAATCGAACATATTTTCGGACTCAATCGAAATTGCTGTATTATATTCTTTCTTCTGCTCAAGCGAATCTCTGGTGATATTTCCAGCGATAACGCTACCAAGTATCAGCATGATGAACACAATACCAACACTGACGATCAATTCACGATAAGTAATTTCGGTATTACCGATTTCCAAAAAGGTTACCGACTGCCGGTGCCGCCTCATTCCCCTCATAGGACAGATACTCATAATTCTGAACCTCATATCCAGTCAGACCCAGCAGAAAGGAGTTCGGAAACTTACGAACGCTCTGCTTATATTCCTTCACGACACGATTGTAATCGCCACGATAGTTTGCAATCAAATTTTCAGTGACGGATAGCTCATTCATAAGCTCCTTGTAGTTGTCGCTAGACTTCAGTTCAGGATATGCTTCCGCAATAGCTGCAATCTGAGTCGTAATCTCTTGAGCGGTCTGGCCGGAAGTGCCACGAGCATTCACAACATCCATCAGGGTCTGATACTCATGTTGGTCATAAGCCTTGACGGTTTCAACCAGATTTGGAATCAGATCAGCTCTGCGCTTCTCCTGAATCTCAATGCCAGACTTAGCTTCCTGGATCTGTTCTTCATAAGAGATGGCCGTGTTCTTAGGCCCCTGCACCATAAAGGTCATGCCAAGAATGGAAATAAACACGACGCAAATAACGATAATAGGTAACTTCCAGTTGTATCTCATTTATGTAAACCTCTTAAAACTTGACCTCATCGGCGCAATCAGGAACCACGGCAGTCTCGATGTTGCACATCGGCTCTGCTTTTGCTAATTTGTCGGATTGGTTGATTGGATGACAAGTAAGCCCATCCCACTCATGGACAGTAGGATAATCATGCGAACTATTGGGCATCGTAGTCAGCTTATCATTAGTCTCATCAGGAATCTTCTTTAGCGTATCTACGACACTTTCAGTAATCTTCTGTTGCTCCTCTAAAAGCTGGATTTTATAGTCCAAATACCAACGTGCCTTCGTCAAATCTTGAAGCTGAGAATTACCATCTTTGTGACCTGCCCGGCTTAGATACTTACCAACATTCCAAAGATAAGCATCCTTATCCAACTTCCATTCTCGCAGCACTTTGATGGCCTCATAGGGATTGTCTGCGCCGCCGTAATGAGCTGGGTGCTCGACATTCTTTTTAATTTCGTCAAGTGTTTCCATCAACGACCTCCTTGTTCTTTTCAATAGGCTTATAAACATCTGCCAACAGAGGATGACGGCCACAGCAACCACGACCCTCTGGACAGAACGGATACTTCGGATTAGCCTCGCAAGAAGGAACCATCCAGCTTGCTACTTCAGGACAAACCTGTGCAACTTCCCTCTTCATCTCTGTAAACATCTCGCGGATTTCTTTTTGAGCCCTAGAACAAAGTCGAAGATGGCTCATTTCAATCAAAGCACGAGCGTTCATCGTAATGTAAAACTCTGTACAGCAAGCATTTGGCAGAACTGCACGGGCGTCTTCGTTTTTGGCGTTGTGATACTTCTTGAGAATCTGATAATCGGTATCAATGTCCGACATCATATTATCGAAAACATCAGCATCTTCACCGGTAAACGGATTTACATACTTAAACCCATCCTCTTGACAATAGCGCTGACTGCGACAGCTCATGCTAATATGTCGATGACGACTAATCTGTGCCAGAAGTGCTCGGCTTACATCTTTGACGTAGAACGTAAAATTGATGTGTTCAAGCACAGAATAGTGACCGCTTGCCTTACATCCCTTGGCAATCTTATAATCGTCAGTCATTGAAGAATCGTAACAAATACTCGCAGCTTCCTCCACAATATCTAAAGGATTCTTATCACTTGTAGGAACAACTCGCTGTGTGTACGCGATCAAATCAACAATCATTTAATCCTCCAAATACTTTGCATCTTCTTCATTGATAACGAGGCTATTGAATGGCATAATCAGCTGATAATCTTTGCTTCCAAACTTCTTTGTCCAGTCATCAGGCTCAACCTTTAAATACTTTGGGGTGAAGCCAATAACCTTGTGCGTCGTCCAAGTGATACCTTCATGACCCTTTGTGCTTGCTCGAAGCACTGTATCGCCAACGCTAATTTTCTTGCCGAGAACGTCAATCATTTTCTTTTGCCTCCTTCTTATCCCACTCATCTCTGCGTTTTAAAGCAACAAGATAATTATGCTCAGTTGTTACAACACAATCGCTTGCCTTGCAAGAAAGAAGCTCTCCTCGCTGTTCAATCGGATACCATCGTTCAAAATAAATTCTATTTTCTTGCTGATAATCTTTTTCAATTTTCACAACATCAGTAACTGAAATTACTGCAAGATAAGACCATCCAGATGGAACTTCAGCAAATAGTACATGGCTGCCAACTTTAATTTCATTTCCGTACTTGTCAACTACCATTTACCTCACCTCTTTCAATCAACTCATCAACAGTAACCTCTCCACAGAGAACCTGTTTAAGTTGCTCTTCTGACAACTGATATGTAATCGGATCTCCACATTCAGTTGGATATCGAGCCAAGGTTCTATAATATTCTGCAAGGGCTCGTTCCTTACGACCCTGCTCACGATGGTCAATACCAATCATATCGCCCCACCTCCTTCCTTAAATTCTTCACTTTTGCCGGTCACCACATAGACATCATCTTCGAGATCTTCTTTGGGAATCATGACAATGTTTAGCATTTTCCTGAATGATTCATTATCAGTTACGATAAAATAAAAAAATTCAGTTTCTGAAACTACTTCGTATGTAGTTCCTCTTTGAAGCCGAACGACTTCATCTATGCCAACATCGGTATAATAGTCCGTTCTGAAGTACATCCTCATTAGGGCTCCTTGTAGGGTTCCATATCACCCTTCCAAATCTGGAAATAAGGATGTGCGTCAATGCCGTAAACCTGACCCTTCATACCGGTACTGGTAATCTTGTAAGGCTTTCCATCCTCAAGGCTATTGATAAAGTCCTGATACTGAGGACTCATCTTAAAGAAGTCCTTCTTGCCCTGAATCCTCTTTACCTTAATAGTAACCTCATCACCAATCTTTGGCTCCCACTCTTCAACCGGCATTCCAGCCAGAAAGTCGGGACCACCGGCCTTCTTGATTCGCCGGGCAAGGATTCGTGCCTTACGCTGCTCTCTGCACCGGTCTTCTCGATTCATCGAATTACTCATATTCTGTTCCTTTCAGCTTATCAAAGTAGGGATCGCCGTCTTGCTTCTCTAATAAGTTGAGCTCCCCGGCGGAGCCTACAGAATACAAACGAAAATTTTTAAAAATCTCAGCACCTTTAATAGTGGCTAGAGATGTAATTATGTATAATATATCGTGTTCTTCTGTGCCATCAGTAAGTTGAACTTCAAGTCGTTCTTTCTTTGGGATGGCTAGTTTTCGGAAGTCGTTCATAGTTAATCCTTCGGCATAGAATACACATCCTGTCCATGTGCATATTCGTCATAAATTTCTGCAATAACATTGTAGCATCTACTCTCAGAGTTATAACTACCAAGGATAATTCCACGCTCACCCATGCCCTGCCTTGCATAAACATTAAGGCTTGCGGTATCAATGATTGCCATACGGTCAAGATTTATAATTTCTCCGTCTTGCGTTAAAAGTAGCATTTTAAATCAGTCCTTCCCGTTCAGCTTTCCACTGAGCATACTTATCATAAGCAATCTTCAGAGCAAGATCTTTGTTTTCAGCAGTAACATAAATAGCCCATGTCATTCCCATTGAAAAGGTGGGCTCAAAATAATCAGGTCCCCACTCTTCATCTTTGATATCTTCGATGTTTCTATTAGAATGCCATACAGCCCACTTTTTAGTTTTTTCGTTGTAATAAATCCTCCAAACACCAATCGGATTTATAATACAATCCTCGTACTCTTCGACATCACCGTCGTAGGCTGCGGCGATTCTTTCCGCTTTTTCTTTATCTTCAGTGATAGTAATAATCCGATAATCTGAATATTCACCTTCGGTTACTGCGTAATAAGTTTTCATATCTACTCCTTTATCCGTAACTCACTTCGTTCTTGTCGTTTCGGAATCGCACAAAGGTCGGGAATTGCAGAGATTCAGCACCAGTTTTCTTATCACAGCTAACCTCTTTGTACTTACATTCCACAATCTTACCGATGTAATTATCAGGATTCGCCCACACAGCAGCTCTCGTAGCATCATCAAAACCAGAACTAGCATCATCAAAACCAGAACCAATGCGAAGCTCATTGCCCTTGTAGTCCACAACTAGAGCACCCATCGTACCAGCCAGACGGTTCTGACCTTCCTCGATTGCTGTGATTCGCAGGTCAACAGTATAGAAACGCTTAATCTTGAGACAACCATTGTGACGAGCCCGGCGGTAAGGAACGTTGGTGTTCAACATCAAACCTTCCCATCCCATTTCGACCGCATAATCAAGCCCATGAGGAATCACACTCTGATCAATACCTTCATAGATCATCGGTACAATCTCAATATTTTTAAGGTGCTTTTCCTTAATTTTCTTACGAAGCTCGTTTAAATACTCTCGCCGTACCATATATGGTGTGATGCATTTATCCTGAACGAAGTCTCTTGCGAAATCCGTATCAAAGATAACGAATTTAATACCAGTCTTGTCCTTATTGTCCGAGTTTAATAAGCCAGTGCCATACCGAAACGCCTGTCCGTCCGGCCAACCCTCTGGATTCTTATAAATCAGTTCACCATCAAAAAAACGTGTGTTTACCAGTTCTGTATCACCATCATACAGAGTCAGTAGATCATTCTTAATATGGTCAAGACCTTGAAATTTCTGTCCCTGCCGAGAAATAAGGTCACCATTAAAGAAAGTTCCCCTATTGCCATTTTCTTTCTGGCTAAGGCTGAACCAAGTGCCCTTTTTCAGCTTAACCTTATCAATCGGGTATCCCTGCTGAATCTCCCAGACAGGAACAATTTCATCGCCATATACTTTATTGATGGTAGCTGCTTCCACACCAATTGGCAGATTCTTAGTAAACAGTCGTTTCAGAAACTCTTCGTACTCAGGATTTTTATGTAAATAATTCCGGATTGTTGCAATAGATGCATCAGAGCCGGTATTGTGACCAGCACCCATAATATAAAGGTATCCGCAGCTGAGATACTGAACGTCGATATCCGGCTTTGCAGTTACCTTCTTATTGATCTTTGCGTCCGACAGTCCGGTAACAATTGCCGGGTCGAGCAGGAATCGGAAAAACGCCATCAGTTCATCAGCTTCATCTCCAAAATCCTTACGTGCATCCAGCAAAATGCGGGTCTTGTCCGTCTTCTTCTTTGCTTTCTGCAATGCCTTAACCATCGCATCAAGCTTACCTATGAGCTCTTTATCTGTCATAAAGCCTCCTTACGTATCCTGTGTTATATAGTTATAGCTAATAAAGAAAGGCTTGTCGTTACGAGCAAGCCATTTCTTTCCCGTATCCTGTATTATATAGTTAAAGAGAGAATTTTAAGCCTCCGGGATGGAGACTTTTTATAACTATATTATACAGGACACGCACATAATTGTCAATGCTTTTCTGCAAATTCTTTCCGTAAAAATTCCTTCAAGAACGTCTGCTTATATGGAACTCTCGAAGTCTTTACAGCCCGATCAAGAGCATGAGTTTCGGCACAAATCACACAATACTTCTTGGCACGAGTGATGGCCGTATAGAGCCATTCTCTCGTCAGCATCAGGTACGCAGAGTTGTCCATGCCAACAATCACATACGGAGCCTCACTGCCCTGCAACTTATGACAACTCAAAGCATAAGCAAGTTCAAGTGTTGCCCAGATGTTATTCCCACCAAAGTAATGTGGAATAAAGATTGTTCCCCACTGATCAAAATCAACCAGGATAAAGCTACTCTCAATCTTTCGGATAATGCCACGGTTTCCGTTAAACACCGGACACTTCTCTTCTTTTTTCTTTGTCTTGAGATTGTATGTATGAAGCTCATAGTTGTTCTTGTTGATAATGACTTGATCGCCCTCACGCAGAGTATACACCCTATCCTTGCCATCACCATAGATTGTGACCTTTGCTTCTGCTTGACCACGACTCGGATTCACAATTTCCTGAATAGCATTATTGACTTCATAAGTGCAGATACTGCCACGCAGCTTCTGTGGAAGTACAATCTGAATCTTCGCACTATCATTCCCTACCTTATTATATAAGGTACGGTACTGATTGATGATGTGGTTGAATGACTCACTTGCGTCTTTATAGATATCAAGCTCCAAATCACGAAGTTCACCACGAATCTCACTACCAGCCCAGCCATAAGGAACCAATTGCGTAGCGTTACGAACCTTAATGCTCTCCGTGATAATTGCAGACTTGGCTGCCTGACGATGGATCTTAGTCAAACGAGCCACAGGAACAACCTTAGATGCAAGCATATCCTTGAAGATGTTACACATACCGATACTCTCAAGCTGGCCGTCATCACCAATCATGATGAATCGCTTGCCAGTTTCGATTGCCTGAATCAAATCGTAAAACAATTGAGCACCAACCATTGAGGTCTCATCCAGAATGATGATGTCCTCATCCAGAGGATTGTCCTTATCGTGAACAAACCCACCGTTCTCGATGTCATATCCAAGGAGACGATGAATCGTCTTTCCATCCTGACCAGTAATCTCCTGCATACGAGCGGCAGCACGGCCAGAGAGTGCAGTCTGTGCAAAAGACTTACCACGAAGAACTTTTAAGACACCAGCGACAACGGTACTTTTGCCAGTTCCGCCGTAGCCTGTTAAGATACAGACGTTGCTAGAGCATACCTTTTTAATGGCATCTCTCTGTTCTTCGGTATACTTGATGCCAAGCGCATTTTCGGCCTCATTGATTGCTGCATCCATATTTTGACCAATCGGCTCAACAGGAGCATCCGCCAGACGCTTGATTTCCTTCGCAATACTATCTTCCAGATTCCACACTCTAGTTAGAGCAAATTCCTGACGGTCATCGCTCCACCAAAGTGTTTCACGTACATCATGCAGATGAAAAAGTGCCCTCTTGATGACCTCTTGATCTCCCTCGTCCAATTCAAGTTCCTTGATACAGCTATTGATTGTCTGGTTTGCCGAGATAATAGAGTTACCTTCTTCAGCACGGTCGGCAAGAAAATGCATGACGTAGGCTTCGATTCTGAATTGCGAATTGTGCTTTAAGCCCATATTTAAAGCAAGAGCGTCAGCTTTTTTCCAGCCGATGCCATACGCATCATCAATCAAGACATAAGGATTCTCCTCAATCTTTTTTACCAGAATGTCTGCACCGTGATACTGACGAACAAGCTTTTCAATAGCACTAGGGGTCAGACCGTACTCAATTAGCTTTGTGTACGCCTCACTGTTATCAATGTTGTTTTCAAAGGAGTCAATAATCTTTTGTGCTCGACCTTCCGTAATGCCACTAACAGTACAAAGAGACTTGATATCACCGTTCTTGATGATTTCATACGGATTCTTGAATGCTTCATAAAGCATCTCAAACTGATGGTCGGTCAAGATAAAACGGAGAAAGCTTTTTTGTTCTTCCGGGTCAGTAATCTCTTGAAACTCATTCATGTAGATAATTTTATACTGATCACCAAACTTTTCATGATGAACATATTCACCACAGAACGAATAAGTTTTATTCATATCGAGGCTAGGAACGTTACCTTTTAGCCGGAGGTCACTGTATCGGCTCATGATAGGATTTCCCTGCTTGACTTTTACCACCTCGGCAGAGAAAGTGGCGAAGCCGCCGGGCTCCACCTCCCTCCCATCTTTCGGATAAAAGACTCGTTTTATCCTGATGTAGCAACGAATCATATTTTCATTAAATTTCTTATCTGCCACTTTACAACCCTCTTACGCTATCTCTCTATCTTGCAGCCACTGCTTATAAGGCTTCATCTTCTCAACAATGTACGAATTTTCTTTTCTCTTGCAAAGGATTGCAAGATCGCTGCCCTTTGAAATCAGACTTGAATATCGTGCATACTGAGATGCCCAACAAATCATTTCAACAATACCACATGTCGTATAAACATGTAAGTATGCAAACTGGTTACCACGTTTATCCTTCTTTTTTTGGATGTCTACGATGACACAAATAGCAGTTGCCTTACCGCCATCCTCTACAGTATCAAGACCAGCATCAATATAGGTACAAGCATCCTTAATGGGATTGCTAGTCAAGAACATTGAAAGGGTTTCAAATTCCCACATGTGCTCGTCTTGCATATATTTCTCGGCAAACGCTTGCATGAAATCTTTTCGTCTCTTGTCTTTTTCCTTTTTGCGGTTCTCTGTATCTGCCTCCCAGCGCACCCTTCTTGCCTTATTATATAAAGCAAGTCTAGTAGGCTTATCTTTAATATAATTTGTGTCAATCCCATATTCGTCTTTAAGAACAGAGATTTTGGGAAGAGATGCCATCTCATGAAAACCCTTCTCTTTATACTCGTTCTCAAAAACCATATTTGCAAAAGTGATTAAGATTTTTCTCTTGTCCTTTGTTGGAATAGCTCCCGCCTTAATCAACTTGACAACGTTTGAAGTGCCAATCTTGCCACCGTTTGCTCTCTGAACAAAGTCTGCCAATCCAGAATATGGACGGTCTGCAATCACTCCTGCTGCGACACTCTCACCCATTCCCTTAATGGCTTTCAAACCAAACAGAATTGTGTGTTTCTCCGCATCGGCCTTAAATTCCATATCAGACTTGTTAACACTTGGAGGAAGAACCCGAATATGTAGCCGGTCACATTCATTGATAAACACACCCATTTTGCCAGAATCATCTTCTTTAGTAATCATACACGCAGCCATGAAATACTCAGTATAATGAGTCTTCAGGTATGCTGTCAGGTAAGAAAGAAGCCCATAAGCAACTGCGTGGCCCCGGTTGAAGGAATAAGAAGCCTGTTTCAAGATCAATGCCCACATCTCAGAAATCTGATAATCGTTCCATCCTTTCTTGTGAAGACCATCTCTAAACTGGACCTCCAAGGATGCCATAACATCTTTCTTTTTCTTACCAATGGCACGACGAGCATTGTCAACCTCAGTTTCAGGGAATCCTGCATAACGAAATACTGCCAGAGCCTGTTCCTGATAAAGAAGAATGTACTGAGTCTTGGCAAAAAGCTGTTTGATATCAGGATGAAGTAGTTTGATAGTCTCTGGATGAAGCTTATTGGAACAGTACGTCGGGAAGCTATCCTTAGTGCCAGGGCGGTTTGCTGCATTCACAACAATGATATCCTCGGCGTTGTCACATTTTGCTTCAACACACATCTTTCGAGCTTCAGCAGACTCCATCTGAAAAATACCAATTGTGTGTCCAGATTTATAAACAGCGTCATAGACTGCCTTGTCATTCAAATCAAGATGGTTGATATCAACATCTTTCCAAGTAAGATGGGCCATCTTTAATGTGTCATCAATCGTGTCCAAATTTTCAAGACCAAGAAAATCCATCTTAACTAGAGACAGGTCATCCATAGCATTGTGCATTTCAAGCTGACACATCTGATTGCCTTCTCTATCCATACAGAGAGGGCAATATTCAATAACAGGCTTAGGTGTAATCAAAGTTCCTGCAGCATGGCGACCCATACTCTTCGGTAAACCTTCAAGCCGCATAACGTACTTAAACCACAGAGGGAACTTATCATATACATTAGAAAGCTGCTCGCTCTTTCCAAGAATGTCCTTCAATAGAACTTCCTTCTCAACTTCTTCTCCGAGATCATCCAATGTTTTCACGGTCGGAATCAACTTAGCAACTTCATTTCGCAATTCATACGGAATCTGCATATAATATGGGCTTTCTGGATCTTCGTTCAGTACCTTGCCAATATCCTTAATGGCAACCTTGGTAGACAGAGAATTAAAAGTTGCGATTGGTGCTACACTCTCTTTTCCAAAAAGCTCTTCTGCAATAGAAACAAGTTCTTTGCGACGACGACGGCTAATATCAAAGTCGAAGTCCGCGAGACTCTTACGACCCTTATTTGCAAAACGAGAGAAGTCAAGATCCCAACGAACAGAATCAATCTGCGTAACGTTTAGCATAAATAGACATAGACAGTTTGCACCAGAACCACGAGAATAGCCACGAGGGATACCTCGTTCATCAGCCACCTTACAAAGCATATACAGCATGATGAAATAGTCGATGTAGTCAACATATTCCAAAACGTCAAGCTCCATCTCAATTCTGTCTCGCCGGGTTTGCTGTTCTTCTTTACTCATCCATCCGAATTTTTCATCGAAAGTAGAATAAACAAGGTAGCGCAGGTAATCCAGATGCGAATCAAATTTACCTTCAATTTTCACTTCTGGCATCTGGTTTGGCTGACCAAGACCAATATCAATATCGTCAACCATATCTGCAATTTTCACAGACATTGAGCAGCCTTCTCGGATGAAGTCTTCATCAAACTGCTTTGAAAGTGTTCTCAGCACATCGTCTTCGGTCTGAAGATAACAGTCAACATAACTTTCTCCAACTTCTCGTCCTTCTCCAATTTCTACAAAAACTGAATGTGCCTCAACATCTTCCTTGGAAAGCATATGAGCATCTGTTGTAATAGTATACGGAAGATTGTACTTTTTGATAAAAGCTGCAATTTTGGCATTAGCTTCAGCCTGATCTGGCGTATCATGAGACTGAACTTCCATAAACACGTCATCAAAGATCCATTTCAGTTTGTTCCATAACTGCCATGCCTCGGTCTCGTTTCCATCAACAAGCAATCTACTCATTCGACCAACTTGACAGGCCGTAAGACAGATGATACCTTTACCCCACCCGTTTTGTTCAATGATGTTCAAAGAAGTTCGAGGCTTTTTATACATGCCATCAACGCAAGCATTTGAAACAACCTTAAATAGATTTTTTAAACCGGTCTCGTTCTTCGCTAGTAAAATAAGATGGTAACGAGGTTGTTTATAGTCTTTTGTGTCAGCTTTCTCTGCCTGATTATCTACTTCATAAACTTCACAGCCGATGATAGGCTTAATACCTTCTGCTTTACAAGCTTTAACTTGGTCAACAAAAGAGTGCATCTTGCCATGGTCCGTAACAGCAATAGCCTTCTGACCATTCTCTTTGGCAAAGTCTACAAGTTCCTTGACGGTAAGAATAGAGTCAAGTAACGAACCCTGCGCTGTATGTACATGAAGATTTACAAAATTATCTGACATCTATTCTCCTTTCACCATTAAAGCTGGTCGCGTTCCTTCAGACGCTTAATCCAGCGCTTGCGCTTCTCGTTAGCAATCTCATTCGCTTTCGATGTAAACGCCAAGATGCAATCCTCGTCATCATCATAGTATGCGTAAATACAGTTCAGCACATCCCCGAATTCTTCTACGAGGTTTTCATAAGCCTCGTTAATGCTTACGGGCGTTGGGTTCTTCATGTCGATTGCACGATAAAACTTTATCGCAGCTTTCGACAGTTCCGAACCTTCCTCTCCCATCTGAATGAGTATTTCCTTGCCATCAATATAATCAAGCACTCGTAAATTTTTATCTTTAACCATCACTCTTCACCTTATCTCCAAACTTAATAATATCGTCGAAAAGCATCACATAGTCATCGGTGTACTTGTTACCATGGAAATGGCCGAAGTACCAGAATGGTTTACAATCGTTAGGATAACATTCGTATATATTATCAAAGAATATTTCAGTTGACTGGTCTACTGTGCTTTGATCAATACCACCGATAAACAATTCAGTTGGAATGAACCGGAATGGACAAGTATGCGTGAGCATAACATCAATACCATCGATTTGAGGGTCATGTGTAATATTCCAGATCTTTTTCTTAGTCTTCTCATTAGGCTGTTCATCCGGCCACCAGTTCCATCCACGCTCCAACCGATAACATTTATCTACGGAATAAGCTCCGCCACAAACAAGACAGTTCAGAATTTTCCTATCAGCAAGAATCTGGTAAACTTCGCCATCGATAGCGAAATACTGATTGGGATAATGTGGGTCATGCCACACTTTGCCGCAAATATCTCCACTGATTTCCTTTGTCCTATAACCATCCTTACGAGAAGGGCGGCGTTCGTGGTTGCCATAAATACAAAACAGATTTGCAGGAATATCTGCGGCGATAGTCTTAATACTCCATTCGCGAGGGTCGTCCTTGCCGTAATAGTTCAAACCGACATCGCCAAGGCAGACAATCCAGTCATTCTTTCCAAGATTGTGTTCATGGCAAAACTTTTCCAATTCTAAAAAACGATTAAAATCACCATGAATATCGCCTGTAATGTAAACCATATACTCACCTCACTCAAAATCTTCTTTATCAATCACATAAGTTCGTGGATAAAATCTATCGTTTCTATCACCGAAAATATCAACAAAGTAGACTTTAACAACCTCAAACTCACGATTACACTCTTTACTTTTTAGCATTTGAACTGCATCTCTTGCATTTTCAGCGTAGATTTCTCTGTGTAAGTTGTGATATTTCTTGAGCGTATAATTATATGTACGGTAATCAATTTTGTAATATCTATATCGTCGTTTTTCCATTTTTCATTCAAAATCAAGAACAATCATATCTCCCATACCTTCATAGAAAACATGATCCATCTTAAATTTCTCACTAACCGATCCGTGGTCAGTTTCGATACAAATCTCCCAATTTGGATGCTGCTCTGCAAATTTATCAAGAATATGAGTCAATTCATCCGGTTCAATAATATGAGCACCATCATTTAAAATCTGATTAAATGCTGTGCCTTCCCGAAGTAGTTCTAAATCTGCAATAGTATGTGCAAGTGATTGATGTGCTTTGTCAAGCAAATTTAATGACAAATCGTAATTATCCACTTTATTCATTGTCAACCAACTCTCCATTCTTTACTTTTACAGCCTTATCGTCCCAATATTCATCAGCTCCAACCTTTCTAGGAGCAGTGCCAAAATGCTCTTTCCACTCAGGAAGACTCTCGTTGATGGCGTCAAACTGAATACCCCAATCAAAGCAAGCCTCCATTGCATCATACAAAAGCTTTCCTTCACGGCAAGTCCAGAGAATCAAACCAGCACCGTGCTTCTGTTCCTGAATTGCTTGATAAATGACATTCCAGTTTGGCTCACCGATATCAGGATAATTATTCTCACAGAGAGTGCCATCAAAGTCGATGGCGATAGCACGTTTCCAATTTCCCATATCAAATCACCTCAAAATCAACAATCTGTGCCTGCGGAGTCACTTTATTTCCATACTGATTTATAGATAACCGGCATACAGCATTGATATATTTCTCTTCCTGACCACCATAGAAGTCATTGTTGATCCAGCCAATCATCCGGCCATTATCAGCAAAGCACACAAAATCAATGCCTTTTTCTTCATCAGAATACTTCCACATATTACCGTTCTTGCCCATCGGAGCACATCCACTATGAATCAGCGGAATGTTTTTAATGTAGAAATACGGTTCGGAGATTCCCTGTGCCCAGATTTTATGCATTTCATACATGGTCTTCGGCAACGCAACGGTCAACCTACTATAGTCAAAATCAAAATCAACCACGATTGCTTTACTCATCGTGACATCTTTAAGCAGTTCATCGCAATCCGCAATAGCCTTTGGTACGTTTTTTTTCTTGATTTTTACGCCAGCGGCATTATCATGACCAAGAACCGACTCAAAATCTCCGGTACTCATCAAAAACTCCTTTAGACTTTCAATCGGAGAACCATCAGGATTTCTCATTGAACCACCAAAATACTCTTGATTTTCGTCTGGTTCTTCAGGGCAGGCCATCTCTCGAAGTAGTACGCAAGGTTTACCATACATTTCAGCCAGCTTGATTGCTACAACGCCAGTCAAATTACTGTCCAGAATGCCAGTGGAATTACAAAATAAAACTTTACTTCTATCCGCTCCATACTTAGAAATCCAGTTTTGAAGTTCCGCGACAGCCTTGTCCTTGGTCTTGTTTTGTTGATACTTACAAGAGGAGCACTCGCGAGCCACATGCTGCGCCAGAGTCTCGTCAATCGTAACACCGGCATTCTTGCCACGAATCGGAGTGTACTGGAAAGTCTGCTCTTCACCGACCATCGCACGGAACATCCGCTTCTTTTGCTCGGATGAGCCAACGCGAATCAGTGCGTTCATCATCGGAACGATGTAGAACTGAACATCATTGATAGTCGGGTCACCCTTGATGTTGAAGCTATTCGCTTCAACCAAAGCACAAATCATCGGATTCACAATTCGTGCCAGACCTTTCGTGCAAAGGCGCTTTGTCTCATGCGAGTGCATATCCATGACATCACCGATATTTCCGACTGCTACCAGATCAAGATACCGGTCTGCAACATCAGTCCAATTATCCTCATCAACAGCCTGAAGGAACTTATATACCACGCCAGCACCAGACAGTTCCTTATTAGGATATGTACCATTCTGGTTATTGACGATTACTGCGTAAGGATTCTCTCTGTCGCAGATGTGATGGTCAAGAATCAAAATATCAATACCCTTTTCACGAAGTTCCTTGCATTGCTCAACATCGTTGCTGCCAGCATCAGGAATAATCAGTAAGGTAGTTTCGGGTGGAACCTCAATTTCTTTAGAGAGTCCATGTTCCTTGCCACTATGATGCAGAACATTGATTTTTCCAAAATAACCAATCGCTTTCAAATACTGAAACATCATCGAAGCACTTGTAAAACCGTCCACATCACAGTCTACAAGGATAGAGATGATAGACTTTTTCCAAAGGTGTTTATTCAACATCATGACAGCATACTCGATATTGTCCAATTCCCACGGAGAATTCAAGCAAGAGTCATCCAGATTCATGTAGGTCTTATAATCCTTGACCCCTCTGTTCTCCATAATCGTTCCAATCGGGTCGGATAGGTCATTCCTACTCCCCTTCCAGAGTTTTACATTCATTTAATTCTCCTAACACAATTCTCAATCAATGCCTTAAATTTTTCAGGATTATCAGTTGGGGCTTCCTTTTCATCCAGAATCCCTTTATCATCTACTACAGCATACACACTTACGCCATCGACGAATCGATTGGCGAGAACCATAAGCTCACTAAGCTGAACGTCTTTATCAAAGACGAAACAAATATCAACGCAAAGACGTGTCAAAATTTCAATTTGATTCTGTGAAACCTTCTTGCCGCCAGTCGCTACGCAGTTGCAGACATCCATGTTCCACATCTGCATAACAGACTTTTCAGCTTCACCCACATATACCAGACCTTTATTCTTAATGTACGGCTCTGTCTTATACAGGCCATACAGAATACGGTTTCTGGCACACGGCTCAAGATACAGATACTTTAATTCACCTTCAGGCGGTTTACCAAAGTATCTTCCCTTTACACCAACCAGAGTGCCAATTTCATCTCTGATTGGAATCGTGATTCTATTTGTCAGTTCATCAAAGCCAATCTCAAACTCCTGCTGCGTCTCATAAGATATCCCATCGTCAGCAAAAATCTGGTTCACATAAGGTTTGTAATAACCGAGGATGGCTTCGGAGATGGGGACTATCGGACGGTCATCCTCGTGTTCTTCACCTTCATTTTGCATGGCGATAAGTTCTTTTAGAATCAACATACTTTTAGGAAGGTCTTCCTCGAAGTTGTGATAGTAGTCAAGACCAACCCATTCGCAGATTTGCTTAATGGCTTTTGGAAAAGACAGTTCCAGAAAGAACTGAACGACAGAAATCAAATCATAACTGGTCTTTCCATTGGCAATATCTCGTGTGTAATCTACCGCAGTAAGATTTTCATTCTCGTAGATACAAAGTGCCGTTCTATTGTCACCATCTGGATTTGCACACTGGTAATAACCAGTCTTGTGACTGATGTGATGACACCCAAGTTCCTCCAGAATCGGCTTAATCTGTTGTTCTTCAAGAATGTAATTTTTCAGATCTGCGATATTTACCATTGTAGTTCCTTACTTTCTGGTGCAGACACCGACCTCTTTCCAGACATTCTGGTTCAAATTCACTTCAAACATGATTTTCTTTTTCTCACCAAAACGGTTCTTATCGATATTTCCAACGTAATACCGCTTATCTGGATTCAGCCGATGGGCACAGTCACCGCCCCACTCAGGGTCATAAGAGATGTATTGATACTTCGCGAACTTATCTTTTGGAATCTCCTTGAACAAAACCATCGTCCAAGCAACATGCTTAATCATTTTTGACTCAGCAATGTTGTTTGAATTCAGCTCATCAGGAAAATACTCATGAGCGTTTTCGGCCAACTGGATACTACCATAGATAAAGATCTTCAGGTTTTTCGCAATCTCTTCAAGCTCTGTGGCTGTGACTTTAAACGCTGCCCATTCACCAATAGATGCAATGTCGTTCTTTAGAGTATCGTAGAACACATACTTAACTCCCTGAGTAAGAGCTGCCTTCTGGATTTCAAATCGTAGGGACTTATCACTATAATCAGCAGAAACATCTTTTGCGATAATCAAGCCTTGTGATTCGCTCTCAATCCACTGGCAAACATCAAGCACATTGCGATACTCTTCGCTTTCCTCGTAGACACGAGCGGTGAACTCGTCAATACTTTCTATGTATTCTCCGTCTTCGTTTTGCTTTCGGAAGATGAAGTTTCCATTTGCATCACGGTACATTCCAAGTGTGATTTCTCGCTCATCCTTGTGGAAGCGATGACCATGCAGCTCTTGAAACTCAGGATTATTGATGGCAGTGACCAGTAAGCAATACCGGACGGACTCAAGATCCATCTCGTTCAGCAACAGAAGAGCTTTCTGCTTTTGAACCAATGTGACGTAGGCAACAATTGCCATCATGTATCTAGTCTTACCAGCGTTAGATGGCATACCATTGAACATCACAGTGCCCAGCTTCAATCCTCGGAACAAATCATTCATGATAGGATACTGGAACGGCAAGCCCATATCAGGAACACTCAGACGTTCATTGACCATTGGCAACAGACCATTATTCAAAATCTCAGCATCATCGTTTGTAATGATAACCGTGTTGATCTTGTCGGCCTTGCCACGAATCAATTTGTAAATGTCCTGAGCACCAAACATTTCAAACTGTCGATGCTTCAAGATTCCTTCAATGTTAAATCCGTTTCTCTGGTACTCACGAAGTAGCGAATATTTCTTCAGGATATTGAAGTATCCCTTGATATCATCGTCATTCGCAAGGCTCATGTAGTATTCGATGGTTGACCAGCCCTTCAGCCGCTTATACTGGGACAATCTGGACTCGTCTTCAGCCATAAACGTTAAAACAGACGTTTTATTAAATTCTTGAGTCCTAGTTTCGTAAATAATCAACGCTGCATCGTAGAAAAATTTTGTTGCTTCATCGGCAAAATCGTACTTGCTCTTGACATAATGCCCATACTCGACCAAATAGTCAGGATGCTTGTAAATTGCGCCAACAAATAAAATTTCGTTCGGGATATTTGAAATGAGTTCCACTCATCCACCTCCCTCTTTTATATCTCATCGAGAATTGCATTTATATCAATTTCATTCTCGTTTTTACTCTGTTTCGGTGCTGTTTTCATCCGTTTCAGTACCGTTTCAGTCAGATTTTCCTTCGTTTTGTCTTCGCTTTCACTGCGAATCGAAGCAAGTCTTTCTTTTCGTTCGAGATAACTAGGGTATTGAGCCAATAAAACAGCCAAGTCGTAATTCCATCGCTGACTCATATCACAGCCCTTTGCTTCTTTCTCGGCAATTATTTTATCTAGTCGGGGTTTTGCTAGAACCCACATATCGTAAAGTTCTAGCGGAGGAATAGAACCTCTATATTTGTAATAATTACCGGAAATTAACTGCGTAAGTTTCGAGTAGAAGCTGCCAGGAACAACCGCTGGGGCGTATGTATCTCGAATATGGTCGAAAAGAATCTTTTTTTCTTCCTGTTTGATATGCGCAAGCTCACGATTGTGGTCTTGCTCTCTCTTTTTGGAAAGAAGATCATCGACTTTTTTATCCGTAGTATCTTTCATTTTGTCAAAAAATGCCCTTAGCAGGTCATCTGTCCAAGGGCGTTTTTGATTTTTCTTTTTTTCTACAAAACAATCCTTGTGGTAAAAACCAGTCTTGTCGTAAAAAAAAGTGCTACGGTCTCGCTCGATGAAAATGTTCTTCCCGCAAATCTTGCATTTACGGGTAAGTTCCATTAAGCCAGTTCCTTCTCCATGATTGCGGCAACCTTCTTCAGTTCCTCGATATCAGTCATGGAACGAAATGCGGTAGACAGGCCAGCCGCCTTAACAGCCTTCTGTGCTGCACTCTTCTTCACAGGAGAAGCGGAAGCAATCAGATCGTTCAGCTTTGCCTTGATGTCGTCCAGAGAAGGCGCCTTGGATTCGGAGGCGTTCTCTGCAGGAGCATCATCACTGATGTCATTGTCATCAAGACCAAGTTCACGAGCACGAAGCTTCATCTCGGTCTTAACTGCATCATTCAGACCATTCTTGATAATGACCTCACGGTTCTTTGCAGAGCGGTCAAGATACTCCTGATACTCAAGCAGAGTCAGGTCTTCGACAACCTCACCGCCATTATGAACACCTGTACGATCCTTATCAAAATAAGCAAAGTTGATAGACTTATCATCGCCGGGATGGTACATACGGAACTCGGTGCCGACATTGTACTCCTGGCCCTTGAAGCCATCAGGAATCTTGCGGCCAGTAGAAACGCTCACAGAAGAACCATTCACCAGCTTGGTTTCAGTCTCATCCTTCTCACGGCAAATAACGATGTAGCTCACGCCAGTTGCATTCAGATCAAGAATCAGGGACTGACCCTTAAAGTTCAGCTGCTGATAATCCTTCAACTCCATACCAGCACCCTCAATCTTCACCGACTTCTCATCACCGGTCAGACCCTGTGCTGCAGCCTTAACTTTTGCACGCTTCTGCGAGAAATTGGTCAAGCCCTGTTTCGTAGTCAGATTAAGAATGGTTGCGGAGTCAACAACGATAGCATCGGCACGGAAAGGCTTACCGTCAGCGTCCAGCCAAACATTACCATCCTCATCTTCGAAGTCCTCGTTGTCAGCAACGGTATGAATGAAATCCTGTACCTCTGCGAGAGACTGAGTGTAAACGATACGGAGATTCATCGGGTCGAGCCCATTCTCCATCAGTTCCTCACGATAATCGTCGATAGAACCAGACTCAGTATCCAGATACAGAACACGGAACGGACGACCTTCAGGAGTCTTCATGTAGCAGAACTGCATAGCAAATCGAGACTTACCAGTTCCCTGCTCGCCATACACAAGCATACGAAGCTTCTTACGAATAGCAGATGCATCACAAACAATAGCCATATATGTAAATTCCTCTCTAAATCTTTTCTTTTATTGGTATCCTGTGTCACTTAGTTAAAAGCAAAAAATTTTTAGCCCCAGTTGATATCTTCCTCATCTTCAGGAGTTACAGTAGACTTATTAGAACCACCCCACCAAGAAGTGTCGTTCTCAGCAGCCTTGCCGTCAAAGTCCTTCTTAGCCTGAGTGTTGGCAGCAATCTTTGCCCGTGCCTCGGAGATATTGTCCTCAGTGTAAGTGGGCTCTGCATCCTTGTCGCCGGGATTCGGATCAAAGGAATCAGGATTAACACCCTCGATATACAGCTTGCGAACTGCCTGAGTTCCCTGACGCTTCATTTTGTTGGGACCGCCCCAGATATTCTCAGTCTCAACTTCATCAACCTTCTGCTGATTGACGATGGGACCAAAACACTCGAAGCTAGTATAAGGCTTCAGACGCTTACGAATAGAATCGGCCAGAACCTTATTCTGAGCGTTTGCTTTATAGTCAATGAAGAACTCAGCGTCCTCGATGGTGTTGTAATTCACAATCTTGGCATCGACAATTACTTCATCGCCCTCATCGCTCTTGCGGCAACCAGTGTACACAACGGTCTGAGTAAACAGAGCCAGCTCCTCGAAACCCTCTGCATCGAAGTCGATTTCCTTGGAACTCAGAGACACCTGAGTAGGAACAAAGCGAATCTGGTGCTTACCGTTGTAAGTGCTGTACTCGATATTGCCACGGACATACACATTGTCACCGTCATGCAGGTTCTCGGAGATTTCCTTAGCTGCATCGAAGTCGGTCAGAGTCTTGTTATCATTGACGACCTTACCAGACTCATTCGTCTTCTTGGTGACACCGACCTTAACACCAATCATGTCATAGCCTTCCGGTGCAACATAAGTCAGACGATCCTTCCAAGCGACTTCCTTCTTATCCTTCTCGATACCCTTGTCCTTATCGGCACGGCGGAAGAAGTAAACCTTATCACGAGGCATACCAGCCAGATCAACATAAAAAGTGTTTTCGTTAGAGGTCTGAACGCCAAAGCTCAGGACACGGCGCATAGCACCACTCTTAGTCTCCTTCTCGTTGTAGAAGTTACTACGCTGGGTGCCGGTGACCTTACCAGCCATCTCAAAAGAACCACGGGTCTGAGGAAGATTAAAAATTCTATCTGCCATATCAAGTCTCCTTTATGTAATTTTGTTTCATCTGTAATCACTTATGTCTCTTTTTATTGTCTTGAATCAATTCATGCACTATTCATTTTATGTATTATCCTCCGTCTGGTTTATTGATGGCTTATATTTAACAACCCTTCGGGTCGTTAACACTGAGAATCTTCAATGGGATCGTATGTAAACATCGCTCGGAGTACTCCTGCAAACTTATCGGAGCACTCCTGGCACAAAGAGAACTGTAGCTTCGCACCATCCCATGTCGGGCTTTCATAACCAAATTCGTGATACATAGAGATTGTATCTCCACAAGGATTCTTGGAATATTCCTTGCCACACCAGTTACATACATGTTTACTTATCACCATAGCGGCATCACCCCATTTTTAATATTCTCTATCACGGAACATTTTAGATTGAACACGAGTCAGTCTGTTGTTCCGACCATACTTAGGTCTGAATGCGGATTGCAACTTGTTGTTTGCGTATTCGAGGTCACTCTCCAGAATCTTAGCAGCTTCTTCAATGTAATCCCGAATGGTACAATACTGGTCGCTATTGATACAATGCGTCTTTAGATAATCAAGCATATCGACCGCCTGATTTTTCAAAAGAAGAGTATCCTCAAGCTGAGTCTTGCGCCGTTGGAAGAAATCTATATTCAAGTGAACATCTCCTCCTTCTTTTCAGTAAACCTACTCCAATCCATCTTGCGATGACAATCAGAACATTCACGCTCGAACTTCTCCAGCTTCGTCACACAAAACGGACAAAGATATGTATTCTTTTCCTTTTGGAAGATAGGACTTGCCGGAATACTCAAAGAGCCAGGATCGATGGTTGCATTGACAGGAATTTTGCTGTTCATCGTGTCACCTCTTATTTGAATTAGCCTTTTATGAGATTTAGTCTTCTGGGAAATGCTTCTTCGTTACTGCAACGCAGAACGGTTCAATCTCTGATCCCCAGATAGCAGCACCATCACCATACATACTTTCAAAGACAAGCGGAAAGCCACCAATTCCATCGAAAAGACTGCCAAGCGTGGGATTTTCACCGATATACGGTTTCATTTTCTGGAAAATCCAATACCACTGAGGCAAAGCGATTGAATTACCGAGTGCTTTGTAACGAGGAGAATCGGCAGGTTTGTGCTTTTTACCATTCTCATCAAACCACTCGCCAATATCGGTCCATCCATCAGGAAAACCCTGTAACCGTTCACACTCAACAGGAGTCAGGCGACGAACAATCCATTGCAGATTCTTCGTTTCCTTCTCTGCAATCAAGTCAGTAGCATCCTTGTAGTCACGAGATTTCATCGTACTAGCTTGTTCACTTTCCTTGTATTCACCAATGCGTTGCATTGCAAAGGCTTTCTTTTCGGCAACAAGCGGCATATTATTGCCACCAGTTCCCCATTGAGCCGTACAAGCCGGACTTGTATTACCTTGCTGGGTGTATCGAGCATCTTGACTATGGCTCTCAAATACAATTGGTTGATGACCATGCTCTTGTGCTCTTATTGTTCCTACAATATCGTAAGAAACATTCATTACACTACCGCCCTGATCATTCAAGACACAAATCTTTTGTTTTAAATTATGTAAAGAGGTGTTGTCTGCCAAGCAGATTAGCGTTTGATCTTGCAATGTAGAAAGCGTTGCACTCTTCTCGGTCTGTACCAGTGCGCCTTTGCCACCACCTTCGCATCCTGAACGAATCTTTAAAGTATAGGCAACAGCATTACGGTCAATAGTGTTTATAGTAAAAGCAGTATCTTCTTTTACACCAGTCCCGTTCATATTGGTTTCTCTGTCAATCATGTTTCCGACAATACAAAAGCTTTTTTCTCCCACCACTCGATCATCTTTAGCAGTGCATTCTTCAGTAATTCTGGCAAAGCTTTGCCACGTCGGGATGCTCTCGTCAGGATTCCCTGGCACGCCCGTGCGCTCAAATAGTATTTCTGCGGCACGTTGTCCTCTAAAATCCATGACAAGCGCGATTCTTTGACGACGTTGGGGCACTCCCCAATATTGAGCATCAAAGAGTCTCCATGCCAAAGACCATCCATTACCGGAAATTGCGCCGGATTTAGACCATTTTCCGCCTTTTCCCGAAGGTTTAGGAATTGTAGCGTCTGCTTCGACGATGTGTGCAAATTCTTCCAAGACGCATCGGAAGTCTTCTCCGTTGTTTGAGGAAAGTGCTCCTCTAACATTTTCCCAGATTGCAAATTTTGGACATTCTCCATTGGTGGCATCCCTCATTTCCTTTATCACACGAATCATTTCCATAAATAGACCAGACCGTTCTCCAGCCAAACCTGCCCGCTTACCGGCAATAGAAAGGTCTTGGCTAACAAGGTGAACCACCAGTGATACACGAGACAGGCTCAATCTTAGAACCATCAATCTCGCAAATACTTCCATAATGTTTCACCAAACCACCTCCTTTTAGTATCCTGTGTTACATAGCTAAATCTCCGAAAATGAGCGAAAAAATAATAGACGTATCAACGTCATATTATTTCATCGCTTATAAAACAAAAATTTTATGTATACCCTATTGGGCTGGTGGGACAGGCAAGATTTGAACTCGCGACCAAGCGGTTATGAGCCGCCAGCTCTGACCAACTGAGCTACTATCCCATATTCCCAGTCAAACAGCTGCAACTATTCAACTGGGAACCTTCCTTATAAACACTATTGCATCTATATCATATAGACGAGGAAGGAATAACAGTGATGCACATTTCCTATATCTCTCCCCTTTCGGGGTGGTATCTCGCACAGGCGCAGCCGGATTTGACCGCTAAAAATCCTACCCATACGAGATTGGAGCAGCGAAAGGTAGTCGAAACCTCATCCTCAGCTTGGAAGGCTGATATACTAACCATTGTACGACCGCTGCATAATCACCCAGCTTACAAAGCACTACTGCACCATCACTGGTGAGCTGGGAATAATAGTGGCAGTCAAAGGAGATCAACAAACGGTACGCAACCATTCTATGATCGTGGTGCGGATAGTGGGCATCGAACCCACACGCCGAAGCACCAGATCCTAAGTCTGGCGCGTCTGCCATTCC